ATGGCGTCCAGAAAGCGAACACAAAATAGAAAACAAATTAAGTTTAAATCAGCTGGACAGCTTAAGTCAACAATAGATCAACACGAGAGAGATATCGCGTTTGAAAAGTTGATTGGTATTAAAACGCCACTTGAGCTTGGGGTTGGCCGCGATGGTTTATTTCGTATGCATAAGAGTCTAAAAGATCAAATAAGGGATAATTTTAAAAACTTGCTTATGACAAATCATGGTGAGCGTTTGGGAAATTATAATTTCGGTGCCAATTTAGAAGAGCTGGCTTTTGAGCTAGCTACTGATGATATAGAAAAAGAAGCAATTTCTAGAATTAATATGGCTATAGGAAAATATATGCCCTATATTTCCCTAAATGGTTTTGAGGCTTTTACTGAACATAACGATAATGAGCATACTGCGAAAATCGGGATAAGGGTTTCGTATTCTATACCCGGGTTAAATTTGAGTGATCAAGTGGTGGAAGTAATAATAAGGGCAGCTGGATAATGGAAAAAGATATTAGGAATAAACAGAAAAAGATCGTAAAAAGATCTTATCTTGCTAGGGATTTTGACGGATTTAAGAATAATTTGGTTCAGCATGCCAGGACATTTTTTCCCGATAATTTAGAAGACTTTACAGAGACCGGCCTAGGTGGCATGTTCGTAGACATGATTTCCTATATCGGTGACTCTATGTCATTCTATTTAGATCATCAATTCAACGAATTACGATGGCAAGATGCTGTAGAGATTGAAAATTTAAAAAAGCATATCCGGCTAGCTGGGGTCGAAACGCATGGCGCTAGCCCTGCTACAACTTACGTTTCATTTTATATAGAGGTCCCGTTAGATGGCGATGGTAAAGTTATTGAAGAATGTTTACCAACAATTAAAAAGGGTACCCGCTTAATTTCTGGAAATGGTATTACGTTTAATCTAATGGAAGATGTAGACTTTACACTAAGAAGAAAAAATGATGATCGTGATTTTGTCTGGAAATTTTCGACCCCGCAACCCCCCAGAGACGGTATCGAAGCAAATGGAAAATCTAGAAAAATTATAAACCTAAAAGGTCTATGCGTGTCTGGTGAGATAAGGGATGAATCATTTTCAATACCAGATAGTTTTATACCTTTTAGAGAAATATCACTGTCAGAACAAAATATAAGTCTAATAGAAAGTGTGACTGATTCTGACGGTAATGTGTATTATGAAGTTGATAATTTATCTCAAGATAATGTATTCTCTGTAATGGATAATAAGAATATTAGTCAAAAAACCGTAGAGCAAACGCTGGTCGTTACACCAGCGCCCTACAGATATACTAGATATTTCGATCCGCAATTACTTTCTACTACGCTAACTTTTGGTGGCGGCGACGCAACTGCAGATGACAATGATATTTTACCAGACCCGGGTGACCTAAGCATGCCGCTATACGGTAAGCGCGTATTTTCAAGATTTGCACTGGATCCGAATTCTTTGCTTAGGACGAACACATTAGGCGTTGCCCCTAGACAAACAACGATAACTATTAATTATCGTCATGGTGGTGGCCTAATTCATAACGTGTCTGCAGAATCGATAAGAACTATAGACTTTCTAGATATGACATTTCCGACAGGCGTTGATCACGAAGATGCCCGACTAACTAGGGCTAGTTTGGCAGTTAGAAATCACCAGAAAGCTTCTGGCGGCGCACCCGCACCAAGCATAAATGAACTTAGGGATCAAATTCCTGTTGCCAGAAATTCACAATCAAGAATAGTGACAAAAGAAGACCTTGTGGCTAGGATTTACGCATTACCATCTGCGTTGGGTAGGGTATTTAGGGCTGCAGTTTCAGAAACACCAGACGCAAATGGTCAAATTGAGATAGCGTTAATAAGCAGAGGCTCAAGCGGCAGGTTGGTTAAGTTTGGCTCAATGGACACTTCTTCATCTCCCCTAGAGGTTTCAGGTGATAATCTTAAACTAAACTTAAAGACATACTTGGAGTCATTTAGACTAATAAATGATTCTTATATAATCATGGACGCTGCAGTTCATAATTTTGGATTGAATATTAATGTAATTGCAGTCCCTGGTGCACAAAAGGCCAACGTTGTACAGTCTATAATCACAAATTTAAAGAAGCTATTAAGTATTAAGAATTTTCATATAAATCAACCATTATCTTTGGGCGACATCAGCTACGCAGTGATGTCTTCTGATGGTGTTGCTTCTATTCATGATTCAGATGGCTTAAAGGGCATTACTGTGGTATCAAAAACAGGTGTTGTGCTGGAGGGCGATGGGGTTAACACTTACGACTATGGTGGTAGTGAACCCTTCGAACCGCTTTTAGAAAAAGGGTATATATTTCCAAAGAAGAATGGTATCTTTGAATTAAGGTACCCTGACTTCGATATTAGGGTGAGCGTGAGATAATGCAATTAATAATTACAGCCAGTAAAGACTGTTATATAACAGACAAGATAGTTGATAACAAAAATCGCTCAAAGAGATCGAACACTGGTAGGGCAGCAACCTTAGATCTATTCAAGCTTTTTGAGGAATCAGGAGTAATTGAGTCTGGTAATTTTGTAACTGCAAACGTATCAGAGAAATCAGCTCTACTAATAAAGTTCGACTACTCCGAAATAGGGAAATTAACTTCTAGCATTTTAGACATAAAAGGAAGCACAGGGTTTAAGGCGTACTTGGAGTTACAAGACGTAAGTTCGGGTTTACAAAAGCCATTTAATTTTTCTGCTATCTGTAATCCGCTCGTCCGCGATTTCGAAGAAGGATTTGGTATTGATGTTAATTCATTTGACGACTTAGGATCAGCGAACTATATAACTTCTTCTTATTACGCTGCATCCCCAATAGCTTGGAAAGCTGAAGGAGCGTCTGCGGCTGGCGGTAATGATAATGTTAAAGCGTCTGGCTCTATAACTGTTGCTGGTGCGGGCGGATGGGATAACACTGTTGGATTTACACTAAATGATGGCTCTAATAGCGTATCATTTTTAGCTAACGCAGCGTCCCCCAATCCAGCACGAACTGATTCAACAAATTATACTTTTGGGATCCAGGGCGCATCAACTGTCGCACAATTAGCTGACAAAATCTACGCAGGTATTGCATTATCAAAAACGCAGGGTGATCTAAAAATAACCGCTACAGATCCAGGGTCTGGATCAACCATTCCGCTTAAGCAGGATTCTGCCGGTCTTACGGGAAACACTAATATAACATTAGCAAACGCCGGTGGCCGTCTGACTATTTCGAAATTTGCAGGCGGTCATAGCACAGAGCACATCGACATAATAACTTCAGCGTCTTTTGGGACTACGAACGTAGATCTAGGATCATCTTTATATTTTTCAGATCCTAATCAAGACTTGATTTTGGATGTAACAAACGCAGTGTCGGCTAGCCTAAAGGGACTTATTAATAATAACGGCTTCAGAATAGGGTTCAGTGGTTCTTATGACACAGATAACAAGACTAGATTTGTTAAAAGATTTGCGTCTAGGCACATAAAGAATAAATTACTTATACCGAAATTAAGAGTTACATTTAACGATGAGATTTCTGATGATTCGAATAGAGTATTTATCGATGAACCGAATATCGTCACCTTAAAAACAAAAAGACTTTTTAAAAGTGCAAATCTCCGTGATGGCTCGAATGCGCAATTAACTGGCAATGATTGTGGTGTTTTAAAAATAGTTTCTGGCTCATACACTAGTTCTGTAAATTTTAGCCAAGTTGATAAATCGTCTGATGGTGATCGACTAAAGGGTGTATATCAGGCAACATTCACTTTGCCTAGCAACAACGCTTATATTAAAGAGGCTTTGACTGCCAATCCGGACGGATTTAGTGTAAACCTTAAGTGGCAAACAAGCGACGGGACAATCACATTTTTAGACAAGCCTACGAAAGTTTATAATAGCGCATTTTCTACGTTTGATATAACCGCAGTCTCAACAGCTTTTAAAAATAGAAAGTCAGAATATCATGAATCTGAGGAAATTGTAATCAATTGTGTTGCAACGATGAGCGGAAAAGAGTATTCAACAGCGAAGATAAGGAAAGATCCTGATTCATTCCCAGGGCAGCTATATTATAAAATAACTGAGTTACTTTCCGGAAAACAAGTCCTTCCACTTAACTTTAGTCAGCAAAAAGATACTGTAAAGATGAGTTTTTATGACGGCGTTTTTTCTGCAACAATAAAATCTGGAACACTATCTGCTGGATATTCTTATAAGCTGGAATTACTTACTGATTTAGACGGTGATATTTTCAACTTTGATTCTTCATTCACTTTTAAGGTAATCTAATGGCAAGAAGATCATTAACATTTGAGAATGTAAAATTTTTCACAAAAAGGATGCTCCGAAAATACAAGACTTCACGTGGGGTATTGTTAGATCAAAATCAAAAAAAATTAACTGTTACTCATGTTAATGATGATGAGACTTCATTTAGAAGAAAAAATGAAAATCATGGGCTGGTGTCAACACAGCAACTTCCTGTTGATAATTCACTGTTTCAAAATAACACATTCTTTGGTTCTGCTGAGGCTAAAATTAATATAGCTTTCGATAAGATTATTAATAAATATCCTTTTGATGGAACCCTTCAGCAAATAGAGCAGTTTGAAGATAGTTTATCATCTTTAGAAAAATATGTTTTAGATAAATTTCCAAAACATAAAGGGTTTTTGACTTTTGACTCAAGTAAAAGTCAATATATCACTGTAAAAGATAAGTCTGGAAATCTAAACCAATCTTTATTAAATGGTGAACAGGGTCTCGCATATATTAACCCTAAACTTAATCCTTTCTCGATTGAATGCGCGCTAAGACTTCCCACAGAAAGTAATGAAAACAGCTTTATATGCCACAGCGTTCATAAAACTTTAAATACTGGTTTCGCGATATTCATAAACCAAACATCTTCAGAAAAAACAGGCACAATTAATTTCGCCATAGTCAGCGGTAGTGACAATTATGCAACAGCTAGTTATCCCCTTAAAAAGGGGAAGTGGTATAATTTATCATTTTTCTATGATAATAGGGCGGAAAAACAAACAGTTAGTATAATGTCTGGATCTAATACTTTAGCGAAAAGTGATTTTTTCGATTATCCAGGGTTAAACACATCGAATGCTGACTTAATAATCGGTGACGGCAAAAATTTGTCTGCTGGTCATTTAACGTTTAATAAAAGCAATTCGTTTAGCGGTTCTATAGACGAGTTTAGAATATTTCATGGAGCGCGCTCTACTGATGAAGTAGAGTATTACTCTAGAAGAAATATATTTGCGCATGATAATCTAAGGCTATATTTTCGCTTCAACGAACCAGCAGGATCACACTCGAATAATGACGTAATTTTAGATCATAGCGGAAATAGCCTACATAGTAGAATATCAAACTATACAGATGCGATAAGGGCCCCTCGTGAAGTAATTGATCCAATGTTTTTAGAAGATCGAAGGTTTAGTCCAGTACTTTTCCCGAACTATCCGGCAGTTATCAACTTTAACGCAAAGCTATTAGAGCTCGCAACAGAGTATGATATTAATAACCCAAATTTAATAACCAAGCTAATTCCTAACCACTATTTGCAAGAGGGCGCATATTCTGAAGGTGTAAGTGTTGATGGTAATATTGTAGAAGCATATAGCTCTATGGGTACTCTTCCAAAAGCCGGCCGAATTGGACATGTTCAACTAATGTCTTTAATGCTATATTATCTTGCTGAAGAATTAGATCAATATAAAATGTATCTAGATCAAGCTTCACAATTTTTACACCCAGATTATATGGGCGAAGATGGTATAGCTGATGCGTTTTTACCTGATTTAGCTAAATATTATGGCTTTGAATTACCTAAGATTTTTGGTGATGTATCATTTGAGCAATTTCTTGGAAAAGAAAATCTAGGTTTGGAATATTCTGTTTATGAAAGAAATCTAAATGAGGTTCAAAACTTGGTTTGGCGCCGAGTTTTAAAAAATATAAGCCATATTTTTAAATCCAAAGGTACGAAGTATGCATTAAAAACGATTTTTAGATCGGCTGGTATTGAGCCAGACAGACTATTCAGGCTGGTTGAGTACAATGGTGTCGATGAGTTTAGGATGGGTATCTCACGGCAACAAATTACTGAAATGTCTACAATTTTAAATTTCTCTGGTAGTATTTCTAAATTTGTGGAGACTTCCAGACCTGACGGTACAATCATTAATCGGCCAACATTGCTAACAGCGCCATTAACAGCTAGTAGGATTGAGCCTGGATTTCCTGAAATTTCTGGAGGTAATGTATTGGCTTCTGCCAGTATACATTTTCACCCATTTGATGAGACTGCAATTCCCGCTGTAGATACAAAGCTTACTATCCAAGACGCGTTTAATAATACAGAGACGTTTCAATTTAAAGATACAAGCTCTCATTTGGCTGCGACTGCAACATTAACCTATAGCCAAAATCCCCCAGATACTCAGGCAATAACGTTGATTTCTTCTGATGGGACATCTCGTACATACGAAATTGATATAGGGAATGGAGTTACGGCCGGTAGCGTTCCTGTGGTTCGAGGTGATAACGGCGACGCAACATACGCTAACTTAAAGTCTGCAATAGAAAGCAAGTCTGGACATAATGAAAAAATAACAATACAACATAATAATGGTGGTGATTCAAACGATGCAGGCTCTTTAGTTCTGACACAGGCTGTCGCTGGTTATGCTGGAAATACATCGATTACTCATAATCTAGCCGGTGTATCAGGTCTAACAACATTTTCAGGTGGTACGAAAGTCATAAGTAGAGTAAACTATAAAGCGACCCTTACTGCTGCCAGCGCGATAGCTGCTCACGGTACAACTGAGAAGCAGTCTATTACTCTCATATCTACTGATGGCACTTCAAAGAAGTATGTGATTGTCCACGGCGGCTCAGATGGGAAATCAGCGGTGCCAACGGGGACTGTTTTAGCTAGCGATTCTGATACGGGCTCTGGGACAGCTGGTGGTGGAAATGTTGGCGGCATTGCGGTCAATATATTAAGCGGAGATAATCAAAGAGATGTTCTAGATGAGCTCAGAGTGGCTGTTAATCACGGAAATGGTCACAACGCTGGGACTCCTAATTCTAAAATAATATTTCCTGTAGTTCCTGATGCAATCGCCGGTCAGCTAGTTGTAACATTGATGCAAGCCGTTGTGTCTTCTGATTCTGCAAAGACCATTACTGAAGACATAAGCAATATTACAAAAACAAATTTCACCTTAGATACAAAAAGATCAGCGCTTATAACGACTGATTTAAATACGATAATTGCATCTTCATTTCCAGATACTCTGGTAACAAAAACAAAGAATAAATCTGCTGGTAATAATATTGATACGATTGAATTAACCACAAAAAGTTTTAGTCGTAGTAATATTGGGAACCATCTTTTGTCGATCGCTTCTCCAAAGATACCAAAAGTGTGGCTTAGGATGTCATCAACTGCCCCCACTAACTTAGGGACAACGACTGTAGCTTCCGAATATCAACCTCGTGCCGCTCATGCAACGTTACAAGTAGCTACAGGTAATGCTGCTCATGGTACAACAGAACTTCAGGCTATTACTCTAATATCGACAGATCAGACTACCAAGACGTACACACTGGTTAACGGAGGCGGCAGCGGATCATCAGCGGTGGCAACTGGTACGGTGCTGGCTGTTGGTAGTGATATTGGCTCTAGAGTGATTGCGGCAGACACTTCTGCAAATTCCCTTGTGGGAGGAAGAAGTTATAGGATAAAAACAGTTGGTAGCACCTCAAATTGGTCTTCATTAGGCGCTTCTTCAAATACACCGGCTATTGGGGAGGTATTTACGGCTGCTAACGGGGTATCTGCCACAGGCTCAAGTCATGGAACTGTTGAAGAATCTATAATCGGCCAGATAGCAGTCAATATACTTACTGATGATAACCAAAGAGAGGTTCTAGCAGAACTAAAGACAGCCATAAATCATAGCAATGGACATAATAATGGCAGCGCTGATAGCAAAATTATAATTCCCGCTGTGCCTTCCGCAGCAGGATCAGCACAGTCTATAATATTAGAGCAAGCGACTGTAGGTAGCACGGGTAGTACCAGCTCGACTGAAAATATAGCGAATTTGACCATAACAAATTTCGGTGGTAATCCAATAGCTATATCAAGTGAAACAATAGGCGAGATAACCAGGCAGGCTGCTACTTTCGATGGTTATAACGATTCGATATCAATCGGATCAGCTGCTGTGTGGGATGCCATTATAGGCGATGACACTGCTGGTGGCTCAACAAAGAAGATGTCTTTTTCTATATGGATCTATAAAACTGCTGATGGCGAAGGTGACCTAGGCAGAATATTCGATTTCGGTAATAGCGATATCTTTTTATATAGTACATCTACTGAAATATTGGCTTTTAGCGTAAGATTGAATGGTAGCCTTACGGAGTGGAGAACTGATGCTTCATATTTCAATTTAAATGAGTGGACGCATATCGTCATAACTTACGATGCAACTGATACCGCTAATAATAATCCTGTAATATATGTAAATGGTCAAAGCCGGACTGTTGCACACGTCGGTTCATCCGCTGCTAAGCATGCATCATTTTCCGGTATCGCTACTGAGGCATGCTTTATTGGGAATAGAAATGCAGAAGATAGAGCGTTCCAGGGCAAAATATCAGAATTTCAGGTCTTCAATGATATATTAACTGCGAATGAGATTTCCAAAATTTACGCTGCGGAATCTGATGAATGTATGCCACCGTTTATAGCGGCTAAAGGGTTTGCTGGCGGTAATGGGTTCGTAAGAGCGAACACTCCAGGCTTTGAGTATGCGGGAATTTCTGCTACTCAAAATGATGGTCTTTTAACGTCTGGATCTTGGACCGTAGAAGGTGTATATCAGTTTTCCAGTAATTTGTCGAAAGAAAGTATAAGAAGTCTTTCGAGAATAGTAACACAAGGTAAGACGACTGGTCAAGACTGGAAAGACAAGCATGGCGTATTAACAAACTTAGTGCTTTCTCCATTCGGAGATCAGTTGAGCTTATATGTAAGAAGTAAGCATAAAAATGATGCCCCGGTGCTTATGACAGTATTAACCGGTGCGAATTGCTTAGATGGTCAAAAGTGGTACATAGCCTACGGCCGTCAACGAAATGATGAAATTAGTCAACCTGTAAGCTCTTCATACTTTATAAGGGCAGCGTCATATAATTTTGATAAAATGACGACATTTATTACAACAAGCTCTTTATTTGATGAAGGCTCTGCTAATGACAACGTATTCCAAAATACAAAGCAACTAGTTTCTACTAGCACCTATGAGTATTTTAACCCAACTCAAATTTTAATAGGCTCTCAGTCAATGGCGAATACCAGTAATGGTAAGTTTTTAAATAATTCAGATACCAGCGTAGTTCCTTTTGACGCAAGAACGACATATTTCGATGGAAGAGTGGGCCACCTTAAGTTTTGGTCAAAATGTCTTACAGAGGAAGAGTCCAAAGAGCATGCTCGTAACTTTAAGTCCGTAGGTACAGACAACCCACTTGTAAATAACACATTCAGTAATACTAGATCTGGTTCGTTTCAAAAACTAAGATTAAATGTATCCACAGACCAAGTTAATAAAAAAACCAATATAGACGGTTCCTTAAACCTATTAGATTTTTCACAAACATTTACACCTAAAAATGAGGCTAAAGTTCAATCGGGCGTATACACTAGTATGTCTGGTGCTTTGTGTTTTGGATTTGAGTCTTTTAAAGATGTGGTGGAGAATACTAGATTTGATTATACAATAATATCGCCATTTTATGATGAATATTTGGAAAGTGATAAAATAAAAATAGCTGGATTTTCCGAAGGCCCCAATATAAAACTTTATAATTCTAAGATTGCTCCCGTAACAGAAATACTGCCTTTTGAAAAGAAAGTAAACGATAATCGATTTGAGATTCAAGTGCACCTACAAAGAGGTTTAGATGAAGATATTATGAATATATTCTCTGCTATTGACGCTTTGGACGACGCTCTTGGAAAACCAGAGTTGGTATTTGCTCAAGAATATCCAGACTTAAGAAGAATGAGAGATCTATATTTCAATAGGCTTACTGATAAGGTAAATTATAGAAACTTTTTTGATTTATTTAGATGGCTAGACGATGCTTTCTCTGATATGGTGGAGAAATTTGTGCCTAGAAACAGTAATTTTCTAGGAATCAATTTAATTATAGAATCACACGCTCTAGAAAGATATAAAATAGCTTATGGTCATCAAGAAATATACAAGGGAGAAGATGAGCGAGCGAAATTACGTTCTAAAATTTTAGTATCACAACGCTCAGGTGTATTAAGGAGATTTTAAATGGCATCAGTAAGAGATTCTGCTGAAGTAAAATTAATTGGCTTTGAGCAAGGTGTAAGTGTAAAAACAAAAGAGCAGCTATTGTCTCAAACAAGGGCCAGATTTCACCCATTAGCTAATCCAACTATTTCTATAACAAACAAGGTCGACAAAAATGCCACTGCGACATTAAGGGTAAAGAATATTCCAGCTGACCCCGGTGATGGAAACTATACTTTGCACCTACAATCACATAAGGGTTCCGCATATGACCTAAAAATACGCACAGTTGGTCAAACAACTGCAACGTCTGTTGTAACTGTGAACACTGGTGCGACAGTAAGTAATTTAAATAATCTAACAATTCAACTTACTGATTTTTACAAACCAAATGCAATAACGACATATATCACTTTTACATTTTCTTCATCATCTACAAGGATTATTAGGAATTCCTCAACCTCCTGGAGTATAGGGTTAAATGGTGTTACCGGTGATGCTGCCGCTGTAAGGGCAGGAATAGCTGAACGTATCTATAACGCAATCTACAAAGCTCAACTAGACGGTGAATTAGATATTACCCCAGTTTTAGATGGCCAAACAGTCAAACTAACACAAGATAACGCTGGTACTAGAGGTAATGCTAAACCCGGAGGATCTGCTTTATTAACGCCTTCTGCAAGCAGTAGCTATATTTCTATTCCAAATTTTACGGGTGGTACACTAGGCCTATCTAGAACATTAAACATAGGTAATCTTCGTCACCCTAAAGATGATACAGCTGTTGCTCTAGGCTTACTAGATCCGCCTGGTTATTATGTAGAGGAAAATGTGGGTGTTGGTGCTCCGTATGCTGACATAATCAATACTGACGCTCAAAAAATAAAAAGATTAACGTTTGACTTAAATAGAATCATAAATTATAATTCAAGATCTTTGTCTGCCGGAACTATATTACAATATAAGCAGAATCCAGCAGATGCACAGAAAATAACATTGGTTTCTACCGATGGTACTTCTCGTATCTATGAAATAGACACAGGCAATGGTGTGTCTGGTGATAATATCGCAGTCACATTAGGTGCTACTCCAAATGATACATACGCTAATTTAAAGTCTGCAATAGAAAGTCCAGCTGGTCATAGCGGTAAAATAACAGTATTCCACAACATCGGTGCTCCATACCCATCTGATGGCGGCTCTTATGGTGAGTGGGATATAGGAGAAATTCATTTGACCCAACTCTCCGGTGGTACAGGTGGAAATAGGGCGATTACGCACGATCTAACAGGTCTTTATTACTCACCAGCATTCTCGGGTGGTGTGGATGGCACCGGTATAACATCTAAGATAATTTTAGACGATACTCTTTTTCTTGTTCAAGATCATCGTGACCGACCTATTAGCGCCGGTTCATTTGTTTCTGGGATTAAATACGAAATACTGGCTGTTGGTAATACAAACTTTAAATCAATTGGTTCATCGCTAAATTTAGTGGGTACAAGTTTTACTGCCACAGGTCCTGGCACCGGCACTGGGACAGCAAGAGTGCATTTAGATTCAGCCATAGGTAAAAAAGCGAAACAGGTTGGACTTGACTCTTCAGGCGCTGCGCAACAAGAGATCATTTTTGGTTTAGAAAATTGGAAGCTTGTTTCAAAAGATTCTGACGACTTTCTTTTTCATGATCTGCCAACAGCTCATAGGCAATGGGATTCTAGTAAAAGATCAACTAAAGTATTATTAAATTTTCCAGATTTACCAAATTTACGAACGTCTATCAAGAGACTTTTTATGACCATTGAATACACATTATTCAATGCAAATGTACCCACAGAGCCAACCAATAACCCTGAAACAATATCAAGAATCAAGTTTTACATTAATAATGGTATAGATAATGATAAAAAGTTTGCAATTGTTTATAACTCGAAAGAAAGAGTGACAGAAGTATTAGTCAACCCATATAGCACTTCATTTGCACAATTAGCGTCAAACTATAGAGAAGACAATTTCGTTTTTTGCCTTCAATCTGCGCTAAATACGCTCACGGATAATGCGCCATTTAAGTTCGAACTAAAAGAAAAATTAGCTGCCAATTATGAATATTTCATAGAAATTACAGAGAAGGGACTTAAAACAACTTATTTTTCTGCATTTTGTGAACAAAATCTATCTGCTTTAACAAATAATTCATTTATGGGTTTCTTTAGGGATAAAGACAGCTTTTTAGAGGGGTTTGAAGAAATTCTTATTCGTGATGGTGATGGATCGCAATCTATACCAGCTAAAACAATATCGCTAATGCCAGATAGCGCACTATATAGCCCAAAGCTAGACGAAGCTTGGACTGAGCTTCAAAATAAAAAAGTTTATAGAGTTGGATTAAAAGAAGTATCCAGTATTAGCGATATAAAAGATAGGATATTTGATACGATTTGGCTAGCAAATAGTGAGGGTAACGTTGATATTACACCGTCAATGTCTGTAGCCACCGCTAGAATAACTGTGCAAGATTCGCATTTAGCTCATGGGACGAGCGCACTATCAGATAGCATTACAATAAAATCGGCGTCTGGTGTTCAAAAGAAATATACTATTGTTCGTGGTGGATCTGGTGGCACCAGCGCAATTGCAACCGGTGAGGTTATTGTGGAGGGCTCAGCCGCTTATGCAGGACATACTGTTGGTTCTGGTCACGCTAGTATTGGATCGATCGCAGTAAATGTAAAGAACGCGTTCACTCGAAGAGACGTATTAAGAGAATTAATACTTGCAATAAATAGCAAAAATGGTCATAATGGGGGAATTCCGAATAGCGTAATTAATGTTGGGGAAATTAATAAAACGGGTGATGATAATACAAAGACCCAACGAATATACTTAAAGCAAGTTGTTGCCGGATCTGGTGGTAACGAAACCATAACTAAGACTGCAATGAGCCTCTATGCTATTGAGGGTTTTTCTGGCGCTGATGATTATGTGTCTCGTAATTCAATAAAGCTAACAACATCTCTGGCTCGCGGTTATCCATTCATGTTAACCAGAAATAAGGTTAATATTCCCAATGATGTACTCGTTTCTAGAAATATGTACACTTTGGATGATTTCTCTGCCCCTGTTTTTTCAATTGATTTAAGGGATGGTGCCGATAATAATTCATACTACATAAAGCCCAATCACGATGTAGAGGTTAGAAGTTTTGGTTTCGGTAAGAAAACAAACGATCTAAGGGTATTCGATGATCTTTCTATGAATGGCCCAAGGCTTCATTCTGGTGATTATCCAAAGACGCTTGATATTGATCCTGTTTTTTACCTAACTGCCTCACCAGAAGTAAGATTTCCGATCCAGGTTAATAACTTGGGCAATGTATTGGGTTTCGAGTATGATGGCGTTATCGAGCCTCTTGGCTTAAGAGAATTAATGCTGGGTAGGCTTGTAGCTGAATCTCCTATGAGGGGTCTTTCTGCTGAGATGGGGGGAAATTATAGTTTTTCCTCAATTAGAAAAGAAGCCGCGCTTATTCATAATAACATAACATTCGAGGAAGCAAAAAATGTTGCATTTTTTGATAATTGCCCATCAATCTCTGAAGTTATAAAGGGTGAAGGTTATACAACATACAGTTTTCGAGACCCAGCGGTCTCATCAGCTGCTAATAATGTTTTTTACGCTAGAATTCCTGGTATTATTTTTAAGAATGAAGCTAAAATTCAGCCTTATATAGACACTGAGGAAAGGGTATTTCAGGCTAACCCTCTAAATGGTAATAACCCTGAAACAAATGAGATGGATATGCTCGTATTACATGTGCAAGAGCTGAACCATAAAGATGATAGAAATCTAGGGGCAGAAAACTTTCGCCACAGAGCTGGTTTCGATTTTTCCTCTTCTCCTCATCCTGGGACTGACTCAATAGCTTTTGGTGGTTTACGATATGTTTGATAGCAGAAAAAAAAGAATTATACCAGATTTATTATCTGATATACAACATAGGAGTGGCAGAATAAACCTCAGTAAAGATGTCATTGCGAATTTTGTATTTGATAGAATCACTGACGATGTTGTTGCAAATCGCTATCTTGAAGAAGACGGCTTAAACGATTTAATTTTCATTAATGAAAAATTTCTAAAAATTGAAGGCGTTAATAATAAGTTGATTAGCGGCGCTTCCGGTTCTGATGGCACTTTTTCTAGGAAGGAAGTAGATCCAGCAAGCCCACCTGCATCAATAGAAAATACAGCTATAGAATATTCTTCTTTTCTTACTAATTCATCTCCATTTAAAAATAAGTCGATTACTTTAGGCGATAAGACATTCGCTGCAAATTATTATTTCTCTTATAGGCCCGAAAATTATAGTTCTAAAATATTAACAAGGTATAATGCAAGATCATTATCTATTGGGACATCTTCTCCACATATAGCAAAGATTTCTATTAGTGGATCTGTGCCTTTTCATAGAAATGAGATATCCGGTTCGAGATTGTCAATAACTGTCCCTCAGATAGGTGAATCAAATGTAACTAAAAATTACACCCCACTATTTTTTGAAGAGCGACAAGAGAAGGCGTTTCAAAGTCTGGTTTTACGAAGCGGGATTTCTGCAAATAGTGGCGATTTTTTTGGTCTATCTAATGGTAGAAAAGCTGATTTCGAAATTTCTATTGCTGATTTTAAGATTTCTCCTACAAGAAAGAGGTACAAGATAGATCCTGTTGCGACCACTATATTCGCCACTGGATCGTATTCAACGGCTTATCCTAATACAACAATTATTCCTAACGCTGGGTATGATTTAGCTAATCGATTTAACTACTACGCTTCTGGCTCAACAGAATCAGGTGATCCAACAACTCCCACATCCTATGAGAGAGTGTACGCTTCAGGTAGCTTGGATCTAATAAGCGATTCTAAGCTTTGGATTGGTAATTTTGTTGACGCTACTCCAGCTAATTCTGGGTCGGCTTCGGTAACATTTGCATTTCAGGATACTCCTGATGACAGTAATACGTTCACTACTCAATTGATAGATGGATTATACAGGAATACCTTCGATACCTCTAGGGATTCTAGCCAAAGGTTATATATGGGCCATGCGAATCAATGGGCCGGCCTCACTGGCGCATCTTCAGGTGGTAAAAGTACATTTTCTTGTTGGGTAAAACCGGTAAAGGCCCAAGGTCATACAAATGATCATGTTATTTTTTCATCGCAAGACGATAACTACTTAATAAGCATACCTGATAGCGGTAAGATTAAATTTACTAGAAATTTTTCAAGTAGTACAGCGTATACTGTAGAAACTGAAAAGCGTGCATTTAGTGTTACGAGTAGTAGTTCTAATAGGTTCGAGAGCGCACAGTGGACGCACATCTGTGTAACCTATAACGGCCCCGCGTATAATGGGACAGCAGCTGTATATATAAATGGTATGCCTGTTGCTATGGCAGCCGCCAGCGCTACTCCAGCTTCAGATAAAACAATAGTCACCGTGACAGGTACTGATAATGGTGATGGGGCCACCTTAGGAGATAAACCCGGTGGCACGCGAGGATTATACGGCCAATACGCTGATGTAGGTTTCTGGAATAGGGTCTTAACAGCTGACGAAATTTATGAGTTATATTCTAGACCATTAGCTAACTATAAATCTAGCACAAATTTACAGCTCCACGCTCAACTAACTGATCCTATAACAAAGAAAGGCGCTGCAGCAGTAAGTCCGTCTTATTTTATTAATTCGACTATAGGAAAGCTCACGGATAACGAAATAGGGTCTAGAACTTATTCTGCATACACGTTTTCTGGTGAAGATGATCGAATTGATATTGGCAAAGTCTCTGTGTGGGACGCAAAGATCGGTGATGCATCTGGATCGACAAAGAAAATAACATTATCAGCATGGGTTTACCAAAAGGGGGATTCACCAACCAGCAATAGGATCATCACATTTGGCGCTAATAATGTGATACTTTATACGCATGATAACTCTCCCAACAATGATGGCCCATGGGATCTTAGGTTTTATTTAAATTCAGGAGGCCCAGATCAGGGAGGGGCTGGTACAGGTGGCGCTTGGTCTGCTTGGGCAGCAAATAAATATCATTACTGGAAAGTCGACGATGCAATTACAAAAAATACATGGCACCATGTTGCTGTTACATATGATGCAAACACAAATACTTCGGCTCCAGTATTCTATGTTGATGGTGTGCGTAAAACCACTGCAGCTGGTGGTAGTGATCACAGTATTGGTTCTCAATCAAGCTGGGGTAATTGGCAAGGTCTTGTCAATATTGACAAGTACAACTACGGGAAATTAGTAAACGGTATCCCCAGACCGGTTCCATTAGGTCCTAACGTTCTTAATAGCTATTTATTAACTAATACTGCAACAAATATATCTGTAGGTAGCAACGGTAATCTTACATTCAATTCAAACACTCTTGCTGCCGCATTCGCTGCCGTATTCCCAGTTGGGTCCATTGTCAGGCTTCAGAATCCAACATTGACAGCAGATTTTATAGTTGGTACATATTCTTCTGGTGCAACAGTGCCGTTCACAGCGTCAGTAAAAGTTACAGGTAGTGGCACTACATTGTCTCTAAATACCGTCACATTAATGCAAGAAGTTTTAGAACAATCCTGCCATATCGGAAATGCAACCAATAATAGCAAGTTTTTTAATGGCTTGATCGCAGAAGTCGCAGTTTGGAACTCAATACTAACAGACTCAGAGGTATTTGCCGTCTATTCTGCAACTCAATTTGCTCATGATAATTCTCTTACTACAGTTGCGGATAACTTGGTTAATACTATAAATTCAGATACTAGCTTAGATATCAAGGCAATAAAACATCAAGGGAATAAAACTTCTGCAAATATAACACTACAGCAAGAGTTAGGTCTGGCGCAAGTTAAATCTGGGCTTACGAGTAGCGTATTACTACCACATTTAACCCAAAGCTCATGTGGTATTCGCTATCCCAACGCTGGTAGAAGATCTACTGCACCCGCATCTTTTTCTAATGCAAAGCCCATAACTAATTTGTTTATTGATGATCACCGGATACCAACGGGCAAACAATTAAAGATTACTGATCATAGTAATAATACGATCACATTTACTTTTGATAATACACAGGCTGCAAATTACATAACATCTGGCGATGGGACAATTCATGGAACTACACCCACTTTGGGGCTGCAAAACGTAACATCTTCAGAAGGGCTAAGAGATGTATTGGTAAACGCTTTTAGTGTAAAATATTCAAACACTATAACTACATCATCTATTGAGTTTGGAAATAACTTACGTCTCTCAGCAAGACCAAAACAGCGTATTACAATAGAGTGTCCGTCCCTTTCTGACGCAAAAGATAAAAAGCTTCACTTAGTAGACACAAAAGGAAACAAGTATAAGCTCGAAATAACTGATTCATCATCTGCTTCTGTCACCAGCGGATACACAGCAGTCCGAGTTGCGAACGCAAAGACTGTCACATTTTCTGGTAATTTTGGTAGCTCTAACATTGGCGCTGGCGATGTATTAACGATTGCTGATGGTTCTTCTACTGTAAATTATACAACGGAAACTACTAGCAACGCAGATGCTACAAACGCAGACAAAATAGGCGTAGGATCTAATAGGGCTGCCACTGCAGTTGTCGATGAATTTGTTAAAAAAATAAACGCTAGTAATCTAGGAATTGTTGCAATTGATGTAGGCGGTACTGCAACTTCTGCAAGTATGATTCTTCAACCTATTACAAACAAGTCTTCAGGCGCATTAAGGACCATTACTATTACCGAGGACGGAAGTGGGAACAATGTATTCGGCGGATCTGCTGATTTTTGCACTATTACAAATACTGATGCAACGACGCTTTCTGATCAAAGAGTGGCTGCAGCATTAGAAGATATAATTGAACATCTTCCATTGTCGACAATTTCCGATCCATATACCGGACAATATTCATCCTTTAACTCTTTTGTCAATGGAAAACTAATAACAGTAATTCAGACAGCTTTTGGATCACCATTTTTCCCAACTGAAGTTGTAGACGCTACTGCCCCTGGTGTATTTACAATAAATCCGGAACTTACTGGTGAAGAAGATGAAGCAGGATTACAAGTAGAGGGCTCAGCTATTAGCGATGGCTATATCGGCACAGTCTTCAGTGCTTACGAATTTTCAAATCCGAAATATAATATTCCAGACAATGGCCAACCATTAGCGTTGGGTTCGTATGATGGTATTGGTCTTGTTGGGGCGAATGACCCCAGGCTTGGGGATGTGGTCGTTAGGTATCAAAAAGACTTTAATTATTTAGGCTTTTTTGATAATTTGAAAGATGCGATCTCTAATCCTAGAAAAGCCGGGCATGGTGCACCAACAAGAAGTAATTCTTTGTCTAGCACATGGGGATCAATTTCAGCACCTTCTACTTTTGGAGCAGCCTCGATATCTCTTCAAGTAAGTAGCAATTTTGGCACTAGCTACTCCGCGGGCCAAAAGTTTTACTTCACATTTAGGGGAGGCGCAGAGTATGTTTATACGGCTAATAGTAACATATCAAATAGTGACAATACTGCTGCGTTAACTTTGGACGCCGTCAACTCTACGACAACTAGCACCCTAAACAAAACAGCAGTAAGTGCATACGGTACTTTTGCTCCTAAGCAAATAATTGGTGCCGCGGTCTTAGGTCCAACTGCTCCTCGCAAATTGCATGGCGAGATATTAAGAGAAAGCGAAATTACGCTTTTATTAAGAAATTCTGATGCCTATACGCCAGCTGATCAAGCGGCTGGTGTGAAGATTACGTTCAATGGCAATTTTGGAATGGGTTCTTTCGGCACTGCTCCAGATCCAAATGCTGGCAATGGCTCGCTAAGGATTAGCGATGGCACAAAGAGCGTTGACATTATTGGCTTAGATTATAGTAACTCACCCGGAACCTTTGTGCTGGTTATAGAGGCTGCTGCAACGAAAACAAATCTACATAGTAAGACATTCGACATTGCAGATTCAAGTAATACACAAGTACAGTTTAGGTTCGATAATACTGTCTCTACTACATCTGGCGTAGTTATTGGTTTGCAAAACGCTGACAATGTTAAGACAATAGCTACTAGAATAAGAACGACCATTGCAAATCATTCGTTTAATATTTACGCCTCCGACGAATCTTCGAGTGCTGGTAATGACGCTCGTCATATAATCAGTTTAACTTCTACTAATACTACGACAACTTTTACGTCAACTGCTTCTACTAGTCATTTTCTTCATAAATTAGGTGTAGGCGCTGGTGGAGATAATGCGGCTAGTTCAGTCGTCAGTGAGCTAGTTTCAAAAATAAACGCTATATCGTGGCTAAACGTTACTGCTGCTGTTGTGACAGGTAACACTTCGGAAAACGCTTCTTTGACTTTGACACACTCGGACGCCGGCACAGTAACCGTAACAGAAGATCCGGACTCTACGAATAGTAATTCAGGCGCTTCAGGTCATTTTGGCGGGTCTTCTGGTTTTACTACGCTGGTATCAACTCCGGCTTCTCAAGGAATATCAGGATTGGTAACGTTTACGTCTGGCTCTGTTGATATGACTTCAAAAATAAAGACCTTATCAGTAAATAAGTTTTCTGGTGGGTTTCAAAAAGCCGCATTAATGACTCAAGGCTACGCAGGACTTGCAGCAAGAGGCCCTAAGACAATAATCACTCGTATTTATAATAACGAAACCAGCTCTACAGGCGTAATCTTTACTCTATCTGGGGACTTAAAGAGCAGGTATTACCTATTAGCAGATCAAGGGAAATTTGAATTTCGTTTACGCCCTCTAGGCGCTAGCTCTAATTCTGTATACTGGAAGGCGATTATTGAAAGACCGTCGTCGATACCAAAAGACAAATGGTATACTCTATTTATTGTTTTTGATGAAGCTTCCTTTGAAAGAAGCGATTCTGCTAATTACATAGCACTTTATGATGTTGAGAATCATGGAGCGATGGTAGCGTATGCGAACTTCGTCCCTAATGATGCTGCACCAGAGGGTGTGCAGTCAGCTGAAAACAATTTATCTGACGGAATAGAGAGGCCTAGATTATTTATTGGGTACGGAAATAAAGACTCTGGTGGTTTGGCAACAAATTTCGGAACTTCTCCGCAATTGCCAGCGAATGAAGCAAGCTTCTATAATAACTTCTACCTCGCAGAGTTAAGCATTTTAAAGAAGCGCCTATCACTGGACGAGGCCGACAAAATTGCTGAGTCACATCTGGTATTGAGGACTAAGTCGGGTTTTAGGACTGATTTACCAAAAAAAGCACTCCATGAAAAATTCCAGCAAAATAATATCATAGAAGGAGATTTCACTCCGTTCGTAGAAAGCTCAAAAACAACAGAGGATTTAGTTACTGGTGACGTCACCTATCCTCACATGATGTCAGCGGGTACCACTGGTTCTATTGTATTCACATTTACTGATGTCCCTGCCGATAATTCGGGATTTAGTATTAGATTGCCTAATGGGAAAGACTTCCAAGTAATTTTTGACTCTTCTTCGACAGTTATAGATGGGTTTACACTGGACACAGCAACTTCTGTCATAACTGATTCGAATAATATTCGTGCTTATAATTCTGCACAAACTCGATTTAAGTGCGGAATAGAGGGGTTAATTTCTAGAACGGCAATTGTGGATCAACTGCAAAAGCTTATTAAAAATATAAATAGATATTCCGGTATCCCAGTTCAGGCATCTCGTACATCATTTAACGCTATAAAGCTAGAATGTCAAGATCCTGGTTCATTTAATACAGAATATAACGCTGCATCAAAAGTTGTCACATTTAATAACACATTTGATGAAGATAATATCTTGGCTGGTAATATACTACAAATAATAGATTCTAGAGATGTTAGTATTACATACACAACTATATCGACCTCTGGGGGCAGTACGCCATGGGCTTCTGGCAATTCTCAAAAGATCGGTGTGGCGCCAGGTAGGCCAGCGACCTTCGCCGTTGATGAATTAGTCTCGAAAATAAACGCAGTTTCTTCATACGAAGTATCAGCTTATGATTTGGGCGGATCAACCACTAGGGCTAGTATGCTATTGGTTCCTGATCAGGATAAGGAAGTTAAGGTAATTGAGATATATAGTCGATATGGTAACAGAGACGATTTCACTATAGTTACCAACGCTCCTACATCATTATGCGTTGTGTCTAATAGCCCGGCTTCGAACATAGTAGTGTCAGATGATAAATTGTCTGGTCAGATTTTTCGTAATTCAAAATTAGAAGATTTTTCTTCAACATCTAGACACAATTCGATTAACACTGGGGCTAAAGCGCTTGAAGATGTAAAGGCGACAATAAAGTGTAACGCTGCACCTCTTACGACATTCATTAATAATTCCAGCGTCACTGTTGAATATCTCAATAGGGTTTTAAATGATGATAGGCTTGACAACGATATTCCACAACAGATAGTCGACGTACAAAATCTATCTCGCGGAATAAAGGACACAACTATTCCTCGTCGGCCTATCATAAAGTTTAAGATTCAAAATATAGAATATGTGGCTAGATTAGATAGTAAGCTGCAGTTAGCAGAGTCTAATAAATTCAATATAGGGGTTTCTGATGTTAATTCTAATTCAACATTGGCTACTTCTGTTGCTAATTCAATATCTGACGCCGTTGCTAAAGATAATTTGGGCTTAGTCGTAAGTGTTAACGATGATACAATTACTTTAAATCCGAATAATAAAGATTCAAGTCTAAGTAGGGTCAACTTTCTAGGCGATGGTATTGGATCAATTTCCGAAGGCTTTATGTTCGAAACTTCAGGGTTTAATTTAATGTTAAATCCAGAAATGACAACTGACGCTAGAGAAAGTCTAACAATCCGAAAAACCACGTCATCTAGTAAGCCGTTCTTAGATGATGATAGGATGAATTTAGGTTTAGCATTTTTTGCTAAAGGTTCAGCACTTTCAGGTTCCGCTAGCAGATTTATGGCAGCCACGCGTAATAGAGTTAGAATAGAGATTGACATTAACCCTGTTGAAAAAACTACTTTAGGATTCACTACTGGTTCTGGGACATCTGTCACAGATGGTTTTTCTGCTGGCAACTATAATCCGATGGGTTATTTTAATTTTTCTTCAAAAAAGTGGGAATCAATTTCGCCAACATTTTCTCCTAAGATTGAAACAAAAAAGGATGCAAATGAAGAAGGTCAAACCCGAGACCAAGCTATCAATGATGCCGTTTCTGATTTTCAAGCTTCTGCGCCCATCGGGTTTGGCGGGACTTACGGCTTTTCTATTCATCGAAAAGACACTTCTGATCACGCTTATGCTTGTATCACTCATGTAAGCTCTAGCAATTTCGCCCTTACTGCGACAGGAGTAGTATCGAAGGTTGTAAAACTTAATGAAAGAATTAGGCTTACATCTACATCTGGTAGGGAAGTTGACTATATCATAACCAATAAGTCGGGCATAGGTTCGGGGGATGCTTTAACAGAGTCAACGAATATTAGCGATGATAATAAAAAACCTTTTACATCTGCTAGAGATGGTGCTCGCGCGATAAATCTAGACTTAGATAACGGGAACCTAACATTTACAACATTTATGATAAACCTATCAGTAGCAATAAGCCGCGGTCACTCTGGTCATATTGAAGCAGAGCCACTTTGGCCTGATTTATCTAGCACTTTTGGTGCAATAACTAGCCCGGCTGACAGCACAAATATTCAGGGCTCGGGTTTAACGTTAACTTTTACAAATCCATTAGGTCGAGCGTACAAGGTGGGAGATAAATTTTATTTTCACGATACCAATGGCAACTACACCATCGTAACGCTCACAACAGATCGTTCACCTACTGATAAAACGATAACTGTTGATTGGGACTCTTTCAATTCAACTTCAAACACAACTGCAATAAGCCAGGTACGTTCATGGGGCTATGCAGATTTTTCAACTCCCAAACTATCACTTAAATTAAAACAACTAGAGATGGGCCCCGCGGGCAATACAAGGATCCTTAATGGCTTAGGGGGTATAAGGGTAGAGGGCCATGCGAAAAGTACTCATACATTGACTTACACGGGTCAGCCCGCTGCTGGTCAAAGTTTGGTTATTCATAGTAACGGGGGTAATACAAACAATTTTGGGTTTGTGTCAAACACTACTCAAACCGATGATCACACTTCAACATCACTTCCATCCGGGTTCGCATTGAATTATGGAAACTCTAGTATAGTTGGCAAGATTGGAATAAATAAAACGATCACTGTTGCGGGAACCGCATATACATCTGGAAATGCAAAAATATTGGTTATGGGCGGCCAAAATGGATCAAGTCAAAACACTATTTTATTCATTAATCCAAAGATCCCAAACGGTACCATACTTGTTGTTTCTTTTTACGCATCTAGAAACGATTTCTATTCTGGTTATAACGCCATGGGTACTGATGCAAATGAAGAAATAAAAGCCCGATATTCCACAACACTCGGCGGCAGCTCGGATGTGAGCCAAAAACATTTCGAAAAATGGAACGGCTCAGCTTGGGTTACTCTAAGCTCTGCGGGCACTATCGCTGGTGGCGATATTACAGATACTACAACTTTAGATCATTTTAGAATAAAGTTTGATAACCACCAGTCCGATGGCCTTTATTACTCAATTGAAAAAGAGGCGGCCGGCGCGTCTGACAGTACAATAGGTATATTCGGTATTCGATATGACATTTTACCCGGTCATCACGGGGCACCTGTGGCAATAGGATCGGATGCTGACGAGACATATGCAAATTTAGTAACTGCTATAAATAATAATTTATCTTCCAGCATTTCACCAGCTTACTTAAACCCTGCTGATGATTCAAATAATTCAGGCTCATTTATTTGGTCGAACCCTGGAGATCATGTTGCAATATTCGATATGACACCGCCGTGGCTCCCGAACACCGCAATCGATAACGCTAGTTTGGTAACTAACAAATCGTATATATCAAATAGCGAAAATATTTTTGCTGGAAAATATTCATCTTTTGTAGGTGGCATTATTACAAGCGATAATGAGCCGAATAAAGATTCTACCTTTAGCGGCCTACACTACGCAGAGCTACCCCTAAGAGGCCGGCCAGTATCTAATTTTGGTTTCCCATTTTCTGATACTTTTAAACCCGCTGAAGGCCAAAAGTTAGATCTTTCCAATTATCTAGACGGTCCCTTTTTGTTAGAGAAATTTGAAATTATTTGTAGTTCATCGATTCGAGATGAAGTACAGGAAGGCGTAGGTAGAGTGTTACCAGAAACACATACTGATTTACCATTTTCCAATTATGGTCAATCCAATGAAGCCTCTCAATTCTTCTCAGAAGAATCGTGGGTGTATAATGACAATTCCGCAACATCAATGAGCTATCACGGAATGTATGATGATCGATTTCGAAACCTAGAAGCCCAACGTATGTATGACCGATTTTACCCATGGACTTCAAGAGACCTTCATTGGAGCGTCTTATCTCAACCATTCGGCAATAGATTCAAGTATCATGACGGCCTTTGGGGCCATACTCCGCTTGTGGGTAAGAGCACTTTCACAAAGGAAAGGATTCAAAAAGAAGGTGCGTATCATCGTGTCGGTGGTAATGTATACGCTAGACAAGGCCAAGCCACAGACTATTTAATAAATGATAGCGTTTCGAACGCAAATACCGTTGAGGGTAGTGCATGGTGGCGATGCGATACTTTCTTTTTGATGCGGGAAAAACAAGCAATAGACGCTAGATATGATGTACCGATACCAAGCGCCGCAAAGTCAACTGGGCAAAATAATTCAGAAGCGTTCGCTGCAGGCACCCTTTACTTTTACGCGCGATATAAATATTACTCATATGATACCAACCCATACACCTACGATACATACTACGATGATGGCGCGTGGATAGCCAACTCCTGGAAGTCTGTAAATAGCCCATGGGTTCCAGGGACTGGATACGAATCTACAGCAGAATGGTTGGCTAGAGTTGTTGTAATGACGGATGTGCCGTATATAGAGATAAAGTCTCATAACCCTATTTTCGATCCATCAGTGTCGCCGTTGGTTGCTCATAGAAAATATAAAATTATCTCAGTCCCAGGTTCAAGTAAGCCAGATCTTTCTTCCCGCGGTGGTCCTGCGTCTGATAGCTCTGACAATGTCGCCGGATATACGTTTTATTCTACTTCAGCAGGAACAATTTCTGGTGCCGGTGCTACTCGCTTACAAGAGCACGCTAGGATCATACGTATATATTTTGTAACACGTAGTCAATTTGCATACCCGGAAGAAGTTGCTGCTGCTGTTCCTGAACCGGGTACGTCAACATCTGAAATAGATAAACGCTATAATGGGTCAATTCGGTATGCTATTGATATTGACTATGCGCATTGGGAAGACGTATTTGGTATTCATATTCCAGCTTTAAGCAATATATTGTCTGCGATTAAAGTCACAGTTGATGCTGCAATGAACAGGGGTCATCTAGATGGATTTGAAATAACTGCCCCAGGCTATTCCGCCATGCACTTGCGGTTCCGTATAACAAACGCAACAACAGATGATTTTTCTGGAGATACATTCAATACAACAGCACAAATCACTACATCTGATCATTTAATCGCGATGGAATTTACTAACCAGATGTGGGGATCTTGGTTTGAAACCACCGACATCTTTAATTATCATCCTTTTCACGACGCAACATCAATTATAGGCAGCACCGCAGCTCCTTACGCCAGGGAAGATCTAGTGTACAATGGAGCAAGAATTAATAGAACGGAAGTCTCTAAAACCGGCCAACGTTCTGGCTATGATATTTTAACTCAAAGTCATAATATTACATCGACAACAAGGGAATTAATCTCATATGCACAGGTAGCATATCACGGTTACGCGAATATGAACCACCGTACAGTGGGTGGCGTTGGCTATGGCCACTATTATTTTGTAAATGACCCAGGGTATATGTTTTATAGAGGTGAAGACTATAATTCTTCTGCGTCAGCGAGTTTTCCAGATGGCGCTCAGAAAAGCACTATGGAACATCCTCACCTTACAAGGTTTGGTAGCTTCGAGATAACTGGCTCGAATGGTCTAACTTTATTAGAGAATGGTTTGGGTCGTGAATTAAATATCAAGATAGGTTCTCCAAAATATGAAAATCCTCATGTTAGCGCTGTGAACACTGCCCTGGTTCAACGTCAAACGATTAGCGATGTTAAGATATCGATACCAAAATCTATTAGAAGTAGCTATCACCCTATGCAGAGAGTCGCGACACTTACGGTTCGTATAGCGTCGACTGCTAATGTAGATATTTCAACGCTCAATAATGGTGACTCTATGGACGGCGTATCTCTGGCTACCGATGATTTAATATTACTAAAGAACCAAACAAGCGCTGTCGAAAATGGTGTATATAAGGTTGGCGCATCTAATGGACAAACTGTTAGGAGCAATTATGATGTTGGATCTGTTATTTATAATATCGAAATAACGCCGTCTGCTGGTGGTCAAGCCAATACTAGATACGCGGTTACAAACACTAGTATTAATTCTGTCGTTGGGACACACTCATTATCATTTACTGTACGTGGATCTTCTAAATTCGCGAAAATTGCCGCTGAAGATAATACTCCTCTATTAAATTCTGAGGGTGTTGAGATAGGATATTCCCCCACAAGTCTATCACTAATTCGGATTGAAGACAATGCTTCTACTGAGACTTTTAGAAAATCTTATACGAACCTTGACGTAACATATAATTTGTTCGACGGCATCTTAGAAATTAAGGGCGATTGTAAGACTACTCCTAGGTTAGAAAAATATTTTCCATATAGGTTAGCTGTATTAGATCAATTTGATAATCCAGCTGTTTCTGGTGCTTCATTACCGCAATTTGTGACTGTTACGCCGGCCTCTACCTTCATAGGCGGTTATGACTTTGATGGATTAGGCGGTACTCGAGCGACATTCCCTGTGGTGGGTGATAAACCTTCTGGTCAATATTTTAAATTAAATCAAATGTCATTTTATTTAGACGACTTTGACAGGATGGATCCTTCAAAAGAAAGTGCGCAGTACACATATTCAGACTCTGTTTCAACTGGTATAAATTTTGAGCAAAACAATCCGTATATACTCGCACCAGATGATAAACTAATACTAGGATTTCAGACAGCTGTCCCGGGATTTCATTCCGGGTTTACATCATTTGCTAATCTTGGCGGCGGTATAATTCCCCCACAATTAGATGATCAAGGAAATTTGCAAACGGTACACACTGCAGGATCCCGCTCTCGGGCAATCGATACTGGTAAATGCATAGAGACTACTTTCGCACCGTACATTAAATCGAAACTTGTTTTATACGGCTCATATATGCAGAATGGCGCTCCTAAATATCCTACGAGGAAAGATGAATTTAGTACATCGGGGGTTGTTTATTCTGTAATAGGGGGAACCGATTATGATCAATATGAATTGTATTTAGACTCTGAATTTTCTGGCTCAATGAACTCAGAGATGATATCACCTACAGAGTTTTCACGCATAGCCAACGCTCGAGATGTGCTTTCTATAACTTTCGGCTCTAGATCAAACGACATCGGTGGGAACCCTAAACATTTATTCACCAGCGGATCTGTTGACAGATTTACCACAATATACACTGGTGATAATAGCGATCCTACTAATGATTACGATTTAGTTTATTTTGATTCGTTGCCTGTTGATTTAACAAACTATATACAGGTCGCCTCAGATGAAAAAAAGATTATCCCCGTTAAATACTTGGCTTCCGGGCAAAAAGCCGCTGATGAAACTCATGTGATGATCCCATCCTTAATAACGAGTAGAACAGATGAAAATAAGATAGACGAATCTGGGTTGGCGATGTTTATCGGCGCGCCAACTAGGCAGAAAAACGTATATTACTATAATACACTTGCTAAGCTATTAGAGAATATTGGGGATAATTTGTCAGGTGATATCTCTCTTGCTGAGGCAACAACAGAAATTGCCCTAACTGCAGACCAGGTCATAATGCTGGGCGTTTTACCATCATTTTCTACAATATCATTTGATCCGGGCGGGGTACCAGCGAATGTTATAAAATTTAATATTACTGGTACAAAGAACTCTGGCGCAACGCTAGAGGTTGCATGGATTTCTGGAGCACCGCTTACTTTAACAAATTCAAATAAGGCTAATATTCGAATTAAGGTTGAGTCTTTATTAGAGACAGATCGTTTTACGAATTTACCTGTTGCAAAGTTTGAAAAGCAATTTATAACAGATTGGAGACAACGGTTTATATTTGAAAGATATACTTTCGCTAGTGATGATAGCGTTGTATCAATTTTTCCAAACAAGGAATTCGATCCAGCTGACTCTAGATTGAGATCGAGAAAAGAGACTTTTGCTAGTTTTGGTATCGATACCGATGATTCAAAATATGCAGAACAATTGGCACATAGTGAGTCAGGACTAAAGATATTCCAATCTCCCACATACGACACTAGGCAGTGGGTAGTAGTAAACAATGACGGCTCAGACGCAGTATTTTCCACAAGTAATAATGCGAATAAAGATAAGCTGGTTGCGGTCATGACCAAGATAAAAACAATTAGCTCTGACTACCACACATATTTTGATAAAGATACCGGTCAAATAAGGGTGACTGATAGATCTGGTAAGTCGCTATCGTCTGTATACACTAATCAAGTCAATCAGGTTAATGATAGTGAATATAGGCAAGCTGCAGCGACCTTGTTCGGTTTTGGCTCTGAGACAAATAGAAGTCTTAGCACTTTTACAACGGAAGACATTTCAGGTTATACAGGGTCAAATCCCTTAGACACGTTTCAGGTAGATACCGATGGCGCCGGTGGCGTAGATACAACATATAAGCTATTACCTGGTCACGCTAGACAATCATTAGAGCACCCTAAGGGAGTCAAGTATGGGATGATTAATTACGATCATCTTCGTCCAAAAGTGGTTTTTAGTCGTACACACTATGGGCACTTTGCTGATTTACTTGAGGGAAGAAAAAACGCAGTATATACAACATTGTCTGCATATTCTAATAATAGCGAATTTACGCCAGATAAAAGAACGATGACTGTAAAGGTTAAGTTCTTCGATCCATCTAGACGATTAATAACTAATGAAGATGCGCTAAAGTACTTATTTTCACAAAATCTAGATAAGTATCAAAGGTCTCGTGTTCCATTCTTTGATTTACCTAATCCTGTAATATATAGCGAAGATGGAACAGCTAGCGTCTCAGATCATGCGAAGGGTGGTCGAGTAAGACTTAGGAAGCATGTTCTAAGAGATCAGGTTTCTATTTTTGATTCTAGCGGTAATGATCCATTTGCAGAATTTAATGAAGACTAACTAAAACATTTCCGGCAAATAATTATTTAACATGGACTGGAAGTATAGCTAATGTCAGGAATTGAAAGTAGAGAAAAGTGGAAGAAGACTGGTTTACACCATGTCCCTACCGCTACAAGGATTAGTTATAGTGTAGCTCCCCATAATTTTCACATCGGACTTCCCAACGATCCTGAGTTTAAATCAAATCTAAAAGTTATGGGCGCCGCGCTCGTTAGATCAGGTATTACCGGTTCGTTACAAAAACTTCCTGATGGAACAAATTATTTAAGAGGTTCAAATGATATCACTATTACGAATAATAGCGATGGCTCTATAACTGTTGGAACAAGCGCATCTGGTTTTTCTGGCAATCTAACAAATCCTTTAACAATTGGAGACGGCGTACAATTAAGCTCTGGTGGTTCTACGTTTAACGGCTCTGCAGCTGATACTTTGTCTATATCTTTGGCAACAAATTCTGGCTTGGGAATATCTTCAAATAAGCTAAAGGTAGATATTAACGCATTAACAGAGGCAACTCCAGCTGCTGGTGATTTTTTAATAATGAGGGATGCGACTGATAGCACTCTTAAGAAATTTAATTTTTCCAGTATAAGCACTTCAGCACAAGCCAACGTAACACTTCAGAATTCTTTAGTCGCAGGACAAGGTTTAGATTATACAACTTCTGGTAATTACAATAATAGCGCTGCCAAGACCATGAAGATAGATTTTGCAACAAATTCTGGTTTGGCATTTAGCACTGGTAACGAATTAATAATAAGTCCTGCCGCAGCTGCATCAATAAGCTCAGCTGCAGATGATGACGTTATATTGATCGGTGATACATCTGATAGCGGTAATGTTAAAAAAATTGCCGTTAGTGCATTAAGACCATCTGCTTTATCTAACGCCCTAACAGCTGGTAACGGTGTGGAGTATACCACATCTGGAGCCACTTATGATAATACTGCCGCTAAGACTATGCAAGTAAAGGCAAATGGCGCCACGGTGTCTGTTTCTTCCTCTGGTATTGCTGTAGCCTCCACTCCTGGAGCGCTCACACACTCGACGGGAATATCTGCACTAAATTTTAATGGTTCGTCAAATACTACAATCGGGATTGACACAAGTGTTGTACCCCAGCTGGGCGCATCAACTAACACATTCACAGGAAACATTACGGTTGGTGGAAATTTACAAACCAAGGTGCTTCATGGTGGCGACGGTAATGATCTAATAAAGGCTGGATCTAACGTTTCTATTTCTAAAGACGGCTCACACGGTACAATCACAATTAGTGCATCAAACACAGTGGACGTTGGATCAATGTCTAGCGCAACTCCTTCTCGTGATGACTTAATGTTAATTGAGAAAGGGGGTGCGAATAAAAGAACAACAGTCGCTGCGGTAGCTGATGCAGTAGATCGTTCGTCTCTTGTGTTGGGTAGTGATACAATATCTTCAGTAACGCCTAATCCAGCCACAGCAGCCACGCTGTCTGTAAAGATTGCGGATACCACCATTGGAACTACAAACTCTGGAATACATGTCCAGAGGGTCCCAAATAAGGTTATTGATGGGACGGGTATTTTGGACTTTTCCTATGATGGCTCTGCGGCCTCGACTGTCGCAATAGATAATTCTGTTGTCGCAACACTTACGGGATCGGTTTTTTCTGGTAATGTTAAATTTAGTACAGGTGTTTCAGGCTCAATGCAAACGTTGGCGACAGGTGAATCTTACATCATCGGTGGTACTGGAATATCCGTAACTACATCTTCTATAGGTCAAGTCCTTATTACAAATACTTTCGATCCTCTTATCACACTAGCTGCTGATGATATTGTTTCTGGTGATTCACAAATAGATTTGGTAACATCAAACGGCGGCATTAATATGAAGTCGCCTGGTGATATGATCGTTGATGTAACGAAAACAATCTTTAGTGGATCGATAAAGGCTCTTAATGGACTAACAGGATCACTGCAAATGCTATCAAATGGAGCGCCCTATCTAAGATCTGGAAATAACGTAAGTATTACAACAGGTAGTGATGGTGCGGTGACGATTAGCGTTGATAATATGCGCGATAAAGATATGTACATCTTGTCTGCAACCAATGCATTTACAGATATAACAATCTCTAGCACTGACGCCGCGGCAGTCGAATACGATCCTCACCTTATAGACGTATTCTTAAACGGTGTTTTATTATGCTCAGGTTCAGCTACAGAGGTACAAAATTCGCAAGCAGACTATTGCTTAACAGGTACGGATCAATTAAAGTTTTCTTTTGCTGTTGAGGCTAATGATTTATTGGGTGTCGTTGTGAATACAGCGTCTGGTGGTGGTGGTTTCGCCGGTGCGGCCGCTCCGTATATTACATTCGGCGCACACGACGTTCTAGAAAATGAAAGGGTTCTCCGCGTATCTGATTTTATGTCACTAACCACAACGGACGCGGGCTTTATAGATTTAGACGTAAAAAGAAAGAAAATAATGATACCAATTACAGCTACACTTTCTGCTGGTTCTCCACTAAGTTCTGGATTTGATTTTTCAAAAGCACTATATGATCCAGAAAGAATTGATGTATTCGTAAATGGGACTTTGCTTACCACGGGTTCTGCGTATGATTATTCTCTGCAACCTACCAGCAACGTAATTTTTACGTTCGATCTTTTTATTGACGATAATGTCATAATAAGTGTGACTTAATATTTATAGATAGAACAAGGGGAAATGTTTTGAGTGACGCTAGATACATCACATCCGATATAGCTATAGCAGCCTACCTTATGTTAAGAGGCTTAAGGTTGCTTACTGCATCTCGTGAAGTGAGTGGAAAGTTTAAGTTTGAGTTTGAAGATTCTAAAAAAGAGGCGCAGTCTTTAGCCGTTGAATATATTTCATCGGAATTTTGTGTGTTTGATACGCATCTTAAGAATCTAAAAAAGTTGTTGTACTAGTTGAATTGTTGAGTAGAGTTACATTCGTTGTACTAAGTTTCGTTTTTTTAAAAAAAGTATGTTACTTTAAGTTCCTATGATATAATTATAGGCGTTCCTTTCTTTAGTTTTTATTTCAATCAAATTTCATTTTTTTACGTGTAGTTCTAATTAGGCAAATCGATTTGTCTGATTTATAGAAACAGCTATTATATAAGGAGAAAAATTAATGGCTAGAACACAAATACAATTTACCGCAGTTTCGGGATCACTTCCCTCAGGCGGAGGCAGCGCGACGGCCGCGTCGGGGATGTCTGTAAGTGCACACGGTAGTCTAAAAGACACACTTGATCTTTTAGCAAGCAGTATCGCGCGTATTCACGGGTCTACAGACTGGTCAAACGTCGCCGAGGGCATTTTCAATGCTGCAACAAAACATGGTACACAGGCTGGTAGTGGTGTCGACGCACACTTCTATACTGCAGGTACAGCTGCTCATGTCGGTCTTCATTGGGATGCCGACGGTAATACAGAAGGTACGTTGATCGGTGGTGCTGATGACCACGGTGTCGACTTTAAATTCTTCGGTGAGTCCTCTGGCAAGTACGTTCAGTGGGATATGTCTGGAGACGAACTAGTCCTCGCGTCTTCCGCTAAGTTGTCATTCCATGACGCTGCAGGCGACGAAAACATTGTTGCCTCAGCTGATGGTCACTTGGAAATTAATTCAGGTACCACTCTCGACATGACAGCTCCAACCGTCGATATTAATGCCTCAACAGCAGTAACACTCGATACACCAAGTGTTGTTGTTGCTAGTTCCACGACTGACAAGCCAGACTTTGTTATCAAGAACACTAATGATGATGCTACCGGCCCTGAGCTACAGCTTACTCTAGATACATCTTCTAGCGCAGCTGCTGACGATGTCGCAGGTACCATTAAATTCATTGCTGATGATGCAGGAAATAATCAAACTGAGTACGGTAGAATTCAGGTAACAGCAGCTGCAGTAACAGCTGGTTCTGAGTCAGGTAAGCTGGCTCTGGGTGTTGCTACAACAGGATCAGGCGCATACGCTAATGTTATTGAGATTACTGGTGGGGCTACCGCTGCAGCCAGTACTACAGTCATTAAGGGCCATCTGCAGGTTGACGGTACAACTACAACTGTCAACTCAACAACAGTCACCATTGATGATCCAATCTTTACATTAGGTGGTGATACAGCACCTAGTTCATCTGACAGTAAAGACCGTGGTATTGAATTCCGTTATTACGCAGATTCCGCTGCTAGAATTGGTTTTATGGGTTGGGATGATAGTGCAAGTGGTTTTACACTGCTTAGCGCTGCATCAAACAGCTCGGAAGTATTTTCTGGTACTGCTGCGGACTTGGTCATGGGCGGCTTGACAGCTACGACTATTGGTGCTACTGGCGCCTGTACTCTAGCCAGCTCCTCCGGTGTGACCACCATTGGTTCTACCACTGGTGCCACTATTTCGGCAGCGGGCGTTTTAAATGTCAACAACGCAACTGATTCAACAGCAGCCACTAACGGTTCTTTACAGACTGATGGTGGTTTAGGTGTTGTTAAAGACATTATTGCTGGTGCCGATGTTAAACTACTCTCAGATTCATCATCGCTCTCTTTGGGTGAAGATAGCGACGCTACTTTTACTCATGACGGTACAACTGGGTTGACTATTGCTGCCACCCCCATTAGTGTTAACTCTACTGGTGACTTAACTTTGGATTCATCCACTGACATCGTTCTTGATGCTGCTGGTGCCGACATTATTTTGAAACATAACAGCACTGAATCAGCAAGGCTTACAATGGCTAGCACCACAAGCGTTGAATTGGCAGCTATAGGTGATATTATATTAGATCCAGCTGGCGGAAACGTACAGCCTGGTAGTGATGGTGCCGATACTCTAGGCTTGGAATCAGTATGGACGTCCAATTCAGAGGCCTCTATATCCGACTTTGGTTCGAATGCTAATACTTCTGTCTCGATTGATATGACATCATCTCGCCTGTTAGCCCTTCAGTGGGGATCGAGCATTAGCGCAGGTTCTGGTTCGTCTATTAGCAATCTGAGTAACAGTAATATTGGCAACGCTGACCAAATCGATGCTGACACTACGACCATCACCATCTCAGGCAGTCCATCAAGCGTGTCGGTAGCTGCTGGTACTCTAATAGGTCTTTCAGATTCTTCAGGTACTATGTATTTTTACGTGACTGAGGCCTATAGTTCTGGTTCATCTTTATATGTGGATTATGCTCACAATATTGCCTCGAATGCGTCATCATTGACGTCATGTAACAATCTCCAGTCGTTCTCTCCATCCTCGTCCAGCGCTTATGGTGGTGGTGGTATAACAGCTGATAAATACATACAAATTACCGTTAGCGGTACGGAATACCACTTCCAGGCTAAGAGTACAATTTCAACTAACGGTCTCTATCTGCTTGTTGATCCACTCCCAGGATCTAGTACCGGTGGAGCAACAACTTATACACACACCACTAGCCCAAGCTCTGTGAAGACAAATTCGTCTGCACCAGCTTCGAGAGTGGCCTGGGCCGGAATTGAGACTGACTCACTTCGGTTAAATGATGTAAGTGGCGCAAAGGGTATTGCTGTAACTCAAATCCTTGATGAAGATGCGATGGGTTCTAATAGCGATACAGCTCTTGCGACCCAACAGTCAATTAAGGCCTACGTTGATTCGCAGGCTTTTACACCTGACTTGTGGATTCAGGTAGCAACAGATACGACCTCCGCGAACAATGCATTCACGATCAGTGGATCTGCGGTCTCTGGTTCAACAAGCGGCGCTTCATTTGGTACTAGTACTACACTGAATGCACTACAGGTATTTGTCAATGGTCAGTTGCAATATATCGGTTCTGGTAAAGACGTTACAGTCACCGGTACAAAGGAACTAACGTTCACTTATGATATCGTTGCTGATGATGTTATTGCAGTCCACTACTACGGTGACTAATTTTTAATGATTTAATCTTTAACGATTAGTTGTTGACTTTTGAAGGGGAGACTTTGTCTCCCCTTCTTTTTTTTTAACTCTGAACTGCTTTTTCTTAAAATTCAACAAAATGCTTATACGAGGAGGAAGTATGACTCAAACGCTTTTAGATGAAAAACTTCAACTAGAAATAGATAAGTTAAAAAAAATGCAACAATCTGATTTAAACAGCCAGAGGCTAATTGATGGTTTCACTGTTCATTTCAAGAAAAAACTTGAAGAGCTAAAAAATATTGATGATGGCCAGCTTTTATTACAAAGCGCAGTTGAACTATTGAATAGCGTCCCCGCGCTATTATTAGATTTTGCAGCCGAGGTATCAAACACTAGAAGAGAGCAAGGCGCGCGCATTAACGCTATTCAAGACTGTCGTGATGTATTGGTCGAAGAAGCAGAAGCCCAAGCTAGAGAAGAAGCGCGTATTCAAGAGCTAGCTGATAAAATTAAGGATGGCGAAAATGTCAAATCTAGAAAAATAGGAGAGCATCCATCTAGATTAAAAGAGATTAGAAAGGCTCAAGATCTAGTGTCTGAAGAGCAGCAGATCGAAGAAGAAGCTGATGATGTCGAAGTTATAGAAGACGAAGAGCAAAAAGAAGAGTAGTCCAGCTGCTTAATTTAACCCACAGAATCCCGAGAGTGTATATTTAACATCATGGCTGGAATTCTTGATCCAAAATCTAGATTTTTCGATACCTTTTTAACGAAAGAAGGTCGACGACAACTCGCTAATGGCGAAATACGCACTAGATTTGTGTCTTTCTCAGATAGCTTAACGGCGTACGATCAATCAGAGTTAGGTGTTATTGATCAAAAAGATGGCTCAATTTTCTTTGAGGCTATGTCTAGACCTCAAGACCAAATAGTGACTGAAAACCCAAGCGTTGTCAATATGATGGAGCTGAGGAATCCTTCTGCTCAACCCGCATTTTTAGCGAAAGAAATCCACAACCCCAAAACAAACGTTACCCAAACAGCGATGACCAATGCTACAATGTTTGGCAAAGAGATCTTAGTTCCCCCCGACGGCCGTGAAATTCTGGTTGTAACCAGCTCTGGTATAGATAGAAAAACTATCGATTATGATCCAAGATCTTCATTTTACATTAGCGGTAGTCGTTCACAAGAGCTGTTTTATGATCCAAGTGTAACGGGATTTAAGGGGTGGTGGATATTCGATGAAACTGTAACACAACTAAACGAATTTACTGAGCCGGCTTTTTTGAACTTTGAAAGAAGTATAGTTTCTAGTCGCACAATAACACATACTAATGACGAGGCCGGTGGTCCTTTACGCGATAATACAACATCAATTACATTTAGCGGGAATCTGGAATTCGCTGCAACGCAAGGTGATATAATTGGATTTAAGGATGATGGTACCGGGGAAAGGATAGCGTACACTGTACAGACAACAATTTCTGCAGACAGCACAAACACTTTGAGCGTAAAGTTTTCCCCCGCGTTTTCCGTTAATTTACACCAGGTCGCAAAAAATGACAAAAACTCTAAGAGAGATGCTCATCCTGAAATGTTTATGCTGGCCAGTGCTGTCGATAGTTTTCACTTCTTGGCTGCGAATGTTAGTCAAAATTTATCTTCAAGTAGTCCACTGTCTACCAACGCGGCATATATGGTGTATAATTCAACATCTAATACCAACGTAATCGATTCTACTCCTGTTTTCGATGATAGACATTTATCTTCTATATCTGAGCTAGGGAAGGCTTATAAAACGAGAGAAGATAGCTTTATTCAGATTAACTTACGCGAAAAGCATTACGCAACAGGAAAAGATTCTGAAGGAAAAGACTTATATGGCGCTGACTGGGGTGCCCCTCCCTTTATGGCTGATTCGTCTACAAACGAAAAAAATGCGTATATAAACCAGATCTCTGTATGGTTTTATATACAATCTGAAGGTTTCGACTCTGGGAACGAACAAACAATAATGCAGCTTTTTTATGATTCTACTAAAAAGGCAGTAGAGGTATTTGCTGCTAACCAGGTTCTAAAAGTAAGGGCATATACGAACCAAGACTCAAATATTCAAAAATATACAGAGTTAACTGTTAGTTCAACGGGCATTGAATCTGAAAAATGGCATAGGGTATCATTGGTATATGGAAAGCACGCTGGCCGTAGAATACGTGGAAACGACGGCCAGTATTATTACGACTATTATCTTCATGTAACGCTAGATGGTGATAGAAGAAAATCTTTTAGAAAAATTGTAACAAAAAATTATCAACTTGGTAATATGACTGATTTAATTTTAGGCGCAAATTTGGAAAATTTATCTTCCAGACCTTCTGATAATAGGCGCTTGAAAGGTTTTATTCAAGAGTGTCAATATTACATTAAAGAATCACCACGAAAGCCCAAGTGGATAGAGACTCGGGGCGCTGTTCCTGCTCTATTAACAGGGTCAATAAACGATAAATATAATGATGAAATTAAGAATCTTGAGACTTCTGATATCTTTAATATGTCTGGGATGTTTCCAGAAAATGCAGAAAAACCAAGCAAGACAGAAGTTGACGGCCTAGTCAGGTATAGATCATCGCTGAAATCAGTGGGTGGCCAACATGTAACGCTAAGCGGTTCAAAAATTAGCGTCCGTGATTCTTTAAGGGAATGGGTGCATTATAATCCAATTAGGAATGAGTCTGCGCTATATTTCGCGGGTATGGGTTCAAAGACGTACGTAAAAGAGCAGCAACTTGAGAGAGGATTAAGTAGGACAACAGTTAAGCAAATCGTTGAGAGAGCCAAAATGACAATGTCTGGTAGCTTGATAGCTTATAGACAGCTTGGTTTATTGCAGCATGTAGATTTAGATGTACCGGTTTCAGGAAGCGCTCCATTAACCATCGTAAGATCACGCTTGGTTGAAAAGGAAACTGAGACTCCTGGTGAGGCCGAGTTCGTAAGAACAGTCGTTGCCGAATCAGACACTACAAAATTCAATACAAGGCTTAAAGTTTTTCCAACGATAGAACCCATATACGGTAAGGCTCCAAACAATTATTCTGTTTTTGAGCCCAAGAGTATTGAGACCGCGCTCGGCCCCGCGTCCGGACGCTTTCTAGAAAATGCTGGTACTGTTTTCGCTTTGGAAGAAATTATGGATAATGAGCTTGATAGTGACGAATTAACATTTTCAAGCTCAAGATTGCCAAATTACTTTTTGCTTCCACCTATCGCTGCTGATCACTTCAAGTTTGACCATGACGGAGAGCCAGATAGCCTTGTAGACTTTATGTCATGGAGAGAGTTTCTAAGAAGACGTCATATTCGGCATGAACAAGATTTCGATGAGGCAAGAAAAGGTAAGATTAAAGAAAAGCAGGTTACTTTTTCTGCTGCTCGTGAGAGATATTATGAGCTAATGGAGTCTTGGTATAAGACTTTAATTCCAGAAGATACGCTTAGGGCCTTAGTCACTCGCTTTGGCACCAGTTTATGGTCCGACACAAACGAAGGCTTAATGAGGTACTTGACTCGTGATGCGAATGTATCAGGGGGTGGTAAGCGTAATGCAATAGATTACCCTCTAGAACAATTTAACGAAGAAATTCTTTTTACGAAGACCAGTTTACTTAATAAGTCGTTTATACAAATGTTTGAGGTTGCTAAGGAAGATGGAAAAGCTACGTTTACGAAGCTTATTATTAGAGATTTAGGCGTAATGAGGAAAGGTCCTCGGGGAAGTTTGTGGCGCTATGTTTGGGGTCGTGATCAACGTAAGTTTCGAGGTGTGGCCTCTGATCCATTATCTGATAACCCTGCAAACTGGACAGGATTAGAGCATGTATTCGCTTTTGGAAAAATAATAGACAAAAAGACGAACCCTAATGTTCCTGGAACAGAAATATATTTCTTTCCTTTATTCACTCTGGCTTTTGATATAGAGGTAAATTAAAGTGACTTTACCCTTTTTTAAAAAAGTATACCAGCTCAAGAATAGAATAGCAAGAGATCTTCCTGATATTCCTCAGTTGGTCAATTCTGAAATGCTGGTTATAAAAAAAGATTTTTATCGTGTAATCACAAGGCAATTGAACCGAAAAACTAGTCAGATTGATACCGATATAAGACTTACAATGTATTATAACATATTCGCGTTAGCATTCGGCTATGATACACTAGAAATATATTTTGAGGAAAAAGGGAAAAAGAAGCACGTTAAATACATAAATCTTTATGAAAAAATGTCTACTAGAGAGCAAGCAGTAATTGATTACATTTCAGGTATTCTGAAGTATATGCAAGAGTTAGATAACTTGATCGGTAATAAGAGAACGAAGTATAGAGACAGTGCTGAAGAAAGATTATCATATACTGATTTATTCACTATTGATGATAAGATGACCAAGTTTACAGGATTAAAGGTTCAAACAATTCCAGAAAAGTTTCCTGAAATTAAAGTCGTCGATGAAATAGCTTATATGTATAATAATTCATATTTTGAAAATGCGAATAAAGCTGGTCTAGAATCTCCGCCTTTAAAGGTTCCATTCACTAACGAATTTAGAGAAATTTCTCAAATCGTCAATAATAATACGTCTATTGACGCAAATGCTTTTAAAGAAAGCTGCCATCAATTAATAACTAGAGGAATAGACCCTCTCCAGGTCTTTATAAAGGCTAATTTTATAAAGGCCGCTGAAAGCCGAACTCCAATTAACGATATAACTTATGAGGAAAAATTAACGTTAGCTAATTTTTTTAATGTTTTAGGTTTAAGACCTCCCTCACTAATTCGTAATGACGGTACAACAAGATCTATTAATAGTGATATAAAGCTAGTTAATGGCTTGTCAAATTTAAAGAAAATAAGCACCGTTTTGTTTTTTGAAGGATTTGATCAAGAGACCCTTAAATCAATGCGGATAAGCTTAACCAAGAGGAACGTAGTAAAAAAAGATGTAATACAAATTATAGACCCTTCTAATGAGTTCTTGGCGCAAAACTCAATTTGTGATTTAGAAAGAACAGGTGATCTTGGGAGTTTTCCAGTAAATTTTTCTAGAAGCAAGATGAATCCGGATGATGAATCATCTCTTATAAAGGATATTGCAATAGAGAGAGATCAAAAGCTTGACGAAGAAATAGGCATTTTCACAGAAAATAGAATTGTTAGCAGAGATCTTCATTTAAACGGAGGCTTTGCTTGTACTGATTTAAAGAAATCGCAACAGTTAATATCGACAGTTGATATGGCGGTTATAGGTGATAGCCTGCTAAAAAGAGACGTAATTTTTAATTACAGGACAGGCGAGTTTTTGGTAAACTCCACAATCACACCAAACAAAATATTAGGACACTATAATAAATCGAAAATTGAGCAACTGGTCGCTAATATTACGTTACACGCTGCAACAATACCCCGAGGTTCTGGAAATTATAGGGGATTCCCAAAAAACGTGATAAGAATTATAGGGAAATCTCCAGAGTTATTGATTTCGAGAATAGTCTGTGAGCCCTTCGGTTCTGGTACACCATTTTTGATCCCTGTATTCGATCGCGATATGAAAGAATTTCAACACATAGATCCTATTGGGGGTGTAAAGTACAAATATAGGATATATTTTGCGGGTTTGGATGGAACACTCAGCGTAAATAGCGTAGATATTGCACATAGAACATACCCTAGGGCTTTAAGCGATATTGAGCTTAAGCTAACACAAAAGACAAAAGATTTTATAAGAGTTGATGTGCTAGAGGACTCTGCTCTAAATATCGCAAAAAATATAGAGGACTCTTTACAGAAAATATTCGCAGATTCGCCTTCAGCGGCTACATTTTATAATGATTTTTTTAAAGAAAAGGTAAATGAAAATCTGCAAAATATTGGAAAGTTATTTCAATTATATGTTCAAGTTTATGATAAGACATCATCAAGTACTTCTACCAGTATTATGGAGCCCCTAAAGGATACATCTGGAATAGACTATTTTCGTATACCAACCTCGGGTAACGAAAGAAATAATATTATTACATATCATTTGATAATTACGAACCCATTAGAATTAGTATCCTCAGGCTTTGAGTCCATCGAAGATCCAGCAACTAGGGAAAAATTCACAAGAAGAACAGCTGCTTTTTTTAATACATTTACCCTAGCTCAAGGAACGATACCAGCTGAGGTTATAAATAAAAAAACTGGTGCTAAATTTTACACAAGTAATCCTAGAGTTGGTCCTTTAGACCCTTTTGGTAAGATAACATGCATTGGCGGTATGTTGGATTCAAATCTGGAACCCGAGCCTGTATATCATAATATTTGGGCTCTAACCAGTATATATAATCCGGATGATGGTGAATGCACTGTAGAATGGAGATGTATACAAGCAGCGAATCACCCAAGCGTCCGAAATGTCCATATAGACTTTTTTGTAGTAACCGCAGAAATTAATGGTGTGGAGTTCCCTGTTAGCGCATGTCCTTTTGTGGGTTTTACATTTTATAAAATAAGGACTGATTCATTTCTAGGCGCAGCCTTTCAAGTTAAATTTCGTGTATACTCTGTATATAATGATTTTCATATACAGGCAAATCGATCAGTGGCAACTACCAGCATAGTAGATATTAGAAAAACGACGCAGGAGTTATAAGTGGCAGGAAATAAAAGAATAGGATCTTTGGTGAATGCCCATGCTAGCATTGTCAGTAACGCTAATGCGGATTCTAAAAATAGTTCAAAAGTCCATAAAGGATTAAAAAAGAAGAAGGCGATGCCAGATGTTAGCATCCCACTCGTTTTCACGTTACCCGATCCAATTATTGTAGAAGTACCATTTAGCGGAGGTGTGATCAGCGAAGCTGGAACACGCTCAAATTTCTTATCTAGCCCATCGCAAGATGTGATAGCAGGTGTGTCTGCACATTTCAATTATAACGATAGAGATATTTTAGAATTCTTAAAGACTAATGAAGGAAAAATATTCCTCCATACCCAAAATACTCGAAGACCCGTTCATATATTGGCTGATTTTGATTATGCGACCCTGAACAAGGTTTTAAACCCTCGTGAACCAGATCACAGTGATTCCGGCGCTGCAAGGATGTGGTCAAGAAATGCTAACGCTCGAGCGTGGAGAGATTGGGTATCTAGTTGTTTAATACTTGAGATGGGATTGGGTCCTGAAAGCGGTTCTGATGAAGGGTTTAGAATAAGAACCATAGCCGAAGACCAAATGACTGTAAGGATGGACGGCCAATTTGTCCCATGGACAGGAGTAATAGGGTCAACCCATGGCCTCTTTGGAAATAAAGCCACCAAGCATATATTACATAATCTAATAGACGGTTATACGATGGTTTATTATTTAGAGGATTTTATAAACCAAGTGTTTAGTATGAACCCGTATATAGAGCCCAATATGGCTAGGGGTTATAATTTGATGATGTGGATGATGCATTATTTCGATTTAACTTCACTCGGTAGTGTTAACACAACGATGGTCAATACGATCAAAAAAATAGCTAAAAGATTCCACCAAGTTATTGATCCTGATCATGATGGACAAAACAGGCTACGACATGGTTTTTCTTATTTACCCACCACAAGAAGGGATCCATTATTATTTAGATTACACCACCCAAATGATCAACAGGGGTTTATTAAATCTGTTATAGAGTCGACCAGGTTAATAGCTCACTACCTAAATACATCTGAATTTTGCTATAGGAATGCAGACTCGAATGCATCATTGGAAGGTGAAAATAACCCAGAGTGGATTGAAGATCAAGATTTTAATCGATATTTCGGTGAAATACGTACGTGGAACACTCTTCATTCCACCGGTGTTAGAGGCATAGACTACGATATCAGCGGTGACATATACAGAAAGTCGTTTAGGGTTAGAAAGAGGTTACTAGATTCTGTTTATTTGTCCAAGCAAACGAACAACAGGGTCTATATTAAGGGGATTAGCTCTATAAATAAAAGTCAATCAAGCGTAATAGACGTCGAGGGTGATTTTGGGTCTCAAGATGATATAGAAAAACTCCTTGCAAGAGTTCATCGTTTAGATAGCGAGAACATTATCACTATAGCGCCTTATCTCCTTGGCGATTATGTTTCTAGAACTGATGATGGAGAAATCAATCATTTTCTGACAATGTCAGATATTTTTACGTTAAAAAAGAAGACTACACTTGATCTTTTTAAGGCGAAAAGAAAGAAAAAAGAAACAGAGTACAATCAATTAGTGAAAAGTCTTGAGAGATTTACATTTAACCATGGTCCACAACAGCTAAGAGGACTAATGGGAACGCTAAGGAAACAATTTTGTCCAATTACAAAAAATAGCTCTATAGATGAAAAGCGAGGCTTGTTATTAATAGATCAAAGAAACATCGTCGCTCATCTCACCCGTGGGAAAGCTGCTCAAGCAATAATGTCTGCTGCGCTAGAAAAGGTTTATAGAACCGCAACAAATTCAGGTCATTCTGAGCCATTTTATAAGATGAAGATCTTAAATAAAAAAGTCACGTCTGAACCGAACACGCGCCAGCGCGCCGCCTGGGATATCTATGATAACGCTGTGGATGAATCCCAGGCGGGAATAATGATATCTAATGTAAATACAGATAGATCAACTAACATAATATCTCGTAGAAATGAGAGAAACGAAACAGCGGTTGTTTCAGGTTTTCTAGATGAGAAAAAAGAGATTTCGGATGATTTAATACATTTATTAAACGCAGCATTTACTAAGTCGCTAGACAGTCCATCAAAAAGAGAATTTATGTTTTGGTGTATATTACTTCAGCTTTCTGACGTTTCTTTAGTGGACGAAAACAAGACTCCATTCTTTATGCAACAACGTGTTGTTGCCAGTGAAGAAATGCAAAAAAAGAAACTGCCCGGTATTGCTGACGTGTTGTTTAATGAATATATAAATAGATTAAATGATCATAGTTTTTTTATGGCAGCGCCAGGAAATAAAGTTTCTAACTTTTTTGAGAGGGCAAAAGAGGATCGCCCTGTAGCATTTTCAGTTGCTCCTTTGTCTAGTAAGGTGATTGTCACAAACTATTTGATCAAAAAAATAAAATCTAAAACCCTGGATACAAGAGCTGGAGGTCCGATAAAAAATGCATTTGATGACATAGCTAGCCTACAAGATAAAATTAACAGACTTCCTAATATGATGGATAATGCATATGAAAACTATCGCTCTGTTATATTTGATTTACTTGATAGAGTAAGTAGGACTGTGCCGGCTGACGGTAACGAGTACGCTCAATCAGCGGCTGAATTTTTTGCAAATCAACCACCGGGTAGATCTGATAGCTGGTCAGCTGTAATACAAGATTTTGTACATCCCGGCGGCGCTCATCAAGCAACACTTGAAGACGGTGCAGGTGCTTTTACGAATAGGGGCGCAACAGCTTTACAAACCAGTATACGTCTTGATGGCGATAGAAATACATATTATTGGGATACTCTAATCAATGGTCAAATAACCGGCATTCGCGGTAGGACTGCCGGCGGCGCCCGCGGAGCGTCGGGATTTGCGTCAGCTAAAATAAGAGATGGTGAAAGGCTCCACGAGAATTTTAAAAATTCTGCGTTAGAAGGGATAGCAGATCATATATTAAATTTTGATAGAAATACAAACATATTAATAATGCTTTCTGAAAATATTTGCGCCCAACTATTCTTTGGGTTCCCTGCAGAAGACTCTGGTTTAATGTTCGATCAACAATACTTATCATCTTTTGAGAGAAACGAAGAGGGCATACTCAGATACTTGAATTTAATAGATGATTCAGGAACCATTAGAATGACCCAAGCAGAATTATTCGATGTTGTTTGGGAATACTGCGTAATTGCTGATCAGCTTACCCAACAATTGCCAACAGTAAATCTAGAGTTTCAGTTTGATAGATCTACGTTCAGAGATCATATAGGGATGGCCCCAGAAATAGACGAAGAATATCATGACTTTGATTCCGTATATTCTCTTCAGCGAAGCACTAGTGAGTATAACGCTTTACTAAGATCTTCGCAGCAGGCTAGAAATAGATTAAATACTTATTTGCCACCAGCAATGTTCGAAGGTAGAGACGCAACATCTTCTGCTGCTGGATCAAAGAGCGGTAGCCACGAAGTTGCGCGTCAGCAAATAACGTTTGGTGGAACAACAGAGGCCGAAGCACTACAAAGAAAGCAGACTCTTGTAAATGATGTATTTGATCTTGCTGCACGAGCTGCTATATTTTTCCATTATGCTGAAAAAGAAATAGCCAAAGAACCAGAGTTCAGCTTAATTTTAAAAAAGGAAAATAACGATAGTACGAATGTATATACACAGTTGTCGGCAAATCTAAGATTAGGATTTTTAGATCATATTACTATTGATAGCGATTTTTCACGACATGCAATGAAATTTATGAAAGATGCTAATCCGAATAGTCATACTAGGAATGATCCTCGTCGAGCTCCTTATCTTCTTGCACCAGCTACAATAGATAAGTACGTAGGCTTAAAAACCTCTCAATTTAAATTTGACTTGACCGATAACCTTATGGGTCGTATAGGTGATGAGAACTTTAATTTCTCTGTTATTTCTGCTGAAAATGAGCCTGACGAAAATTTAGTGCCTTTTTCAAGCCGCGCTAGAGTTGTTTATCACCCCGACTATAAAGTAGATGAAGTGGCTATTCATGAAAGTCAGTGGGGCATAGATGAAGTAGAGCTTTTTACAAGTTTAGAAATTAACCCAAGATCATGCTTTGGGTTTGTATATAATCTAGGTGTAAATCAAGCAAATAATACTGCTGTAGATAGTCAACATTTTAATTCCAACTTTGCGATTAATAACGCTGGCATATTGGAAAATGAACAACGTCGTGGCGATAATCTCCTTAATCGATTTGAGGGTCAAGGAGCTAGATTTTCAAACCAAGCGAATCCTATAGCTGCTGATGCAACAATGACATCTGGGTTTGGTTTTGATTATTTAAATGAATATTATTCTAAGCGCCTAGGTCTCACACCGCCAGCTATTTACACAAAGCTGTTGCAAAAAATTAAAGATCTACCAAACGCAATAGAGGAGATTAAGGGGACTACGTCAGTCACAGAATATAATAGGGTTGTTCATCAAACTCATGTTAATACTGCTGAGTTTAAAATACGCCAGCTTGAAGAGCCGGTAGAAAAAACAAGAACAAAAATTGTCGTAGAGTTTGCTGTTAAAAAACAGACTTATCAATTTGTGAAGGCTTTTCAAGTTGAGCCAAACGTTCCGTTAAGGGTGGGTGAACCATGGGACGGCCAAATTTATGGCTCCATTACAGCTGTTAGGCCCTATAACGCCCAATATGGAAGCTGGAGGTCACCTAGGCAATTATTTGCTCAATTAGCTGATACAGCTGCTACATTTCTTGACGCCGGTGACGTCCTCACCTTTAACGAAATGTACACTTATCCTGAAGAGACAAGGCTCGGTATTGTTATACGACAAGGTGCCCCAGCCTCAGTCGACTTAAACTCTCTTGGGAACTATGTGAGAGGCCGAACTTATGGACCGATTCCTGTTGAGGGACATCCCTATGAAGACATATACGGTAAACATAATTTTTATTGGCATATGAAAATGTTGTGTGCCACTTTAGGTAATAGTAGCGTTTTCGGGACAGATTCAAGCCACGATCCGTGGATAACCGATGATCACACCAATTCAACGACAAGGGCCAGCACCACCTTACAACACACTCAGATTGTAGATAATGGTTTACGACCGGGTGTAGAATATGATACTCTAGTTGCGAGGGCTAGGCGCTATTCAGCTGTTGATGGAGAAGTAACTCTAGGTTCCACCTTGTGGAAATTTATGACTAATGGGACGCATGCGAAAAAATACCTGGGTCGAGCCAGCTCTATAAATCCCGAGGGCTATGATGGTAATTTTTGGCAAGATTATTGGAGATGGGTTAGTACCGCACCGACGCCGTTAATCCTTCGCGCAACTACAAGAACTTACCCTGACGACGTTCATCCAGTTGCTTACTATCCCTCAGAAACTCCAACTGAGGCCGCTCAAACGATCTTTAGCACCCGTCTTCATGGCGAGCCTTATTTTTTCAAGGATAATGTAAAAAATAAGTGGTCATCGCTTTGGGAAGGTTCTCAAAATTTTCACTTTCATTATCCAGAATTTCATACTACAAATAAGATACTCGGCACTATAGGTCAAGCAGCAGATCCAAAGATCAGAGTAGAGTTTTATTTGGCTAAAAACGGAAACGGGGAATGGTCACATTTCTCTACAACACCAATTTATAATGATGAAACAAACCACCCAACTGCACGTCCTATTTCTAGATTAAGGGAGGGAGGTCATGATGCGTACCAGGCGATTTGCCTTCGACCCGACATAGTAGCCAAATTATTTTATAGATTTGTTGGTGGCTTTGATCCACGATATTATGGCCCATACGTACCAGGCCAGGGCTTGGTGGGCGATCAATTAATAGATGGATATAACGTAAATGATACGTTACCCTTTATCGAGATGGTTCCTTGGGGATCTTATCTCCAAGATGCCCTTACCCGCAACAATCTAAATGTTGGCCGACAAGATTTTATTTCTAAAGATAATCCTTATGAAAGAGAGATCACAACAGAGGAAATGCTGGGGATTACTACTCGTGATTTGGATCAACATTTTAGAGCTAAGTCTGAAAAAGTAACAGAAGCCACTCGGCCTTACGCAATACAGTACCTTGATAGCGTCCGCTGGGCCATAGAAACGTATATTAGCGAAAATGTTGAATTAAGTGCAGACAAACAAAAATGGTTAAGAAAAGTTATTGGCTATATGCCTTATTTTTATGAGTGGTCTATTGAGTACCCTTCTCTAGATCTTAAAATATACGTTGAGTCTGAAAAGATTGTAATTCCACCAGATGTGTATATAGATTTCAATTGGGATCTACTAAAAGCAAGAACAAATAGCTTTGCTGGACAACGTGCGTATGGTAGCGCGACCCGAAGTTACGAAGCACAGTACAGGGATGAAACAATAAGCAGGGTCTATAAATTAGAAAAAGAGTATCTTCAATTTCTTTATTCAATGTACGACTATGCAGATCTTACATCTAGTACTTTTACGGCTGGTATGACATTATATGAAGACGTTGTCAACAGATTTTCCGCTGTTCCCAATGAGGCCGATGGTAATCACAAAAACGCAATAATCAGATCTGATAATAAGTATATTTTAGATGAAATAGGTAAGTTTGTAGAGGGTAATGGTATAGTTGATGTAACACCAGATGTTATAGCTAACCTAGACTCTATATATCGACTATATTTAGAACAATATGAATCTAGTTATGCTAGTGATCCGGAACGTCATAAGGCTCGTGGATTAAAGATATTGCCGCTGGTCTCAACCCATACTCCATTTAAGATATCACCTTATGATATAAGAACCCCAACACAATTACGAAATCGTAATTCAAATAGCGATAACGATTCAATTGCCAATGAACTAACTAAGTGGAAGTACTATGAAGATAATCTGGTGATACCAAGGGGCGGCCCAGCATTCGAAGATGCAAAAACGCGAGTATGCTTTATAGGTATAGAGGCTGGCGAGCTCCATAAGATTTTGCACTCACCATCTCAAAACTACGGCGGCAAAAATAGGACTGAAGGAACATTCCGCCAAGCAATATACGATCCAAACAATAACACCGAGAGAAACTTGGCTCTTAGTAATAAGACCGAAAAATTTCAAGTTAAACTAGAGTTATTCGATTTCTTTCGACCGTGGTTAAGGTTTAAAAACACAAATAAAATTATAGTGAGTAGAGCGAAACCGTATAGAGTGCTTAGGCCACTAGAGTTTTCAGTGGGCTCTACGGGCTCACGAGCTGGTAATCTTCACGAAGATCATCTATGCTCACCTATAATCGATAATCTTTTAAAAGAACAGTATTGGAGAGAACCTGTTGCGGAAGAGTTGACAGTTACTAGTAATCAAGGAAAAAAACTTAGCGGCGGCTCAACTCACCTAAGGGGTTATGATATAATAGATATATTCTTAAAGGCGTACGCGAGTAACGTCCTTGGTCTAGATTTCTTTTCATTTATGATCCCAAGCTTAGGGACGACACCCCCTATTGCTGATTATCAACCAGATTTATCGAACCAAGGACAATTACCAGAAGAAAGAAATTATCAAGAATATCTAAACGAATATGCTGGTAAATTGATTACATTAATTCAAAACGCAGATGCTGGATCAGATTTTACTTCGATTAATCATTTATTGAAGTATTTTCTAGATAGAAAGAACCTTAGAGCCCAAACAGGGCAAGACATGATTCGACATTTTGATAATGTCGGTAGAGTAACGCTGATTCCTGGTGACGCTTTATCATTTGGATTACTGGAGAAAAATGCTGTTGACACCAGTGATCCTGAGCACCCGAAGTTATATCCTTTTAGGTTTTCTAAGCCTATTACAAAAAAGAGCTTAGTCGCTTCTGAAATATTAACTGCCGTGAATGAATACACCATAAATCCAATGAAGGAATTTAGGGATGGGTTTGCATTTGATAGGGTGGTCGGGATACCTTACAAGTTAAGCGATTTCAAATTAACAGATACATGTAGAGATAATTTAAATGGAGAAGAAATAGATATTAGTCAACTAAAGGGTTCTGCTAAGAATCGCAAGGTTTATAACGACGGTGATGCTGGCTGGAAACTAACAGAAGAATATTATAATGAATTATTAAAGAGCCTAACATATTTAGACAAGGATAAAAATGACGGAACTGTTTTAGATAATTCTCTTTATCCTTTGACTTTAAGGGCAACGATTTGCCGAATAGAAGAGGATTAAATAATGGCGAAAAAGGAAGATATCAAATATAGTTTTGACGGTATTTCTGCAAAGTTTTCGAAAGCAGTAGTAATTGCAATTTCAAAGCCCCCTAAGTGGAGATCACCGCTCAGCTCTGATGGTACAAATGACGAATTATTTGACGTAAAAAATTTAAATTTTGAAAATGTCTTTGTGTATAATTTCTATACTCAAGATGAAAGAACAAAGTATAATTTTAGGAATTCAACATTTAATGAAAGCCCAGATGGCTTGGTCGATAATATTTTGGTCGATAAGACAATTAGAGACATTACTGGTAAAAAGATTAGGGGTAGATCTCACATTTCTGAAGTGACTAGTAATATGATACCTTCCTACATAAGACTTTCGTGGGAGCCGCCTCCTGGATTTACCCATAATAGTAGGATTGCAGACAAATCTAGAATAGATGCCTTTAAGTATCTGGCTGGGTTATCTAGGGCACCAAAGGGCCAGACATATGAAATAGACCCTGTTTCTAGAGAAAATTTTGAATTACAACAACAGGACTATGTGCGAGCAACGAACGAGTATCTGGATATGTTCAGCTTTGATCCGGATGGATCATCTGTGAATAATTGGTTCGCAGAAGAAATAGACTCTACTCATTTCCAGAGAAGGATGGATTTTTTATATCAGGAAATTGTTAGCCCAGAAAAACATTATAAGAATTTTTCTGGACCTGGGGTCGGTACTGGCGAAGATCCCAATATAGGTGAAAACATACTAGACAGTACAGCTGATGAATTCAATAATACATCGATGGCGGAAGAACACTCTGTAGTGCAAGTGTACGATAGTGCTCTATTAGAAGATCTAAACTTTCCTTCTTGGGATAGGGCTTTGCCAGAGGACACAACTATAGTATTAAATACAGATTGGGCGTGGTCAATCGCTGGTGCTTCATCTAAAGCTTCTGGAATGCTGCTGGGGATGCAGACAAGGGTTAGAAATATAAAGTATTGGCAAGAAGTCTTGATTAAGTCTGGGACAGGTAAAATTGCACAGGTAGATTTTGATAATATACTAAAACCAACCGGTAGAGCCGCTGGGCCGCTTGAGCAAATAGTTGAAAATTCATTTCCATATGACATAGAGGATTTAAATAGGCATGCCGGCCAAACTGATTTAGATTTTAAGCTCGTTGGTTTTGTGATAGAGAAAACGCAACGCGTAGAAACTGAGAAGACTGAGAGAAAGCCCGAAGGTGAGCAAGACGAAGTGCAGTGGGCATACGAAAAGTTCCCATTAATTTTTGTACCTTGTAACCCAAATAACATAGTGACTAGTCATATAGACGCAGCAGTTAATTATGATAAAGAGTATGACTATACAATCAGGGCGGTTTTTTCTTTTAGTTTGAACGTTCCTGTTGAGGTTGATGGAGCTATTAAGAATTTAACATTTCATTATTTTTTAAATTCTCCACATTCAACAATCCTAACAGTAGAGACACGAGAAGTTCAACCTCCTCCTTATCCTCGCGATGTTTGGGCTTTTCATGAATACTATACTGGCGACGATGGTGCTCTAGCTCTACACTGGGCATTTCCCGTTAATAAGCAAAGAGATGTAACATACTTTGCAGTCTTTCGTAGAAGCTCGATATACGAGCCATTTCGACTATTACGAGTATACGATTTTAATTACTCTATCTCTAGTCCAGAGCAAAGTGCGGCAGAAATAAAAGCAAGAATATACGGGCATTCTCCTGGAGACTTTAATTTTTTTAATGAAGGTGAAAACGACACGAGGGGAAAAATAAAGCGCCTTCGGCCAGGCGAAGTTAACACCATGTTCAAAGACAAGGAATTTAAACCAAACACAGACTATATATACGCTGTTTGTGCAATAGACGCTCACGGTCAAATGTCAAACTATAGCGCTCAACTTAAGGTTCGTTTAGACAGTAGGTTATACAAATTAGACATAAGACAGATATCACCTCCTGGTGCACCGCTGGTATTACCTAACTTTTTTATAAAGACAAAGGCATTTGAGGATGTTGCGAGGACAGCGAATTATAGGAAAGCGACATTGCGTTTTCGTCCTGATTATAAGTCTGTGAAGGTCAATAACGCTGTTAAGAAATTAGTTCATGGAATTGATGAAAGACCAGACGCAGGTGGGGATGAATCTAATTGTTATTTTTTGCAAATAATAAATCCTGATCGCGCAAATGATATCGTACTAAGATATCAAATTAATGATAAGCTAGAATTAGAAAATGATGAAGAAACGCTGGCCGTTGTAGCACACTTGGCTGGCCTACCAAAGAACAATTTAAAGACTTAATTTTGGTTCTATGGGGTGGTACATTAAAATTTTACTGTTTTTTGTGCCTAAGTATATTTAGAAAGTATAAATCAGGAGAAAAATATGGGATTTTTAGATCACAGCACCAACAATATTATAGTAGATGCTGTTTTAACTGATTTGGGCAGAAAGAGGCTATCACAAAACGATGGTTCATTTTCAATTGTAAAATTTGCCTTAGGTGATGATGAAATTGACTATGAGATAATCAAAAAGTTTGGGTTGACAGTTGGGCGTGAAAAGATTGAGAAAAATACGCCTATTTTTGAAGCACAAACCAGTTCAAATTTAGGGTTAAAATATAAATTGCTGAGTATGTCAAGTCAGGTCGAGACATTTATCCCTAGTCTTGTAAACACCGGTGCGAGTAATGCAACGTCGACAGTCTTTACGGGCGCTAGCGCATTAACAAGAACACCTATGAATGAAATTGTTGTAAATCTATCTCAAACAATAGGTTCTGGTGGAGATATACAAGGCGGCTCTATTCCGATTGATTTACAAGAATCTGTTTTTATGATAAAGGCCTCAAATAGATTTCTGACAGTAGGGACAGGTGCGGGTGTATTACCAGCAGCTTATATTTCTGAAAGAGATCAGATGAGTACCTATAGGGTTTCAGCGAATGTTTCACGCGCCACCGGAGACAGTAGCAATTCTGCTACTCCGGGTCTATCAATTACACTTCGAGCCAAGACCAGTTTGAATCAGACTGTGTTTAATACGTTCGGTGATTCAGAGGGCGTAATAACGACTGTTGTAGTAGTCACAGGGTTGTTAACTGGAATTCAGCACCATATTACCGTACCCTTAAAGTATAGTTAATGATGTGCACAGTTTATAGTTTTAAGTTTTAGGGGATTATTTAAGTGGCTGTTTTTAAATCTTTGTTGAATAATGATGTTAAGACTACTAAGTCTATTTTGAATCAGCTGGTAGACATTGTAAGAGAAGATGTCTCAGGTTCAAATTCCAGAAAAAGTTACGAGGTTTTCGTAACATCTAGTTACGGCCCTGGCGTAACGTCTTCTTTGTATCAAACTGTTTTTGATCAAGACTTTAGTCTTCAAACGTCTAACAGTCTTTTCGATATTACTTTTGGCTTTTATCCTGAGTCGACCGAAGCCAAGGAGCCTACCACGGCTCCGGGCGCATTTATCACAGAGGATACGGCGGGTAAAAGAAGATATAAGCATACTTCTTTAATGATGAGAGAAAAGCAGGATATCTATAAGCAGTTTGCGGCAACACTTTTGGGTAATCCCACTGCTGTCTTTAAGGCTCCCTACTCAATGGATACATCAACAACGGTGGGTAATATCAATGCAGCGCTATTCATAAGTCTTCACAGACTATTTGTACGTGATGGTATAAAGAGGGAAACATTTGCAATGCGAATGAATTACCATATAAATAACGCCCTAGGTACCGGAGGGACCTTCACTGATAATTTGTTTCAGATAATGGGTAATACTGAACGAATTTATACTGATTTTGGTTCATCAACGAATAGACCTACCGCTGTAGGTGGTGAGGTTGGGAATATTGTTTATGCATCTGATACCAGTCAGGTTGTTGGGCTTATATTCTATGATCACGGCACAATAGTTCTGGATGTTGAGAAAGTGTTTTCTAAAACAGACATAGGTCATGGCAAAATAGACGCCATGACAGCTGCTGCGTCTTCTGGCTCTGCTGGTAGCGTATATAGCGCTGCCGGCGCAATACCAAGAGGTAAAGCCTTGTTCGGTCCTCCGCTTAAGACAGCTGGTGGAGCCCTTACATTCGGTGCAAATGGACCGGGTGATGCAACAATCCCAGCATCTGCTATTACTGCAGGTGGTACTATGTGGCCATATTTTTGGACGTCTGGTTCAATTGACAATATTGTTGATCACATATGTGTAACAAGATTTGGTAGTGATGCTGGTACAGCAATTACGTTCCAAAATGCAACAGAGATAAATTCTACGATTTACTTTATTAGAGCGCAACCTGACGAATTTAATTATTCTTCTAATCCAACGTACGTAGCTTCGAATGGACAGATTATTGTGACAGACGATTCTGTTAACAGTCTTAGTAAGCCATTCTCGTATATCACTACGGTGGGCCTTTATGGCGATTATGATGACTTATTGGCTGTCGCAAAGGTTTCTAGGCCAATAGAAAAGAATGATGAAAAAGATCTAACGATCAGAGTAAGGTTAGATTTCTAAGAAGGGGATAAAATGGCTCTAATCCCTATTCTACCCGAGGACATAAAAGTCAGTTCGGTGAAGGTTCATCCGAATCAGCATTTTGTTTCGTCTTCTAACGGCGGAATCAAAGGCGACATATTTTTGTTTGCTGAGAGAAGTCAAACCTTAAAAGAAATTACAAGCGAATTAGAAGAATATACTTTTGATATTAAGTCAACACTTTCCGTAGATGATGCAGGATTGACAATAAGGAAAGATCAAAAAAGGTCTAGACACGATATATCTGGGCTTGTTGATAACTACTTTATAAATCTAGGAAAACTAGCTGGCTCTCTTGATAATACCAAAAAACTAATAGTCTATCGTTTTGACATGCCTCATCGCTTTAATGCGAACACAATAAGAAAATCTGTTTTCATTAAAAATTTGTTACCCTTTTACCAAGGTGAGTATGAAAGACCAATGTCATTTGGGTTTTCAAATTATCATAGCTTAAATTTCTTTACTTCTTCTGCTGCATTTCCCTCAAACGTTCCTAGCAATACTGCTCTAATTTATCCAATACCCAGTAGTGGTAGCAAACCATCTAGGTATTATCCATCTGGATCATTTAGCTTTGAATTCTACGTGAACCCTAGATACACTACAGATACGGCGAGCGATGCATATACTCCTGGGACTATAATGCACTTACCGAACTGTTACGCAGTATCGCTTGTGTCTGGATCTCATAAAGATGAGCTAGGTCGCCCAAGATCATTTAGATTAATGTTACAATTAGGAGATCATTCTGCACTTCCACCGTCTAAAGTTTATGTCGATCCAAAAGATGCCGCAACGGGTAGCATCTCTACAAGAACATTCATTTCTGCAGACGGATTTTTGGAGAAGGATAGGTGGAGCTATTGTGCGATTAGATGGGGTGGCCCAACTCAAAATGATTATACTGGAAGCTTTTATATAAATGGTCAAAACGCAGGTAACTTTGTAATTCCAGATACTGATCTATCGTTTGGCCGTACGGTATTTACAGACGCAAACGACATCCCTTCAGCTTTGCTAATAGGAAATAGGTATAGAGCAAGTAATAATCTAAGCGTAGATGATGATGATTTAATCACAGTCGTAGATGGTGCTTCTTATACTCCTGCTGTGCCCAATACCCATGCTTCTGGAAGTTTTAAAATAACATTAACACCAACAGCAAACCCAAGTAATAAGATAACCAGAGAAATATTATTTCAAGCGCCAACAGGTAGCGTACCAACAGATATGGTCGCTCTTAATAACAGTTATACACCAGCCAATAATGTAACAAATTTAAAAAATGCGATTGTTGGTGCAGCAGTAGATCGCACAGGGGATTCTGGTTCAGCAGCAATGGCTACAATAATCTTTACTAACGAATTAGCAGCAAATAGTTCTATAACAATTATTAATTCTGCAAATGTTAGCAAGACCTATACAGCTGTTAACGATGGGTCCTCAAATTATAACGATGCCTCCGGCTCTAAATTTAAGCGTGGAAGTGCTAGTGGAACTGCTTCAGCCAAGGCTGCTATTGCGGCCCAAAGCCTGAAGGAGGCTATAAATGCAGCAGCTAATAGTTCAGGTGGCGGTCATGGTGGAACTATAGTCGCGACAAGCGCGGCTGGTAGAGTAAATTTAGTTCAAGCGACAAAAGGCATTGGCGGAAATAAAAATATTACAACTTCTCCATCTTCAATTACAAATGCAACAGTACCATCTGCATTCACGGGCGGTGTTACTATAATGAATCCTGCTTTAACGGGGTTATCTGCGCAAATAATAGGTAATGATATTAATCTTACTTATGGCGCCGGTCGAATAGACATTTTTGCATCAAGCTCAGTTCAGATTCCAACGCTGCAAAAGGCTTCGGAAAGTCATGGTAACTTTCTAACTAGTCTATTTAAGCCATCTTCGCAAAACCCTGTTTACGGTAATTCAAATTCTAGAGCTGCTAAGACTGGGTTTCTTTTTGATTCTGGATCAGCTGAGACTTTTGGGACCGTAAATTTATTGGGCGACATTACCGATGATGAAAATCTTACCCACTCTTTAGATTCACCTCTTAATGCAGAGTTGCAGGATATTAGGATTTTTAGTAGGTGGAGAACAGATAGCGAAATTAAGTCGACTGCAGAGACTGGATATTATGATTTTGGTGATAAGCATTTCTTGTTTTATCTTCCACCCTATTTTGTGCCATCGAGTTCTGTGCGCCAAATGTTGAAAACAGTAACTCAAACGCATTATTCGAGTAGTCATACGCCGTTTAATCTTGATCTTTCATTTGGCCAGGGCGGTCGATTATTGAATTTAGAAAATTTTACTTATGATTTAGTAACCGGTACTCAAGCACGTTGCTATAATTTATCAGCGACCCCTCCTTCTGGGACATGGTCTGATTTTTCTGCTGATGATTTTGACTTTATGCCTGCAAGCGACGCAATTTTACTTAAGCCAGAAAATAGAAAAAGAAATTTAACAATATTACCAAGCGATCTGGGCCAGCTGAAACCAGGCCTCAGCTTCCTTGATGCTCAAGTGTCTAAAATAACAAATAAGCAATCTGATTTATTTTTCGTAAATGATCAAAAGCAGCCTGCAAAGGGTATGGTAACACTTAGGGACATGATTTCTATGGGCGCTCAATATAACGAACTTGTTTCTTTTGACGAAGAAACTGGAAATATTGACTCTATGGTGGATAGTTTATTCCCAAGTATAGAGGTTGCAATTCCAGTAGACATGGACAAAGACGGTACAGCAGACTTTAAAGAAATTGCTCACTCTAAAGCGTATGGTCAACAAAGCGCAATCGGGTTAACTGTGCTAAATAGGACCCGCGATGTAAACTCAAGTGAAATTATGTTTTTGGATATATCTAATATATTCTACGGGGATATGATCAAGCGTGAATCATTTGTTATGCATGATCCATATGTCACTGGGTCTGCAGGTAAGATCAAACTAACATTTAGGGATAACGGTACCGGTGGTCTATATAGGTGTGACGCTTCTGGTAGTCATCCGACATGGTCTTCTGCTGGAATTATTCTTTATGAAGAGGGTATCGCGTGCCTAACAAATCCGACAATCCCAGCGTTTGGAGCTCAGCAATTTACAACAACCTTTAAGGGTGATAGAAATTTGCACATTTTGGAAATGAGGGTTCCAATTGATGCGGAAGAAGCTAAGATTTCTTCAAACCCGACGTACAAAAAATTGTCCCCCACTGATTTACCTTCTGATCGTGAAATTGGGTGTAACTTTATTACAAACATGTTCATACATGATGAAAACCTCAACGTAATAGGTAAAGTGAATCTTTCTAGGCCAATAGTCAGAAAAGACGAAGATAGATATGTATTTAAGTTTAAGATGGACTTCTAATTATTATAATTTTTTATGATTTTAGGGCTTGATATATCTACATCCACTATCGGCCTCTGTGTGGTTAATACCACCGGTGCCGTAACTCTTTTAAATTTTTTAGACTTATCTAAGGAGAAGTCCTTATTTGGTAAAGCAGCAAAATTTAAAATAGCGCTTCAAAAAATCTACAATGATTACTCAATAAGCGATATTGTTATAGAGGAAAATCTCCAGGCTTTTAGGCCTGGATTATCCAGCGCTAAGACAATAGTCACATTAGCAAGGTTTAACGGAGTCTGTACTTATATCGCTTCTGAGGTTTTTGGCATAAATCCAGAGTTTATGAATGTAAATGCAGCAAGAAAGCTAGTCGGCATAAAGATAAATAGAAAATCTAAGAAGAGCACTAAAGAGCAGATATTAGAGTTTGTGCAAAATAAAGACTCAAGCCTTCAATGGCCAACAAAGGTTTTAAAAAGCGGCCCCAGAAGAGGAAATGTAATTCTTGTAAAAGAGTGTTATGATATGGCTGATGCATATATCATCGCACAAAGTGCAGTAATACAGGAAGAACATTGTCAAGAACAGAAAAAATAACTTTTCTCAAAAGAGCATTTTCAAAGATAAGATTGACATCTAATAATGATAATGTAGAAGTTTCGTGCCCAAATAAAAAATGCAAATCATTTAATTCTTCAAAACTTAAGCTGGTAATACATCTAGAAACCCAACAATATAACTGCTGGGTTTGTGGAGAGTCTGGTATAGGCGTAAAGAGATTAATTTCGAAATATAAGAACTCGCTAATTTCAGAGGCCGCATTAGTATTTAAGGGGTTTTCAAAGTCTAAGGAGGTTGAATCCGAACAAGAGTATCATATAGAGTTGCCAGATGGCTTTATTTTACTCGCTGAAGCACGAGGGCACCCAGATCCAGATGTTAAGGCATCTATTAAGTACGCCGAGCTTAGAGGGATGTCTACACGTGATTTATGGTACTTTAAGATGGGTACTGTTTTAAATGGCAGGTTTAGGAGAAGAGTGATTATTCCTTCGTTCGATGATCAGGGCGATTTGAATTATTTCGTTGCTAGATCTGTAAGTAATATGTCAAGAATGAAATATATTAATTCCAAAGTTCCAAAAAAGGATGTAATATTTAACGAAATAAATATAGATTGGAAATCTGAGTTAACGCTTGTTGAGGGCCCATTCGATTTAACAAAGGCTAATGAAAATGCGACTTGCTTACTTGGGTGTACTTTAAAGGAAGACCAGATATTATTTAAAAAGATAGTAAAGAATAATACTTCGATTTGTCTTGCATTAGATCCGGACGTAATTGATAAATCGCATGAGATTGCTCGCTTATTAACATCTTATGGTATAAGCGTTCGAATTTTGGATTGTTCTGGCTATGAAGATGTGGGTGCAATGTCGAAAGAAAATTTTTACGAACGCTTACAAGCTGCCAAGCCATTTGGCAGAGATGATAGACTTTTGGGTTTGATATCATCTATTAGATCTGGATCAATAGTCTAAGGTATTTTTTAATGGGATTTAAGTGCGCTCACTTTGCTGATATACACTTTCGTGGTCTATCACGTCATAACGAGTACAAAGAAGTTTTTAATAGCGTATTCAAAGAGTTGTCGGGCATGGAGCTTGACGCTATTTTTATTGGCGGAGATATTGTACATTCTAAAACCCAGGGAATATCACCTGAATTAATAGATGTGCTAGTGTGGTGGTTTAAAGGATTGGCAGAAATTGCTCCTGTTCATGTAATATTGGGAAATCATGATGGCTTAATATTGAACAAGGATAGACAAGACGCGATTACTCCTATAATCCAAGCGATTGGTGATGATAGAATATTTCTATACAAGGATTCCGGAACATATCGTTTAGAGCCACACGGGGTAAGCTGGTGCGTATTTTCATGCTTTGATGAAGAGTCATGGTCAACTGTCAAACCAGACCCAGAGACAATAAATATCGCCCTTTTCCACGGTCCAGTTCAGGGATCAAAAGTAGACAGTGATTGGGAAATAGACGAGCCAAACCAGATTACTGTGGATTTCTTTAGAGATTTCGACTTCACTTTTTTAGGTGATATTCATAAGTCTCAATTTTTGGATCATGATAATAGGGTCGCGTATTGTGGTTCAACAATTCAGCAGAATTATGGCGAAGATCTTGAGAAGGGATTTTTGGTTTGGGATATAGAGGATAAGGATAATTTTTCTACTAAATTTTATCCTGTTAAAAATAGATTTTCTTTTTACACAATTCCATGGGCTGGAAGCGTTGAAGAGACACTCACTAATATCACTGAAGACATGACATTCGGTCGTTTTCGAATTAGATCAAGTAAAACAATTCCTCAAAGCGAAATAAAGCAATTATTTAATGAGCTAAAAGAGTCATATAAAGCAGCAGAAGTAGTTTTTAAATGGGATATAGAGGAAAATAAAGACGATATTATAAGCATAGGAGATACGACACTTGATAAGAGTGATCTACTAAATCCTGCTACCCATGTTAAGCTTATGGGCGACTATACTAAGACATTTGTTTTAAGTGACGAAGAAAGAGAAATACTAGAGTCAATGACAAAACGAATTGCCTCCGAGGCTGCTCGTGGTGAATCTAGAAAAAATCTTAAATGGTCATTAAGAAGATTAAATTTTGATAATACTTTTGGGTATGGCACTGGTAATAAAATCGATTTTGAAAAAATGAATGGAATAACAGGCATTTTTGGTAAAAATAGAACTGGGAAATCTTCAATTCCTGGAACAATTATGTACGGCTTATTCAATTCCACAGACCGCGGCGCGATTAAAAATCTTCATGTAATTAATTCTAGAAAAGGGTTTTGTAAGGTTGAGATTGATTTAAATGTCAATGGTAAACCCTATAGGGTAGAAAGGCAATCAGCAAAGCACACCAGCAGGGCCGGCAAAACATCAGCCTCCACCGCGTTGAATCTTTGGAAGATTGATGCTGCTGGTAATAAAGTTGAAGACTTAAGTGGCGAACAAAGAAGAGAAACTGAAAAAGATTTAAAGGCGCTTGTTGGTAATGCTGATGATTTTTTATTGACTTCTCTGGCTAGCCAAGGCTCAATGAACAACTTTATTAAAAATGGAGCGACGGTTAGAAAATCGATTCTTACAAAATTTTTAGATCTTGGTATTTTTGATAATATGTTGAATATTGCAAAGAATGAATTTTCTGAATTAAAGGGTTCTATGAAAAGTGCGCCAGATAGAGATTGGGCAACAATTATCAGAAGTAAAAGACTAGAGCTTGAATCATTGACAAGCGATAGAGATGAAACAGAACAACAATGCAAAAAAGTTAGAGAAGAAATAGACAGTATAAAATTGCTGTTGGCTACTCATGAAAACTCTGAATCGTTTACAGAGGATGAGATTGAAACGCAAGAACAGCTACTAAAAAAGCTAAAATCGAGAAGCGATATTATGAAGAATAAAATTATCGCGGTTTCTGATGAAATTTCTGAAATTGAAGGCAGGCTACAAAAAATTGCTGCGCTAAGAGAACAATTTCCAGTTGAGGAGCTAAAAGAAAAATTAATACAACAAAAAGAGATTGAAAATAGCCTACAAAATATTCAATACTCTTTAGAGAAAGAAAGAACTTTATTAAAGACGCAGAAAAAACGAGCTAGTACGCTGGAGGTTGTTCCTTGTGGAGACGCTTTTCCAACATGTAAATTTATAAAAGACTCTCATATTTCTAAAAAGAAAATACCAGATCAGGAATTACGCGTAAAAGAAATATCTGATAATTGTTCAGCTATTAAGCGAAATTTAAAAAAAATGTTGGGTGAATCTCTGGAAGAAAAAGTCAAGAAATATGATGATATTCTTAAAAGCGAGTCTGATCTAAAGCTTGAGCGGGGTAATAGCCTGGTGTCTTTAACTGAGCTTGAGGTTGATGATTCTAATTTATCACAAACGCTTGTAGAAGAAAAAAAGAAATTGTCTAAAATGAAATTAAATGCGACACAAGGCTCTGAGACAAAAGAGATATCTAGGCTTAAGGGTACGCTAAAGACTCTTACAGGAAGATCCAACTTTCTAGATGCTGAAAAACTTCGATTAAGCGAAAAAATTGGATTAATTCAACAACAGCTAGTCGATTCCGAAGAAGAAAGACTAAAGTTTGCAAATATGAAAAAGCAATGGAACGCATATCACGCATTCCTGCAGGCTGTTGATAAAAAAGGAATTCCATTAAAAATAATGAGCGTCCAATTACCCGTAATCAATTCTGAAATAGAGAAAATTTTGCACGGTGTAGTTGAGTTCACTATAGAAATTGAAGCTGATGATTCGACAAACGCTCTAGACGTTTTTATAAATTATGGAGATTCTAAAAGGATTATAGAGTGCGCGTCAGGGATGGAAAAAATGTTATCATCACTAGCTATTAGGGTTGCATTAATTAATGTTTCTAATTTACCGAAGTCAGACTTACTTATAATTGATGAAGGTTTCGGTAGTTTGGACGAAGGAAATATCGAGGCATGTAGTAGGCTACTGGTTGCATTAAAAAAGTGGTTTAGACACATTTTCGTAATATCCCATATTGACGCAATTAAGGATGTTGTAGATAATGTTTTGGATATTAGGAGTAAGGGTAAAAACTCTTTAGTTGTTCATGAGTAATTTTATTGATATTTATATAAGTGAAAGAAAGAAGCCGGTACCTGTATCTTGTGAGATTTGTGATAATGTGCTACAGTCTCTTGAAGACGCAGTTTGTGCCTATAATGAAGGTAGTTGTAAAGATTGCTTTATTTCCTTTGTGGAGCCTAATAGAAATATGTTGGGTGAAAATTGGAAACCAAGCAAAAAAGAGATAGATGATTGGTTATTAAAAAAGAATGTACAGTTCAAACCTATGTATAAATTCTTTTAGGAGAAAAAAATGTTAAGTTCAAATGAAATAAATATCTTGGGGCAGGTTTTTAATCATAGCTTTGGCTATTCTAGCGAAACAATGAAAGTAACCTCTAGCATCCATGGTGATAGTCTTGTTTTAAAATATGTTGCCGTAATTCAATTTGCGAGTGAAGCTTCCATGGAACAGCAAAAAGCCCAATATGAAAAAGAGGCTAATGATTGTATCGCTGATGCGTTAAAGAAGATGAAGGCAGAATTTAGGGAAAAAGCTGAAAGATCGATTAAGGTTACTGAGGAATCACGAGATGACTCTGTCGAGCTTATAAGCGTTTCTGCTCATACACCTAGAAAGTTGGCGTATTATCGAATGAATGTTCATTTGAAAGTCGAATAAATGCCACCTTCCACCAAGCAGCGGCAAGTCAAAGAAATAATCAAGTGCGGAAAAGATCCAGTTTACTTTTTTAATAAGTATGTGAAAATACAGCACGCCACAAAAGGCACTTTGCCTTTCAACACTTATGGTTTCCAGGATGAATGTGTTAAGGATTTTAATGACAACCGCTTTAACGTCATTGTAAAAAGTAGACAGCTCGGACTCTCTACGCTAGTTGCTGCTTATGCTGTTTGGTTAACTATTTTTTATAAAGATAAAAATGTTTTAGTAATTGCAACTAAGCTAGCTGTGGCTCAAAACTTTATTAGAAAAGTTAAGTTTGCCATCCGATCTCTTCCTTCCTGGCTATTAATGCCAGAAATTATATCTAATAATAAGCAGTCTTTAGAATTCTCAAATGGCTCTATCGTAAAGGCTGTTCCTACGTCTGAGGACGCAGGCCGTTCTGAGGCTCTATCATTATTGATTGTAGATGAGGCTGCGTTTGTTAGAAATTTTGATGATCTTTGGATGGGTCTATATCCTACACTTTCAACTGGTGGTCGTGCGATTATATTATCTACGCCGAATGGTGTAGGTGGACAATACTACGATATATATACTCAGGCTGAATCTGGAGATAACGATTTCCATCCGATAAAGCTTCCATGGGATGTTCACCCAGAGCGCGATGATGAATGGTTTGATAAAGAAACAAAAAATATGACCAAGCGGCAAATAGCGCAAGAGCTACTTTGCGATTTTCAATCATCTGGTGAAACGTTCATAACGCAAAAAGATATTGAGTTTTTAATGATGTCAATTAGGAACCCCGTTGAGCGATGGGGCCCTAACAATGGCGTGTGGGTCTGGAAATATTCTGTACCTGGTAATAAATACGTAATAAGTGCAGATGTCGCTCGTGGCGATGGTGGTGACTTTTCTACATTCCACGTTATTGATACTAACGAGTCTGAAGTTGTTTGCGAATTTAAGGGCAAAACACCTCCCGACCAATTTGCGATTGTTTTAATGGAGGCCAGCAAAAGATATAATAACGCTACAATTTGTCCTGAAAGCAATACATACGGTTATGCTGTTTTAATGAAGTTAAAGGAATTAAAGTGTCAAGAAATTTATTTTGAAAAAGACAAAGATAGAATTTCTGCTCTTTATGGTGATGGTTCAATTTCAAAAGCGGGGTTTTCTACTCAAGGGCCATCAAGATCGAAGATACTAACAAAACTTGAGGAAGTAATAAGGAATAAACAGATTAAGGTATATTCTTCTAGATTTTATGAAGAAATGAAAACATTTATATGGAAAGGTTCAAAACCCCAGGCTATGAGGGGTAAAAATGATGATCTTGTAATATCTTTGGCCATTGGCATATGGTTATATGATACATCTAATTTTCATTCTAAAAGCTCTGCCGATGTTAATAAAGCGATGCTAGCAGGATTTGGATCTGAATCAAATTCATTTGCTGGTTCTGTAGGCTCTTCTTTTGGTAATGAATACTTAAATAATGTTTTGAACACTCAACGCGCTGTCCCTTATGATAAGGTATCGCGATTTATGTCAGGAAGCATAGACACAGAGTTTAAATGGTTATATTAAATTTTAAAGAAAGCGATAATTTTAATATTATAGCATAGAGTGAGGATATGGCAGAAAAAGAAAAAAATTTATTTCAAAAATTAACTAGGTTATTTAGAACCGGTCCTGTTGTTAAGCGAAAAATAAAGACGTCTGCAACGGGCGGCTCAAAGTCTTCTGCTGCGCAACTTTTTAAGCGTGCGCATAGTGATATTTATAATAGCACATTAAGCGCATACGGTTCTTTTGATCGTATGGCTAGATATAGTGATTTTAGTGAGATGGAGGCTACTCCAGAACTCGCATCAGCATTAGACATTTATTCTGAAGAGACTGTTTCCCCTGATGAGCATGGTAGGGTATTGCATATATACTCTGATGATCCCCAAAAGCAAGAGTTGTTGAGCACTTTATTTCATGATACCATAAACGTTGAATTTAATCTTGTTATGTGGATCAGGAATTTAGTCAAATATGGCGATTTCTTTTTATTCAATGATGTTCATCCTGAGTATGGCATTATTAATACCTACCCGATCCCAATAACAGAAATTGAGCGTGAAGAGGGTTTCGATCCTGAGAACCCCGCAGCTGTTAGGTTCCGCTGGATAACACAGGGAAACGCTATATTGGAAAACTGGCAAGTTAGCCATTTCCGTCTTTTGGCAAATGACGCATTTTTACCATACGGTACATCTGTTCTAGAATCTGCGCGTAGAATTTGGCGACAATTAATCCTTATAGAGGATGCGATGCTTGTTTATAGAATAATACGGGCTCCCGAAAGACGTGTTTTTTATATTGACGTAGGTAATGTACCCCCCGAGGATGTTTCGAATTATGTGGAGCAGGCAAAAGCCGCGTTAAAAAAGAGTACCGTCACCGCCAGCTCGACCGGTCAAGCAGATCTAAGGTATAACCCGATGGCAGTCGATGAAGATTATTATATTCCCGTCCGCGGTGGTGATAGTGGCACTCGAATTGATACATTGGCTGGTGGTCAAAATGCAACAGCTATAGAAGATGTAGAGTATATACAAAAGAAACTATTCGCAGCGCTTAAAATTCCAAAAGCGTATTTGGGTTATGATGAAGACATTGGCGCCAAGGCGACTTTGGCTCAAGAAGACATTAGATTTTCTAGAACGATACAAAGGATTCAAAAAACAGTTATATCCGAACTTAACAAGTTAGCGATGGTCCATCTATATTCTCATGGGTTTGACGGAGAAGATCTTTTAGATTTTGAATTGAGGCTCTCAAACCCATCATCAGTTGCTCAGCTTCAAAAGCTTGAACTAATTAGCACTCGGTTTGATATCGCCGGTAAAGTACCCGAGGGTATGCTCGACAAAACTTGGGTTCGTAAAAATGTTCTCGGGCTTACTGACGATCAAATCGAAGGTGTTCTTGAGGGTCTTAAGAAAGACAAGCAAGATGACGCTGATCTTGAAGGCGGCGGTGATGCTGGTGGCGATGATGCTGGTGGCGATGATGATGAGGGAGGTCTTTTCGCCGTTGATCAAGGTGACGACAGTAAGCTTATGACAGCGCTACCCGTAACAGCGTCTACGGAGAGGTCACAATTTTTAGAAGCTGATGAAGATGAAGATGAAGATGATTTACTCTTGTCTTTAGACGACGAAGATGCGCCCTTAAAGGCCCAAGAAAAAATGAAAAATGTCTGGGGCGGAGAAATTAAGCAAAGAAAAGATAAAAAAACATCTGCGTCAAGTGATATGCCAAATTTTGGTAATATGACGATGAATAAACGAAGCCAAGACTCAATGCGTCAACCATATAATAGAAGGCAATTAAATTCCTTCGAAGCATTTGAGAGAGATTTAGATAAAAAAGCATCTACCGGCCCAGTTATGTCACCTGATATTTTAAACATTTTAAGAAATATCGACAAATCTGGACTACTTAGTAATAAAAAGTTAGTTTTAAATGAGTTAAGCGACTCAAGTGAGCCTGAAAGTAATGAAGGTTCGAGTTAAATTTGACGAAGGGAATACAATGCCAAAGAGCCACAACAAGAAAAGAAACGTCGGTATTATTTTTGAGCAGCTAGTGAGATATGCTTCATTAGCGATAATAGAAAATAACCAAGATAAAGCTGCGAAGGTTCTTAAAATAACCAACAAATATTTTAAGCCAGGAACAGAGCTGTATAGGGAGTATCGTTTATTTAACGCCCTATATAGTACAACAATGCCATCTGAGAGTTTGGCAACTAGGATTATTGGTGAAGCAAAAGAGGCTGCTAAGTCATTCGATGCAGCTAAACTTTACAAAGAAAAATCTTCTTTGATTCACGAAATAAATTACGCCTTTAATGATCCAAAATTTTATTCCCAAAGGGTGTCAAGCTATAAAACGCTAGCCACCATTCAAAGACTTTTAGAAAGCTGGCGTTCAAATGAACCCGATATTGATTCTCAAGCGATTTATGAGGCAAAGCTACATAACTGGTTAGTGCAAGAGAAAAAAGTTGCAAATATCTCAGAGCTAAAGACGGAGGATGTAAATAATCTAACTGTCAATATTATGACTAAAAAGTTTAATGAAGCATTTACTGATGAGCTATTACCTGAGCAAGCCAGCTTATTACGAGACTATGTTTTCTCAATGGACAAAAAAGATAAGATCGCTAAGATTTTTGAGGGTAGAAAAAGAAATTGTCTTAGTGAGCTTAAATCATATTCTTTGACTTGTGATAGTGAAGTTGTTAAGTCCAAGGTCGCTTTAGTCAGAGAGAAAATTGAAAGTTTGCCAATAGAAAATATTAATGATGATGTTGTTTCACGTTATTTAACGGTTATGAAACTAAGTAATGAGTTAAGGAGCTAAAAATGAGTAGAAAGCTACTGACAAATTGGTCACAATTTGAATATTCACCTGAAATGGTGAATGAATCAAGATTAGAGAACGACGGTAAGGTTATCTTAAAAGGGGTATTGCAAAAGTCAGGAACCTTAAACCAAAATGGCCGTGTGTATCCTAAGCCAATCTTGGAAAGAGAAGTTAGGAACTATCAAAAGTTTATTCAGGAAAACAGAGCGCTTGGTGAATGCGATCACCCAGATAGCAGTGTTGTTGAGCTCAAGAACGTTTCTCACATTGTTCGTGAAGCCTATATGGACGGCGACGTCTGCTATGGAAGCGTAGAATTACTTGATACACCAGCAGGTAAGATTCTTCAAAGTTTAGTAGAATCAGGTGTAACATTAGGTATTTCGTCTCGAGGCGTTGGCTCAACAAAGCGAAGTGGTGATCACCAAGTTGTTCAAGATGATTTTCAATTAATCTGTTGGGACTTTGTTTCTGAACCATCAACCCCTGGTGCTTTTATGATGAATGAAGGTAAGGAAATAAATGAAGCTGAGCTAAACACATTCTTTAACAAGTCTGACAGAATTGATAGAGTTTTTAACGACATCTTATCTTGGGAGGAAGAATAATGCCATTAGATAATCCAAGGTCCGGCGGCCCAAATCACGTCGCAGAATATCAGCTTAGTAGTATTCCTTACGCTAGGCAAGGTACTGTTGCTAATTTATGTGGAGCTGCAATTGCGGTTAATGTTGATCCACGCGAAGGTCAAACAACCAATGCAAATATGAGGGCTTTTACATTCCCCCGCGTGACTCGATGGATTTATATTGCAAACGGCGCCGGTGGTACTCTAAGAGTCCATTTTTCTGAGTTATCCGCCGCGGCTGATGGTCATGCCGATATTGGCGGCGCTGTTGTTAATACCGCACATAAGGCTATCGTAATAGCAGCTAGTTCTAATACTATCGTTAGGTTACCATTAAGGGTTTCAAAAATTTACTTTCCAGATGGCGATAATGGTAGATCAATCCAGATTATTGCTGGTTTAACAACTGTTGGAACTTCAGATTTTACTGGTCACATAGAACATTTTACGGATAATAATTGATATGGCTAAAGTAAGTAGGGCAGTTTTAAAGAGTTTAGTTAAAGAGTGTCTTGTAGAGATTCTTAGTGAAGGTCTTGTCGGCGCTAGCGAGCAAATTCAAGAATCAAAGCAGATTTCATCTAGAAGAACAGCGCCAGCCAAGAAAAGAAAGCCAGTAAAAAAGGACGTTATCCCTGAAACTGTTAAGGGGATAACAGATGATCCTTTAATGCAGTCAATTTTTGCTGATACTGCTAGAACAACGTTACAAGAACAAACAAACGCCGAAAGAAACCCTAGGGTGATTGCTGGCGACACAATTTCCACATCCGTAGCCCAGGAGGATCTTGGAGATCTTTTTGGAGAAGCTGCAAACAATTGGGCAAGTTTAGCGTTTTCTGAAAAGAAACTGCCCGGGCAGCATAAATAATATTATAGACTATTTTATTTGGAGCACATTATGAAAAAGTCGGTTAAGTTAACTCCTAGAATTCTTAGAAGAATGATTCAAGAAGAAAAAAGAAGATCTGTTTTTGAAACCCTAGAGCAGGGGAATGAAGATCCTGAAAAAGTTGATGCTGAAGAGGTTGAGGCTGGTGATTTAGCAACTGCGCTAGAAAAGGATTTAGATCATCTTAAGGCATTGAAGATTCAAGAAGCCAAGGCACGAAGAAGGCTAAAGAGAATCATAGAGAGTAAAAAAGTTCTGTTAAGAAAACTTTCTAAATAAGGAGAAAAAATGCCAACTCATAGACAAAATGTCGTTGAGGCTAAGGGTGGACCAAGTTCACGTGCACTCGGCGCTAGAGATGATAAAAGTATCCGGGCTTCCTTTCCAGGTTGCCCAACTTTCGAAATGAAAGATGATGATGTAAGGGCTCAATTTCAAGAGCTTGTACTAGATGGAAATGTAAACGACGAAGGCCATACCTTCGGACAAATGGATAGAGACTATACTGACGCTCCAAACATGGAAGAAGTCGAGACAGGCGGTGGCGGTTTACCGGCTAGCCCTTGGGTTCCTAATCCTGTATCACCAGGCGAAGGCTCTGCAGACCCAAGTGATCAAGCAGATCCACCTGAAGGCTTCGGTCAAACGCCTTCTTCAACTCCTTTTGTTGGAGTAGGTGCTGTTGAAAGTCCAAAAGGCACTTCCGAACGCGCAGGACGTCATACATTAGGTGACTATAAACTCGGTAAAGGCGTCGGCAACTAAGCGATGACCCAACCTGCCTCACTTGGCAATTTAGCACATGGTTCCCGCCCGGATGATCGGGCGGGACTTGGTTATGGCCAATCAAATCCTAGATTCCACAAAGACCGGCAAGCAGTTAATTCATTTCCCTATAAAGAGGAAGATGAGCATGAGGACGAGGATATATCTGATATCCCAATAGAGTTACAAGATAAATTAAGAAAAGTTGTTAGTGGCTATCTTGCGAGCGACTACCTTGCAGTGAAGGGTACTGATCCTTTTTATTACGCTGCGGGCAACACAAGGTTTCATGAAGCTGTTGGAACAAGTATCGCTCCAATGCCTGGAATGTATAAAAAAAGAACGCAGGTTGGAGGCGGTGTTAATTCTCCCAAAGCATTTTCTCCTGGCAGTTTACAGCAGACGGGTAGCACAATAGGATATAGTCATCCGCACGTTTCAATCGGTGCAGACAGAGACATTCATCACTCTGATATTGATCAAGAAGATGAAGAGCTACCATTAAAGAGAGTTAGAATGGTAATTAGAAAAATGCTGGAAGATGAATAATTTCATTTTTTTTAAGTAAAATAATTGAGAAATGGTAAATTTAACTTTCTAATCGATATTTACCATTTAGCAGACCATAGGTGGTGTTATGACAAGTAATCTATATGAACAAGCAATCGCTGAAGCAAAGCAGCTTAAAGAGATGGCGGAACAAAACGCTAAAAATAAAATTATAGAGGCGGTAACTCCTCGAATTAAGGCTTTGATTGAAGCGCAAATATTAGGCGAACAAGATGATGTCGCCGATGATGAGATGTCTGGTGTAGATATTGCGATGATGACTGATGACGAAGAGTCTGAAGACGTTGTTGATGACACCCCTGAAGAAGAGGTCCTCGATCTTGTAGATCTAGGTTCTCTTCCTGAAGACGAATTACTGGAACCCCCCGCACTGGAAGACGAGATGTCTGATGAAGTCGAACACGAAATCGAGAATACATCTGTAACAGTAAATGCGCAGGGAGACGTTAATATTTCCGTTGCTGAAGGTCGCGGTCGGAACCGCGTTTTGAGCAAGAACACTCGTTCAACCACACTGTCGGGCAAAGTAAATCTCACAGAAAATTGTAATTCTGTAAGACGCCAGGCGAAAAGGATGGATGCGATGCTTCAAGGCCTCCAGTTCAATAAGCTAAATGAAATGCAACGGACACTGATAAAAAAAGCATATCAGGAATTGCTTTCTGAAGCTTTGTTGATTAAGAGGCTGCTCCTTCAAGAGGGAGCAAACAACAAACTAACTACTTCTTATAAAGACATGATAAAGGAGATTAAGAAAATGACTAGAAGAAGCAGTGCCATCTTTCGCCGACTATTTGAGATTGACGAAATGGCAGATGAAATGAGAGAAGAAGATGAAGAACTCGCCGGTGAGGAAGAGATGGCAGATGAGATGGGCGACGAAGACGTAGGTGGCGAAGCCGACGTTGACGTTGATGCAGCTTCATCAGCTCTTGAGGATCTCGGTGTTGCTCTCGGACTAGACGTTGAAGTCGGTGCCGAAGAGGGTGGCGAGGAAGAAATGGACGATGAGATGAGTGATGAAGAGGAAGAGGAAATCGACCTTGGAGAAATCCACTTAGGCGAAGCCGACGAAGAAGATGAAGAAGATGAAGGCGCTCAAGACGAGGTTTACGAAATTGATGAGAATATTCTCCGTCGTGAAATCCGTCGCCTCCGTAGACTTCGTGAGTCCGAAGGCGTAGACGCTGCAGTGCTTGATGATTTTGGCGGTGGTGATGATGAAGGTGATGCTTTCGTCGACGTCGACGAAGATGATCTTATTAACGCGCTTGCTGATGAACTCGGTTCTGTACCTAAGGTCGCATCCGAGTCACGTCGTCGTAGATTTGCATCACGTCGTTCAAATCGTCGTGCAGCAAAATTGCAAACAGAAAACAAGAAGTTGCGTAAGCAGCTTTCAGAAATGAATTTATTTAACGCTAAGCTTTTATATGTGAATAAACTGATGCAGAATCGTAATGTGACACAGAAGCAGCAGCGTGCCATTGTCGAGGCTCTTGATAATGCCAAGACTATTCGTGAAGCTAAGTTCCTATATCAGGGACTTGCTAAGTCTCTCGTTAAGAAAGGTAACAGAATTAACGAGTCAACCAATCGTCAGAGATTGTTGTCATCCGCTAGTAAGCCAACTCGCCGCGGTTCCGCCGCTCTTAATGAGGACGCAGTAGCATCACGATGGGCAACATTGGCTGGCATCAAGAGATAACAACTTATTTAATATAAAAGGAGAAAAATAAAATGAGTTTTTCATTAGATACGTTGACGGAAGGTATCAAGGCACGCAATGTGGGTCAGGGTAATCGTCGACTATTAGAAAAATGGGGACGTACGGGTCTCCTTCGCGGTTTGGAAGCTACCAACCGTGAGAATATGGCTACCCTTCTGGAAAACCAGGCGGGTCAGGCCCTTCGCGAAGCTTCTGCCCTCGCAGGTGGAGCTAATTCAGACATTCGCGGCTTTACGAACATTGCATTTCCAATCGTTCGTCGCGTATTCGGTTCATTGATTGCCAATGAGCTTGTTTCAATCCAGCCAATGAGTCTTCCTTCTGGTCTGCTCTTTTACTTGGATTACACATATGGCTCAGGTGTTGGTGCTGACGGTTCTCTGACTGAGAATGCTTATGATGCTGGCCAGTCAATCTATGGTTTACCAACAAACCCAGGTAAGAACGGCCCAGCTCAGGCAGTCGGTGGTCAGTATGACCTTGCTGGTTCTGGTTACTCACGTCCGCACAAGAAATTAACTGCTGCTGCGATGAATGACGTTGAGGCAACCGTAGCGTTTAAGCCAGGTACACAGCTTAGTAACACTGATGCTGTATCTGCTAGTAAGCTGGTTTCTGCTGATTCTGCATGGATCAGCTACGACCCACAGATTCAGGCCTTGATTGACGCCGGCGGCGACGCTGGTAACTTTGGTCTCTTGTCAATTCCAATTGCGGTTTTCGCGGATGCTGACTTGGATCTTATTCGAGAAATCGCTTTCTGGGAACATGACGATGATGGAACAGACTTCTACGTCAATGTGGATGCGTCAATCCAGGGTGGCGAAGGTATCTTCAACGTTCGTCGTTTGACACGACTCTTAAAGGGTACTCTGGCTGAAATTCAGGCTGCTTCCAGTCCTGCAGATCTTCTCTGTGGTAAGGCTGAGGCTACTCACGTTCTTCTCGTTGTGAAGCTTGGCGCAGCAGCTACTCAGTTTACTGCCGCTGACTTCGGTGACGGTGCTAACGCTGAGTACGGTCTCTCTTTCGTTGAGAAGGCTGGTACAAACCAGAATGATCTTTCATCAGTCGTTTCACCTGCTTTCGAATCAGCGTTTAAAGTCTCTGACGGTGATGGTAACGATGTTTCTGGTATTCCAGAAATCGACATCAAGATTGAGTCCGTCTCAGTCGTTGCTCAAACACGTAAGCTCAAGGCCAAATGGTCTCCAGAGCTCGCGCAGGATTTGAATGCTTACCACAGCCTTGACGCTGAGGTTGAGCTTACTCAGATTCTTTCTGAGCAGGTTGCTCTAGAGATTGACCGAGAAATTCTTGGAGACCTTCTCATGAACGCCGGTGCTGCTAACTTCTTCTGGAGTCGCTCACCAGGTAACTTCGTTAATAAGCGAAGCGGTGCTGCAGTTTCAAGAGCTACTTCACTTCGCCCTGGCCCGGCTTTCACCGGTACAGTTCGTGAGTGGTACGAGACTCTTGTTGAGACCATCATCGATGTTTCTAACGAGATTCATAGAAAGACACTTCGTGGCGCTGGTAACTTCATCGTTGTTAGCCCTGAGGTTGCAACCATTCTTGAAGCTTCCGTGCTTTACAAGCCAGCTCTGAGCCTCGATAGTGATGGCCAGGTTGCTAGCCCAATGGTTCTCGGTGCCGAGAAGGTTGGTACTCTTTCAAGCCGTTTCACGGTTTATAAAGACCCATACTTCCCACGTCACAAGATCCTTGTTGGCTTCAAGGGAAGCAGCTACTTAGAGACCGGATATGTTTACGCTCCGTACGTACCATTGATTGTCACACCAACAATCTTCGCGCCTGAGGATTTCACCCCACGTAAGGGTGTTATGACTCGTTACGGCAAGAAGATGGTTCGTTCTGACTTCTACGGTACCGTTACATGCTTGGACATGAACGTTATCTAATAGAGTAGAACAACTCTAAATTAAGGGGTGGCCTTTTGGCCACCCTTTTTTTTTACTTTTTGCCGGTTTGGTGATATTTATTATTGAATATTCACGCCACTAGGAGAGTTTATGAAATCTTTAAGAGAGCTTTACAACATTAAGGCCAGTAAAAGAAAGAAATTAACCCGTAAGGATAAGCTTCGCAATATATTAAAAGAAGCAGAAGCTGCCCTAACCCAACAGGTTCAAGATGCCGATGCTAAGCCTATTACACTTGTTGTTCTTTATGGACCACCAGCTGCTGGTAAAGGTGCTGCAAAGTCTGCTATTGGTGATTTTATAGGCGCAAACTCAGAGCAAAATTTTGAAGATTATTTAGATCAGCTTGCAGATCAAGGCCAAAAACAATTTCAAGAAGAAGATGCTGCTATGGTTAACATCACTAGCAAATCATTAGCTCCTGCGATTTTTAAAGAGATAGAGGGAAGAGTATCTGGTGGGGAAGACTTCGACTCAATTATTGGTGATTATTTTCATGTGAATGAAAAGGGTAAGAAATTTGAGCTAGGATCAATCCTTAGTAAGTCAGCATTTGAAAAACTTAAAGATGGCGGCGGCGCAAAAGAATTTGCGGATTTTCCTAACACTGCAGCGTTTTTTACTCAAGCTAGGGGTTTTTCAAAAGCTATTGATGGTTTAGATGATGATACTAATGCAATGATGGGTCCAAATGATGGTTCTCCAACGCTTGGTATTCGAGCCGCGGCAGCAGGTCGTTATATGGATGATGTTAAGAAAGAGCTTAAATCGCTAATGGGCGACGCAAAGGAAATTTCCGGAACACCTTACGCAACAGTATATTTAGCAGATCAAGCTGGGGAGTCAACAGCCGATACCGGTCGAATTGCAGCTCTTGGAGACTTAAAGGGAGACGCAGACTTCGCAGGTCTTAAGATCATTGGTGTTTATATCCACCAACCAGCTGAGCGCACACGTATAGCTAATCTTCACCGCGCATCGACTGGTGGTAGACGTGTCGCGCAATCTGAAGTTGAGCGTATCTTTGCGGCTGGTCCGGAGATAGATGGTTCTGGTAAAATCACAAAGAAGGGTGCAGCTATTGAAGCTATGGAAAGCGCAGGATTTGATCAAATTCATCTCTATCATCCACCCAACCCGTTTGATCCAGAGGGTGTGAAAGTAAAGGGTCGACCAATTGGTAATGCTATTTGTGAACCGCTAGGCACAGGTACAGGACATCTTGACATTGAGGGTTGCGATGATGAATCTTCTGGTTCTAAAACTGGGGCTAGATCACTTAAGGGTATGGAGAAATATGCTGCTAAACAAGCAGAGTTAGATTCTGATGCTGTTGAAAAAGTCGGTGGTGGATTACCTACTGATTTAAGTGATGAAGAACAAGATAAAGTTATTGCCGCTTTCGAAAAGATGGGATTTTCTGGTGTTACAAAAGACAAATTGACAGATTATCTCCAAAGTGTTAAACCCCCATTCGTTAGAGGCGCAAAAAAGCACGGCCAAGTTCCGTGGAAAGATAGTCTTTTTGGCGATGGTACCAACCCAACGGAGAAAGTCACAATTAAAGATGAGTCCGCTCGCTCTAAAAAGACCAAAGACAATCTTCTTTTCGAGCGCTGGCGAAAAAATGCAGGCTTATTAAACGATTAATTTTTAGCTATTATTATTCATTTTGTCTAAGCTAAAGGAGGCAAACATGGCTACAGCTAAAAAGACTACAACGAAGACAACTGCTACAAAGGCAAAGACAACTGCTACAAAGGCAAAGACAACTGCTACAAAGGCAAAGGCGACCACCACTTCAACTTCTAAGACAGAAGTGGAGGCCCTTAAAAAGACTGTTGCGACTTTGAAAAATGAAGTTGCAAGTCTCAAAAAATCAATATCAGAAGTAAAAGATATGCAGCTAAGAGACGTTATTCTTACCTGGGCAGAAAGCCAACCTGACTTTAAGGTACTTCGTCGTTTACGAAGAGCCGGTATCACAAGAAGCTAATTCTTTTTGTAAATTCAATCTTTCTCTATAATTATTAGTAGGCCCGCATCATTTTTGATCAGCTGACCCTGCCAGCGGTGCGGAATCTTGCAGACAAAAAAGGAGAAAGATCATGCCAAAGATTCGACATATGGATACGAAGGGTCTCGTTCAAGAGACAGGATCAGGAGTTACTTTAGAGCAAGGAGCTCTCACTAGAACTATTAGTCACATCACAGCAACCGTGAATACCGCTAATGGAACAACAACAACAGATTTAGGCATTACCCCACCAGCTGGTTCACGTGCTTTAGGTTGGAAGATAGAAGTATTAGAAGTTACCGGCGCCGTTGCAGGTAATATTACTGATCTGGGGATTAAGGGCGTTGACGATGACGCAATATCAGGTACTATTGCGCTAGCTGGTAATGCTGTGGCATCTCTAGCGGGAGCCGCAGTCGCCGCGACAAGAGACATCGACATGCCGGCTACGGAATTAATGATAACCCATGGCGACCCTGGTGCCGAAGGTCGTTCTTCTAAGGTTAGAGTTACAGTTCTTTTAGAAACTTGGGCTTAAGGGTAAATTATGAAAATTGAAATGACAGATGTAAAAGGTCTTGTAACAGATGGCACAGGTACAGGCCAAGTTTTAACACAGGGTGCAATTACAAGAACAATTAGCCACCTCACTGCGACACTTACGCTTGCAGACGGTACACAAAATGATACTACGATTAATATTCCGGCAGGCGCTCTATGTCTAGGCTGGAAAGTCGAAGTTTTAACAGCTGGCGCGACTGATGTAAATATTACGTCGTTGGGTGCGGCCGCTGGTGGTGATATTAATATACTTTCTGGAGACTTCACGTTACCAAATGAAGCTGTTGGCACCGCGGCAGGTGCGTGTGATGCTCTTGTAAGAGACGCCGCAGTTGGTGCATTAGACCTGTACGTTCACCATGGTGACGTAAATGCAGGCGGCGCTAAGATCAGGGTTTCAGTTATGATCGAGCAATGGTCGTAATTCGATAACATATTTCTCACATCTTCAAGATATTCTCACTCCTGTTCCATATTTAGATCAGGAGTGAGATATGTCTTCATTTTCTAATACATTTAGGCCAACGCCCTTCGGTTTTTTTGACGAAGATCAGGATTTTATTCGCGAAGCGGATTCAATGGTGACTTTTGTTAAAAGAAAATTGGGTGATGATATTCTTAGTGTCGAACTAACCAAGAAACAGGTATGGGCTTGCTTTGAAGAATCATTCCTCGAGTATGGCAGAATCGTCTTAGAAGCTCACGGAAAGTCGCAATTAACCAATTTATTAGGTATTCCAACTGGATCACTTTCTGGGGCACAAGAACTTCACCCAAGACAAAATCTTGAATTTCTAATGCGCGCAGCTGAACCATATGCTGGTGAAGCTGGTGTGGGTGGCTCATATGAAATAGTTTCAGGTTCAATTGAGCTGGAGACAGGCCGACAAGATTATGATATCTATAAAGAGTTAAAAGATTCTAGCGGAGATCTAATAGTCAGTAGTAGCCTAAATTCTCCACGTACTCGAATGAAGATAATGGAGGTTATGCACTTTTCACCTATGGCTGCTTATCGTTTTTTCGATACCACGTCAGCCATAAACTATCTAAATAATGAGTTTTCATTCGAGTCATTTACACCTGAAACAGTTTTCTATGTGCTTCCAGTTTTTGAAGATATTCTTCGTGCCGGCCAGATGGATATTAGTAACAGAGTTAGAAGGTCAAATACATCATATCAGCTTGTTGGTGGAAAACTTCGCATCTTCCCAGTGCCGATGGACACATCTGAGAAAAAGAAACTTTGGGTCAAGGTTATGTTTAATCCTGATCCGCTAAAGCCTCATATCGGAGAAGATGGCACAATATACGGCGTATCAAACTTATCGAACGTTCCATTTGGCAATTTAAGATATTCGAAAGTGAATGAAATTGGTAGACAGTGGGTTCGTCAATACGGATTAGCACTTTCGAAAGAGCTTTTAGGGTTGGTTAGATCTAAGTTTTCTAGCGTACCTATCCCCGATGGTGATCTATCGCTAAATGGCTCTGACCTAATATCACAAGGTCGTGAAGATCAAAATAATTTAAGAGATAAAATGGTCGAACTTCTTGACACATTGTCTTATGGTAACCTATTAAAGAGCGAAGCCGAATCGGCCGAAGCGATAAAAACAGTTTTAAAGTCAGTTCCAGTTCCTTTAGGTAAAGCAATAGTGATGGGATGACATAATGGCAAGACTTTTTATAACGCCAAGAGAAATTGACTTTATTTCTGATTTAACAAAAGAGATTAATAAAGACGTAATAGGTCAAAAGGTTTTTTACTATAAGATTAGACCTGACTTAACCGATATACATGAAATTTATGAAGAAGCGATGACAAAGGTTTTTAATCCGCCCGTAGAAGTTGAGGCTCGGGTTGATTGGGATCCTTCTGAAATTAAGACAACCAGATTTGGTACTGAAACAGTAAAAACGATTCAGGTTTATATTCATTATCGTGATTTGCTGGATAGAAATCTTGAAATACAAGAGGGCGATTATATAAGTTACGGTAATATATTCTTCGAAATAACTAGTTCTATATTTACTTCGCTCATATTTGGGCAAGTCGAGTATAAGACTGGTCTTAAGCTGGCTTGTAAGCAGGCACGTAAGGGTCAAATAGACTTCAAGGTCCACGGCCCAACAGACGAAGGTGATACCACTCCAGATGCCGTTCAAAAGACGTTTGTTCAGCAAAGGGGAAGCGCGATTAATAACGAGGGTGAAACCGGCGATAAGCGCGCTTTAATTGAACAAGGTAAAGTAACCCCTGTAGAAGATGGTCCCGCTGAGGTATCTGAGCGTGGTGATAGCGCAAAAATAAGTTCTTCTTTCTATGGTGATGATTATGACGTCTAGATACAAAGTAAAAAAAGGATCTGGCGGAAAAGCCGATATCGGATATCAGGAGGGAGAACAGGTCTCAGCTCTCGATATTCCTTCATGTACAATCGAGGATGTCGATCGCTCAGTTTTTAATTTATTTGAACATAGTTTAGATTTTACTGTTAAGAGTAATAAAAAGCCCACAAAGGTTCCAGTAATATTTGCAACAGGCGAGCGCTTTGCATTATTGGCTAGAAAAAAGCCGCTTAGGGATGCTTCATCTGCATTAATACTTCCTCTAATATCCATTATGAGAACAGCGGTAGACCAATCCCAGGGCATCGGTGAAAATGTTCCTCTTATTGTAAAGAAAAGATTGGCTCCTGAAGATGCATCATATCAAGCCTATGTAAACAAACAAGGTCTTATGAATGACGACAATCTAGTGTCTGCTGAAAATCTTGAATCTGATGATTGTCCAAACCACGAAAACGCCTCTGCGAAAAAGCTTAAGGTGAAAATGGGCGAACCAGGACCTTCTAATCCCCTTATTGGAAAAGATATAACGTATAATATATTCGAGATTTTTGAAATACCACCTGTTAAGCATTTCACTGCGACGTATGAAGTAACGTTTTGGTGCCAGTATACCCAGCAAATGAACAGTATGTTAACAATTTTAATGGGAGGTTATACAAATAATAATCGCCCATCTTTTAAGCTGGAAACAGATAAGGGATATTTCTTTACTGGCTTTGTGGAGGATGGGTTTTCTCCAGATGTAAATTTCGATGATTTTACCGAAGACGAAAGATTAGTAAAGTGTAGTATTAATATGAAAGTCCAGGCGTATCTAGTTGCGCCTAGAAGTATAGGGCAACCGACGCCGATTAGAAGGTATGTTTCGGCTCCCAATATTTCTTTTACGATTCATGAAGGATTTGATGTTGTGGGATCTGGAGTAACTCCAGTTGTAGATTCGAACAATCCAACCGATCATGTACTTAGTGATTTAAGTCATGAGTTAGACGGAGGCCCAAAAAGAGGTGTAAGTGAAACTATATACCAACAAATTGACAGTAATTTGGATTCTTTGGGTACTACGACATTAAATAATAATATAGGGTCGATGGGTACTTTGCATAAAGTTAAAGGCCGCGACCCGATTACAGGAAGAGAGCGTAACGTGGAAGTAAGAGTCGCTGATCAAAATAGAAAGTCTGGTGAGACTGTCTTAAGGGCATATGACTTTATAATTAAACTAGAAGACTTAATTAAGAAATAAAATATGACGAACCACGAGAAACTAGAGATTTTAGAAAATAGTTATTATGTGGTTGCATAAGTAAATCACAGGAGAATCCATAATATGGCAGAGCAAACATTCAGATCCCCCGGATTTTTTGAAAGGGAAATTGACCTTGCGGCGAGGCGCCAAACAGTTTCTGGAGTACCTGGTGGTGTTATTGGTACATCAGCAAAAGGTCCCGCCTTCGTACCGGTCACCGTCGGTGATTTCACAGATTTCGTAAACAGGTTCGGTGGTCTTGACCCCGATCTTCCAGCTGTTTATGCTGCGTTCGAATTTTTAAAGAACAAAAGGGCTCTAACGTTCATGAGGGTTCTAGGCGCAGGTGGTAATATAACTGCCGCCGATCGCGACACAACAAGGACATCAGGTATTGTAAAGGGTGCTGGTTTTAGAGTTAATGGCGTTGAGGCCACCACCAACAGAGATAACATCGCACTCGCTGCAGGTTCAGCTGGTGATTCAGGCAACGTCGCCGGTTTGCTTCTTAACGGTGGTGTTAATCTAATCATGGCTACTCATGATCTTAACGTTGCTGGTAAGTCTCAAGAAGCCCGTGAGTCATACCCTATTTTTGTTGATAACTCAAGCGTTACCAATTCATCTGTATCAACCCAACTATTACGAGGTGTTGTATATACTTCTAATGGTCATCGACTCGCGTGTATGGCAACAACGGCAACATTCGATAGCGATCCACGCATCCAGACTGACTCTAAGGCAGCTTTGGTATCTTCTGAATTTAGATTATTGATACTAGACTCAAGTCAAAATGTTATTAAAAATGTCAAGGCATCTCTTGATCCTGAGCATGACTCATATATCTCTAAGGCCTTGAATACTGATCCACACAAATTTTTAGAAGAAAAGCACTTATTACACTTAGACCTCCCTGTAGAGGACGAGGTTGCGTCTGCAACTGTAGCGTTTGTATCAACACCATCCAGATCAACTGTTGGTGGATCTCCTTTTACTGGAGATGATGCCCGGGCATGGTCTGTTATGGGAAGAATGGACGCACGTTATACAACGTCCAGATCACCAGCAATTATATCACAACCTTTCGGTACTCAAGAATTCGATATTATGCATTTCGAATCTCTTTCTGATGGCGAAGCTGGAAATAAAGATGTAAAAATTAGTATTGCAAACATAAGGGCTTCTCTTGATCCAAAACAACCTTTCGGAACGTTCGAAGTTCAGGTTCGAAAATTAAAGGATTTAGATACTGATCCTGAAATTCTAGAATCTTATCCTGGTTGTACTCTTGATCCAAACTCAGAAGACTTTGTCGCAAGAAAGATTGGTGATTATAAAGCACAGTTTAATTTTGACGCTGACTTAGAAGAAGAGCGTCGCTTGATTGTTTCAGGTAAATACCCTAATCGTTCGCTTCACGTAAGGGTTGTGATGAGCGATAAGTTCGAAAGAGGAGAGGTTCCTGCTGGATCATTACCTTTTGGATTTAGAGGGATTCCAGTTCTTAAGACATCTGAGTCACTTACTGATGACGCCACCAAGACGATTATGGACGATTCTGGTCCATTAGGTAATGTGGTAATTGCAGATAGAGCGTCAGGCGCATCCGCAACAGTAGCAATTTGTGACGGTAACGAAGGACTAAAGCAAGCTGCCGCGGCCCACCGCGATATCTGTAGAATCCATACGGCAACTCTTATTGATCATGATGATAGAGCTAGTGCGACACTAAACTCTCCAATTTTTCCGCCATTCCCACTACGATATAAGTTGACTCGTGGGCTAATGCCTGCTGCTGCAGACGTCGGCGGTTCGGATCCATCCGGTAATCCTGCACTAACAGAAAAGGTTGATGCTAAATTATATTGGGGTATGAAATCAGCACGCTTACCAAGGACTGCATCAATTGCTAATGCGGCAAGAAACCCAAACGCAGGAGCGCAGTTTAACACATTAATTGAAGGATACACAAAGTTCCAGGGTATTGCGAAGACAGGAGCATTACTCACAGGTTCAGCTGTCGATGTATACAACTCAAATAAGTTTACTCTTGCAAGGGTGGCTTTAAATAAAGTTGGTTCATCTGCAGCAAAAATCGCCGAATACGTAACAGGATCTGCTAAAGAGCACATGCTAGAAGCTGTATATATGAGAAGTGCAGCTGTTGATCCTAGTGACTATCGTGTAACTGATGGTTCATACGGCGATAGAATAACAATGGCGACCCTATTAAACAGTTCATCTGTTAAGTTTAATAGGTTTGTTGCTTATAACAAGTTCACACTTCCTATGTACGGCGGATTTGATGGTTTAAATCCTCTAGACAAGGATATGTCACTTATGAATGATAGAAGTACATCATCTGACGCCCCACTTGGGTTTGAAGGAAAGGCATCAACTGAATTTAACGCAGCTTTTACAACAAACACTGGGTTAAATACAGGCGCTCCAGGAACAGGCAAAAACAATAGCACGGTGATTTCATATCGTCAAGCTGTTTCGATTATGACCGACCCAATGACTGTTCGTCATAATATTCTTGCAGTGCCAGGTATAAGGGATTCCTTTGTGGCTGATTTTGCTTCTGATAAGGTTAAAGAGTATTCGTTGGCATTATACCTTATGGATGTGCCTGCTTACTCCGAGAATGGAACTCGCTTATTCGGAACAGAGGATAGAACAGCATTTACTAAATTGCGAAAGTCTGTCCCGGATGTAAGAGAGACATCAGAACAATTATCTTCTAGAGTGATTGATAACAATTATTCAGCCGCATATTTTCCAGATATTATATTGGCAGATGCGGCCAATTCAACGCAGGTCAAGGTACCTGCATCTGTTGCTGCAATGAAGGCCCTCGCGTTCAGCGATTCGGTATCTTTTCCTTGGTTCGCACCCGCTGGTTTTAATCGCGGTGCTCTGGATAACGTAACGAATGTAGACGTTAGGCTAACAGCCGGCGATAGAGATGAATTATATGATGCTAGAATTAATCCAATTGCAAACTTCCCTGATGGTGGGTTTGTGATTTTTGGACAAAAAACTTTGCAAATGGCTAAGAGCGCACTAGACAGAGTAAATGTAAGAAGATTACTACTAGAAATTAAGCGTTTGATTACAGGCATTGCACAAAGATTATTATTCGAACCAAATAACGCTGAAACGAGAGCAAGATTTATTAATTTGGTAACTCCATTGCTTGCAACTGTTCAAGCGCAGGCTGGTATTGATAGCTTTAGAGTTGTGATGGATGATTCGAATAATAGTCCTCAAGATGTTGAGAATAATAGATTGAACGGTCGTATAGTCGTTGTACCGACCAGGGCAATCGAGTTCATCGCGATTGACTTCGTGATAACTAATAGTGGAGTTTCTTTTGAATAAGAGTATAACAGGAGAAGTTAACAAATGGCAGAACTGACATTTAAAAGTCCAGGTGTAAGCACTCGAGAGATTGATCTTTCTGGTCCCTCTAGAGTTGGCCCGGTTGGAACGCCGGCTGGCGTCATTGGTACATCCGCTAAGGGTCGTGCCTTTGTTCCTCTGGTATTCGCAAACCTCTCAGAATTCGTAGCTGAGTTTGGTGCTGTGGGTCCAGATAAATTCGGCCCAATGGCTTTAAGGGAATGGTTTTCAAATGCGAGGGCCGGTCTTTACCTTAAGGTCCTAGGTGTTGGTGACGGTAAGGCTCGAATAGGTGAAGCCGGTAAAGACTCTCGCGGTAATGATATCGCCGCTGGTGCAGTAAAAAATGCTGGTTTCGTAGTTGGTTCTGAAATTGTTAATCCAGATACGGGCAGGGTGGCTGCAAATCCTTACGCAGGTGCTGAGGCAGCTGGTGCTAAGGCAACAATCGTCCTAGGTGTTACTGATGGTGATGCCACTAATCACGGCATAGCAGAAGATGATACAATAACACTGACAGATGCAGGTGGCGTAACAAAGACCTACAGCGTCGTCGACGGTGGCCATGCTGCGCAGAAAGCAACAGCGACCTTAACGTATACTGCCCGACCAGTTGCTGATAATGTAATCACGCTCATTACCCACGATAATATTACAAAAACCTATATCTTTAAAGACGAAGGTAGTACCGGCCAAGTGGTTGATGGCAAAGTCGTTGTAAGAAGAGGCGCAAACGGTGACGCAGACTATGCTCAGCTCATTGTAGCAATTAATCACGCCGCGGGTAACAACGCAGGATCGGCCGATGACAAAATCGAAATGACCCATAATAATGCTGGCGATAATAATAATGCTGGTAATATTGTGTTCACACAAAAACCCACAACTGCTGCTGGCAACAAAGCGATTACGGCGACTTTGGCGGCTGGCTCATCGTTTAGTGGAAATTTTGTGGGTGGTGGCTCAGCTGTGGCGACAGGAACAGTCTTGGCGCTTCATGATAGAACCGGTTCTGGTTTGGCTGAGGCCGCTCAAGTAGGCACCGTCGCAGTAAATATTAATACAACAGGTGGCTCTGTATCTGCGGCGCATACATTCTTAAAAGAATTAGAGACTGCCATGGAATCCTCAACCGGACATGATGGCGAAATTGCTGGAGTCCAAAGCACTGTCGCTGCTGGGGCATTCGTCGCCAGTCAAGTATATAAGATAACGGAAGTTCTGGAAGCTAATTGGTCTGGTTTCGGGGGTCCTGAGAATGCCACAGTCGGCGCTACTTTTACTGCCACCGGCGTTGGTACAGAGGGTCACGGCTCAGCTGAAGGCCCAATGGACGGCGCTCAGACATTAACATTAACGCAAAAAGCAGGTGGGACAGCAGGTAATACAACAGTCTTGAATACAGGCTTACCACAAGCTGTAACTCTTGGCGGACTTCGCATTGATGAAGCAGCGACAGTAAATGACTTTACTGGTGGCCGCGATGGTAATGGTATGGAAGGCAGAACACACTTTTTGAGTGTTTTGATGAAAGAGTCTGCGCCCTCTAAGGCTTCTGCAAGAATTACGGTGGCTGCCGGTAATGCCAATTCTGCGGTGGAAGCAGGAAGAACAATTAAAGTCACTTCCGCTGATGGAACATCTAGAACATATGTGATCGTAGATTCTGGTAACGGTGGTGTTGCTAATCATAAAAAGCTTGTAGCCAATGACGCGCTAGGAAACGGATCAACCGCCGGCGCCGCTGGCGTCGTGGATGGCATTTCCGTTAGCTTAGACTTAACTGCCGACGCCGGCCAGGATAACCAATATACATTCTTGACTAAATTAAAGGAGTCGATCGAAGACACCGACGGTCATGCAGGAAAACTTTCAGTTTCAATTTACGACGCTGATGGAGACGCCGCATCGTCAGCCGCCGCTGAAGCTCAATACGCGGTGATAACTCAGGACTCGCCAGGACGAGCTGGTAACAGGCCGATTACATTATCGCATGCATCTATTGGTAACTTAACGATTGTATCTGCATTTACGGGCGGAGTCGGTGAAAGAATATTCTCTGAAGCCGGTACGGGCGTCGCTACTACTGATGGTATTAGATATGCAAACGTCTTGCGCGGTGTGCTAATGTACCCATCTGGTGTGGTACCTTCGCTTGCAGCTTCTCGTACTGCAATTACTAATAACTCTCCAGTCGGTAAATCTAGTCTTAAGGCAACTGCCCACGCGGAAATTAATTTTCTAAACGAAATTACTGCTACACGTACTATCATAGTAACAGACGGATCTACTTCTCGAACTTACCGCGCCGTTAACGATGGTAGCGAAGCCGGCTTAGATTTTAAGCGAGGTAACTCAGGCGGTAACGCTGCCGCTAAAGCCGCCTTGGCCGCGACTGATTTCGCAAGAGCTGTTAACGCATCCACAGGCCACTCTGGCACAATTCGTGCTGTGGCATCAGGTTCAATGGTTACGCTTAGTCAGCTAATCGCAGGTTCGGCTAAGAACACTGCAATAGCAACAACGATAGAATCTACCGTAGCTTCCATACCTTCACACTTCGAAGGTGGAGCAGATTCAGTTCCTCAATATGCTGGTTCAACCGCAGCTTTTGGTATAAAGCCAAACAGGGTAGGTCACGAAAATGGTGGCTCACAATTGGGTAATGTAACTACGACAAGCGGAAAGCAAGAGTTCATTATGATTCTTAATGGTCATAAGTCGACTCAAAACAACCCAAGCGCTTTAACGGCATCATTTGATCCTCAAGCGTCGAATTACTTTCCGAATGTATTGAATACTGACCCAACTGCAATTCAGACAACTGGTCATTATCTATATACTCACTACGACGTATTTAGCACCTACGCTACGCCAGCTGGTACAGGTAATCCATACCTAACGTCGCAAGGTCAGGCAGGTACTGATGTCGCAATGTTACTCTCTACAAGGGGTGACCGAAATACGGGCAGCGCCACAAAGGCAAACGCGGAATCATTTTCTGATAGATTCCGAACTGCGGTATCTCCAACGATTGTGTCTCAAAAGCTTGGTGGCGTAAATCAACCATTATTTAGACTACACTCTCTTGATGATGGCGCGGGTGGAAATAGTGTATATAAGATAACGGTAGAAAATATAAGGAGATCACAGTCTGATAAAAACAGATATGGAACATTCGATCTTCTTATAAGAAGCTTCACAGATAATGATCGTGAGCCTGTGGTACTAGAAAGATTCTCTAGCTTAAGCCTTGATCCTAATTCGGAAAGGTTTATTTCAAGAATTATAGGTGATCAAAGATTATTCTACGATTTTGATAAACGAGCGGGTAGCCAAAAGTTAACCCTCGCAGGAAAATTCGCGAATAACTCAAGCTATGTTAGAGTAGAATTAGCAGACTCTGTAGAGAATGGTACGATGGACGCAACCGCGTTACCATTCGGGTTTAGAGGGCCGCAGAAGCTTAATATTGATAATGCCGATGCGTTATATTCACCGTCTGGAATTGTAGACACAGCTGGAAACGCGTTATTAGACGCAACTAATATCGCACATAAGTCGATGGTCGCACCACCTCTTCCAATGAGAAGAAACCTGGCGGTGGGCCAAACACCAAAGAAGAGGCTTGTTTCATCCCTAAACTGGGGTATCCAGTTTGAGATTGATGATTTATATAATGAGCCAAATAAAAATAGCAAGGTCGTAAGTTGTGCCGAATCATGGACAAAGTATTTTCCTGATTTTGATCAAGACTCATTGGCTTTAGTAACTGCAAGAAAGGGTTCAGCAGCGGCTGATTCACATAATAACAACTTATTTACTCTTGAAAATATTCAGGTACTTACTTCTAGCGCTGGTATTCCTGATTCAGCCGAATGGGCTGCTGCAGAATATAGAAGAGATGGTGTTGTAGACGATAGTATTGTTGATACCAACGGTCTCGCGGCTTCTGGCAGATCAAGATTCTTAAATACAACTACCGACCTAGACTTAGGTTCCGTTAGAAGATATCTTAAGTTTAATCTTTTCGTTGCTGGTGGTTTTGACGGTACAGAGATTTTTGATAAAGAAAAATCAGCGTTATCCGATATAGCTATTATGAGAGAAGTTGATGATGTATCAAGACAGGGTGGCAAAGAAGGCGCGACTGCCGCAACCTATATGAAGGCAATCGATGTCTTGGCTGAAAGAAGTGATGTAGATATTCAACTTCTTGCGATTCCAGGTATAAGGCAATCCCTGGTAACAGACAGAGCAATTGACGCTGTTGAAGAACGATTCGATGCCATGTATATTATGGACGCGATTGTATACGATACAGAAAATACAGTGGTTACAGGCTCAGCGCAAAAGGCAAGCGTATCAAATACGGTGACAAGATTCAATAACAGAGTTCTTGATTCAAGCTTTGCTGCTGCATACTTTCCAGATGTTATTTTAAGTGATCCATCCACTGGCCAGAATATCCAGGTTCCGCCTTCTGTTCCGGTCCTTGGTGCCTTTGCTCTTAACGATCAATTAGCACACCCATGGTACGCTCCCGCGGGCTTCACGCGAGGCGCCATGGCCAATGTAGCTGAGACCCAGGTTAAGCTTAATAGAGATAATCTAGATTCACTTTATGATGTAGACATTAACCCAATCACAGCATTCCCTCATACTGATGGTGTTGTGGTGTTCGGTCAAAAGACACTACTAAGAACACAGAGTTCTCTTGATAGGGTTAATGTTCGTAGATTACTTATTGAGCTACGTAGAAGAGTAAGGCGAGTGGCTAATAGCTTTATCTTTGAGCCAAATAGAGAGGCAACTCTCGCTAGATTCTCCGCCCAGGTGAATCCAATATTACGACAGATTCAACAGCAGCAAGGTGTTGATAGGTTCTTGGTAAAGATTGATACTACTACCACTACACAAACAGATGTAGAAAACAATACGTTGCGAGGAAAGATATTCTTGCAACCCACACGTTCTGTTGAGTTTATTTCACTTGACTTTGTTATTACAAATGCAGGTGCAGAAATCTAATATAGAGTATATTTAAAAGGAGATTAGGAGAAAAAAATGGCCGAAACATTAAATGTCTCAAGCATGTTGCCAAATAAATTTGAGCCAAAGCGAAAGTTTAGATGGGTCTTTGCAATCGAGGGTATCGATGCTTATCTAGTTAAGACAGCGAACCGTCCGACTGTTAACACAGCGAATATTGAAATTCCATTCATGAATTCAACTCGTTATATCGCTGGTAAAACCAAGTTCGATGCAATTAGTTGTACAATACACGATCCAATTGCACCGTCTGGTGCACAGCAGGTAATGGAATGGGTAAGAACTCACTTTGAATCTGTATCAGGTCGTTCTGGTTACGCAGATTTTTATAAGAGAGATTGCCAGCTTAAATTGCTTGATGCAGTAGGTACAGTTGTAGAACTTTGGGATATCAAGGGTTGCTTTTTAGAGTCCGCTAGCTTTGGTGATCTAGATTACGGTTCAGAAGATCCTGCAGAGATTTCTCTCACGATCAGATTTGACAACTGCGTACTTCAGTACTAATCTTACAATATAAAAAATAATTTTCTTTTAAATTGTGACTTGTCAAGAAGCGCTTTGCGCTTCTTGACTTTTTTTATTTACTCTTCTTAATTCTCCTTTTAAATTTAATACTAACAATATGCCAGCGAGGTGCTTATATGAGTGAAGGTAATAACGAGGCTCGACAAGAGCTGTTTGGTTCTACTGCCCCGAACATGCCAACAAAGAATGTGATGAGGGATGATTTTGGGTTTGAAGTACCTATAGAGGCTGTTCCTCTACCGTCTAAAGGAAAAATTTATGATGCAGATAGTCCGCTTCATGGAAAAGAGACTTTGGAAATAAAGGCCATGACAGCCAAAGACGAAGATATTCTTACTTCTCGCGCCTTAATAAAGAAAGGTACCGTTATAACTGAGCTACTACGCTCTTGTTTGATAGATAAATCTATTAATCCTGATGATATGGTATCTGGTGATAGAAACGCGATTATGACTGCTTTGCGTGTTACGGGTTACGGTTCAGAATATAAGGTCGAGGTAGAGTGTCCTGCATGTGGTGAAAGATCAAGCCAAAGCTTCGATCTAACAGATATGCCTATTAATACTTTGGATATTGATCCAGTCTCGATTGGTGCTAATGTTTTTGAGTTCACATTACCAGTGACTGGGTTACCTGTTAGGTTTCGATTTCTAACCGGCGCAGAAGAGCAGGAAATAATGACCATTTCGGAGAGAAGAAAAAAGAAAGGTCAAACTGCCGACAATATGATAACCCAACGCTTGACTTATTCTCTAATCGAAGTGAATGGTATCAGGGATAAGACAAAAATCCAGATGTTTGTTAAGAATATGCCGGCTAAAGACTCTTTATCATTAAGAAGATTTTTAGACAATAATGAACCAGGTATAGATCTTGCAGGCTGGATGGAGTGCCCTCATTGTACCGAAACTTCGGAGGTAAAGCTCCCTCTGGGAGCCTCGTTTTTTTGGCCTGACGCCTGAGCATAAAGAAGTATTTCTAAACCATATATTTCTTTTGATGTATTATATGGGGTTTGGGTATAGAGAATGTTACTTATTACCAGTTTGGCAAAGAATTTGGTTCATAGAAAGAATCAATAAAGAAATTAAGGAATCTAATAAGAATAATGGTGGTGAGGGTGCTGCAACTAGGGCAGCGCATCACAATGATCCAAATGTTCGAGCAATGATGGGTCGACATCGTGCTAATGTTCCGGCAAAATTGAGAAGATTTACATAATTAAGAATATGCTTAATGAAATAAAATGGAAAGATTTTTTTGCTGATTGCGCGACATACGTTATTAGTGAAAATAAAAGCTTCAGAATAAACGGGGATAAGAAGATCGCAGAAGCAACCGCAAATGCCTTGTCTAGCTCCAGGAAGCTATATAACGTATTGTGTTCTGAGCAGTCTTCTATTTTAGAGGTGAAAACTGCTATTATTAGTAAAAAGAAAGCAGCGAATCAATTTCTAAAAACCACCGGCATTTGTTGGCCCTTTTAACCTATTGCGTACGTATTTTATCGGTGCGTAATAATTATTCCTAGTGGTTAACTTTTTGGGGGCAGCGTGTCTGAAGATTTGGGAAAACAGGTTGAGTTACAGGCTCAATTAAACAAGCTTCTACAAGACCGCATAAAACTTCAAAATCAATTAAATTCTGCATGCGGACAACAGGCCGGCTGCGCTCAGCAAATGAATGAAGCTGCTGAAAAGGCCACCGCTAATCAAGAAAAGCAGGCAAAGGGCCAGCAAAAGATAACGCAAGAGCAAGAAAAGGCTCGCAAATCACAAGAAAAATCTGGTAAAACCGCAGACGGATTCTTTTCTAAGATCACAACCGGTCAAGCTGCCGCAACTGGCGGTGTTATGGGGTTAGTCAAAGGCTTTAAGGATATGGGCTTTTCCCTTAGTGGGATGGGTAAGCTAATAAAGAGTTTCGTATCCGGATTGTTCAGTATCGGTGTGGCTATTATTAAGATGCCTTTTAAGATCTTTAGCGGTCTTGTTGGCATGGCTAATAATATGGCCCAAGCCGGAGTTGCGCTAAGGCAAGCGTATGAAGACGTGCGTAAAGAATTCGGTTCATTCGCAGAAGGTCCTGCCAAAAATGTAATCGCCGGCTTTAAGGATATGACAAAATCTGCCAATAATTTAGGTGGCACTGGTTTATCCGTTTCAAAAGTTTATGGTTGGGGCCCCGATGGCATGGCTGCGATGTTGAAGGACGTAGCTGACATTGCTAAGGGTCTTGGATCTGCAATGAACCTATTGGGTGATGAGTTTGGTAAAGTTGCTCAAAAAGCCGCAATGTTTAAAAAGGGTATGGGTCTTTCTGGCGAGCAAATGGGCAAACTTATGAAAGATGCCAAGCTATCTGGTAAGTCTCAAACTGAAATGATGACTGAAGTTGGTAGCATGTCATTACAAATGGCTAAAAAGTTTGGGCTTAGCTCTAAAGATATTGCTCGAGATATAGCTGACATGAAGGGTGACTTTGTTACGTTTGGTAATGTGAGCACAACTCAAATGGGGGCCGCTTCGGCTTACGCTAGAAAACTTGGCATGACCATGAAAGATCTTAAGGGTGTGGTTGACAAGTTTGACAACTTTGAAGGAGCCGCAGATAGCGTATCACAATTGAATCAGGCATTTGGTATCCAGCTTGATACGATGAAGATGATGAACGCTGAAAATCCAGCAGAGCGAATTGATATGTTGAGAGAATCCTTCTTCGCTGCTGGTAAGTCTATAGAAAATATGACTCGCCAAGAAAAGAAGCTTCTACAACAACAAACAGGTCTAACTGAATCTGCACTAAAGAACGCTTTCGCAGCCGAAAACCAGGGTATTGCGTATGAAGACTTTGCTGACGCTGCCGCCGATTCTGAAGAAGCGCAAATGTCAGAAAAAGAGGTAATGCTTAAGCTTGCCGAAGCTATTGAAAAAATCACCAAAACCGGCCCACAGTTTACTGGAATTTTTGATGCATTTTTCAAAGGTTTTGGTAAGGGTATGGCTTATCAAAAAGATTTTAGGGCTTTGCTGTCAACAATTCGTTCATTTTTGTTTGTTGTATATGACTTTGGTAAGAAAATCGGTGGTGTGTTTGCCGATATATTGGCAGAAACTGGATTGCTAGGGGGCTTGCAAGATCTTTTTGATCCTGGTGCTCTTAAGATCTTTTTAGATGACATAATGAAGACTGTCTGTAAGCTCAAGGCTTGGTTAATCGATGGGACAGGTAATCCTGATGAGATCCTACAAGAGTTTACAGATAAGTTTGCCAATTTCTTTAGCGATAAAAAGAAAGCGCTAGGTAAAACAGGCGGCGCGCTTAAGCGTATGGGGCTACTATTTTCAAAACTCTTTGGCGCTGTAACTGGTTGGTTATGGAAGAAGTTGGCTCCACTTTTCACATCTATGTTTGAAAAAGTTGGTGCTTATCTTTCAAAGAACTGGAAGCCAATTGCAATGTTTGTTGCTAAATACGTAATGGCTCCATTATTAATATGGGCTGTAATGAAAGGCTTCGTATTTGCAGCCGGTGCCGGCTTAGCAAAAATGCTCGCAGCAAAATTTCTAGGAATTAAAGCCGCCGCCGCCGCTGCCTCGAAGGCTGGCTCAACAGGGGCTGCTGCTGCTGCATCTAGCGGCGGCTTAGCGGCTTGGCTCCAGTCTTTGGCGATGATGCCTAAGGGAACGATTGGTAAGGCTGCTCAAACATTAATAGCACTTGCTGCCGTATTTTCTGTGGGTGTCGTTATGTTCGCCGGGGCATTTTGGGCTGCTGGTAAGCTATTAAGGAAAGTTAGCTGGAATACTATGGCGAAGGTTCTGGTAATGGTAGCAGCCAGCATGGTCGCCACCGCTGGCCTAATAACTGCAGCTCTTATACTTGACGCAATGAAGAGCCAGATGGGTCAAGCTATTATTGGCCTGTTGGCTGCAGCTGCTGTATTTTCGATTGGTATGATTGCCTACGCTGGTGGCATCTGGGTTGTTAATAAAATACTTTCAAAAGTTCCCATGATGCAATTCTTAAAGCAGCTTGGGGTTATTGTTCTTTGTATGGCAATTACTGGATTAGCAATAATCGCAGCTGCTTTGCTTGTGGCTGATGGCGGTACAACAGCTGGCCTGGCTTTACTTGGTACGCTAGCGGCGGCACTATTGTTCAACGTTGGTATGGTTGCTTTTGCCGGTGGTATTTGGGTCGTTAGTAAGATATTAGCCAAAGTAGACTTAGGTAGATTTTTAAAACAACTAGGCACTATAGTACTTGCAATGGCTGCAACTGGATTGATGATAGCCGGCGGGGCAGCAATTGGTATGATGGGCCCTGCTCTTCTTTTGGCTGGAGCCGGCATCGTCGCTGCTGCCGCATTATTTACTGGAGGTATGCTCGCATTTGCAGGTGGTATTGCGATTGTTATGGCTGCGATTAATAAGATATCTGGCTTCGATAAATTTCCAAGTAAGCTCAAGGTAGTTGGGCTAGCAATGCTGGCCACTGTTGGATTATTGGGAATGGCAGCTGTTGGTGTATTAGCTGGTTTGGCTTATCCATTAATAATAGCGGGTCTTACCGCCTCTGCCGCTCTTTTTACTGGTGGTATGCTATTATTCGCTGGGGCTATAGCTACTGTAGATAGAAAATTCAAAATGAAAAAAGGTTTTGAGAAGAAACTGGATATTGTCCAGGACGTAATAAATATGACCGCCGAAATGCTAAAAATAGCTGGTAAGATGGGACTTACGGCGTTATTGGGCTTTGGTGGTCCTTCAATAGACAGCGGCGCTGCCTTCTTTATCGAGTCCGGACCTAAGTTATTCGAGATGGTAAAGAGTATTGACAAGATAAAAATCCCAGACCCCAAGAAGACAGCAGCTGTTGTAGGGATTGTAAAAGATTTAATAATGGCGATGTCTGCGCTTAAATCGCTTGTTCCAGAGCAAGGTGTATTTAGCTCTATTGCAACTATGTTGTCTGGCGGTTCTCCAAAGGCGTTAGTTTCTGAAATGGGTACATTTATTACTTCAATCTTAGATAAACTGCAAGAGTGTGTGAAGGGGTTTGTCAAGCTTGCGCAAGGTATGAGCAAGTCAGATTTAGAAAAGGGTAAAGTCGTTGCAAGCATGATTAAGGCGATTGCAGACGTTGCCGCAGCTATGGCGCCTACATTGAAATTAATATCAGAGGATGCTTCGTACGCTACAACAATGAAGCTATTATCTGCCGGTACGGTAACTCACAAGACTGGTACTGCTATGGAAGGTATGACCGTATTTTTCGATAAACTTATAGAGAAAATGCCACCGCTAATTACAGCTTTAGTTGAAGTAATGACAAAAGCTATGAAGGGCAAAGATCCAAAGAAAGTTTCCGCGCAGGCAGATGTTCTTGGCAAGATTATGAGCTCTGTAAAAGATGTGATGGCGGCTGTAGGCGAATTCCAAAAGATGGTTGGAAAGCAGGACGGGTGGCTAACATCTACTAAGGGCGCGATGAAAGAAGTTGAAAAGATGTTCGATCTGGTCGCTAAGTTGGTTGGTCCGGGCGGGGCTATCAATAAAATGATAACCGCAATGATAGAATTAGCAAATCAGCTCGTCAAACTAAATACAATTAAGCCTGAAGATATGAAAAATCAGATTAAGGTTCTTGAAACTATCGCGGGTGATGTATTACCTAATCTGGGTAATGCTATGCAAAAGATGTCTGAAATAGAATTCCCAGATCTAACCGAAAAAACAGGGTTCCTTGGCGGTGGTACCTCTGTGAAAGATCAAATCTTAAATGCATTTGACCAAATGGCGACGTTGATCACTGACGGGAACAAGAAATTAACTTCGATTTCTAGTATTTCCGCCCCATTTGATACGCTTAAAGACGCAATGTCTGGTTTAGAATCAATAGCTAAGGGATTTGACAATGATTATTTTGGTTCTTCTGGCACCGTCGTAAAGGCAGCGCAGGGCCTTGTCGAGTCTTATAACGCAACTTATGCTGCTCTTTCAACGCTAACACAGGCTCCGATGGATTTAGACATTAAGCTCCAGACATTTGCAGACGCAATGGGCATGGATAGCTCTACATTTACGATTGATAATGAAAAACTTAATTTTACAGTAAATGTTAACGTGACCATGGATGCTGAAAAGTTAAGTGATACGTTAACGGATAAACCAACAATGGGCAAGAAAACTATGAAACTAGCAGCGGGTGGATAAAATGACTAAAGAAGAAAAAGAAGAAATTGAAAAAGTTTATGGGGGTCTTTTAAAAGATTTTCCCTTTGACAAATATGATGAAATAATAGATAATATAAAGAAGCTTTTTGCGCATCCTTCTGCTAAAAAGGGCCTACTTAAGCATATAAAAGAAGAATTAGTGGATAAGAAATAGTGTCTGATGAAAAGAAAATATATCCTGAAGGATCTGGTGAATTTGGAGCACCTGACTCCGGCCGTCCTGGTAAAGTGGAATTTGACAAGGATGATCTGACTAGTCACACAAAGGCCACACTAAAGGATTATTTAAGCGGTTTAACGCACGGCAAAAAAAATGCGTTTCCAATTTCTCATGCTTCTTTAATAGATCCCAAGACGAAGGAAAAGAAAAGTCTAGATGATGAAATAGACACAAGGGCAAATTCTGAAGATAGGATAGCAGAGATTAGAGTCGATACAAACGATTCACAATTTGTTTCTTTGTCTAGAGATTCTCAGGAAGCAAATGCGATGAGAACGTATTCTGATTCTGGGAAGTTTACTGATATAGAAGATAAGTCTTCGACGCTTAAGACATTTTTTGATAAAAACAAAAGAGGTCCAGGTCATAGCTTGCTTAGGGATATTAAGCCCACTAAAAAATATGATAATGGTGAGTTAACAGACCCAACTGGCGTCGATAAAGAAATCTATAAAATTCCCGATGACGCACCAACAGTGCAAAAAAGAATTTCAGCAATTCTCACTAACAACAATAGGTTTTCGCCTTCACCAGAATCGCCCTATATTAGAGATGGGCAATATACGAAACCTGGCGCAGCATATGGTTCTATTCAAAAAAGCCTAGGTATGTACACTAGCAATTCACCCGCTGGTGATCTTGCTATAAATGATTTAAGAAAAATTGCTCATTCATTAATGCTAAAACAAACCGGACATTCTGGTCCAGATGGAAACCCAGATAGCGAAAATTTTATTACAGTTGCTCCAGGATCATTTGTAGATACTCGAGTTCCAATTCGAGACACATACGCTTCTCATGCCCATAAAGGATCTGGCCGGAGAGGGCGCCCATCACTAGATGCCGTTGTGCAGGATGAAGATGATGATGATCACTTTTTCAAATTTAATGATGGTAAGTCTTATGGCGCTACAAATTCTCATTTGGAGCCCTTTACAGGTAATCCATTAGCAGCAGTTACTTTTATCCTCCAGGGACTTATAACACTATTTGGGCTAAGTTTTGTTATTGGTATATTCTTAGAGCAGCTTTTTAAAGAATTTACTGATGAAAGAGCCCAAGGCAAAGACCCCGGATCACTTCCGCTAGGTAAGTCAACAGATGCACCAGCAGCTGCCTTAATTGATATAGGGGTTCCCTATCTAAGGTTTCCAGTATTCACATGTATAGCTTATGGTCTTGCTGCATTTTTTAGAATGAAATGGCCCAAAGCTAGACCTGATGATGATTTAGGGAATTTTATTTCTTTGGGACTCTGGTTTGCAGGTGAAGCAATCAATATATTCGAGTTTATCGATAGGATTAACGAGTCTAAGGGCTTCTATGTTAATTTAATGCGTAACATTATGAGGGACAATTCGAAGATCATAGACACCTTTACGGATCCGTTATTGGTTCTAGGCGCAATTGGTGAAGCGGCTCTTCTGGGTGGCTCTATCAAGGCTGTATTGGTAAAACTTTTATCGTTGTTTTCTGGTTTGTCATCATTTCGATTCTTTATGGCGGTTGCGATTGTAGGTGAGCGGTGTAAGATGGGCGAAATAAGGGATTTTTCTGGTCTTGGTGGTCAATTAATAGAAACTATACAAGATAATGGCGCCACTCGAGTGACCAAGAGCCGTGTACACAAAACGTCTAATGCTCTGGTATGGCGCCATCGTTCTGCTCCAGCAAAAATGATTTTACCTGTTGAGCTTTTGAATGCAAAAGGGATAGTAAATAACGGCCCAGATATTATGACGGCAGTCGCTGCGAAGGTCGGTGATTACGAAGGGACAGAAAGCCATAGAAGAAGAATTGATTTTGTCGACAACGGTAGAATTTCATCTGATGATGTTCTGAAGTTTGAAGACGAACTCGAATCCGAGTATATGCCATTTTATTTTCACGATCTTAGGACAAATGAAGTAATAAGTTTTCATGCATTTATAACTGATATGAAGGATTCATTCTCTGTTTCTTATACTGATACCGACGCTTATGGTCGTATTGATCCTGTGAAAATTTATAATAAAACTGCTCGCTCAATAAGCGTTGGTTTTTGGTTAATAGCAACCTCTCAAGAAGACTTTGATTCAATGTGGCTAAGTATTAATAAATTAACAAACATGGTTTATCCTCAATGGTCCGAGGGTCGCCAGTTAGCCTCAGAGGGTAAAAGCTTCATAATGCCCTTTTCACAAATTCCCACTGCTAGCCCAATGATTCGATTAAGGGTTGGTGATTTTATTAGATCAAATGGTAGTAAGTTTAATCTACAAAAGCTGTTTGGTTTACAACATGCGTCTGGTGAAGAGCCTAAGTTCACATTCGGTAAGAACCCCGGGATAAAAGCAGAAAAAGCGAATAAGGATGTTGATAAAGCTAGGGACGTTATAGTGGGTCAAGCCGACGTACTAAGCGAGCAAGACACATTTGGCGTAGGCAAGTTTGCTATTTTAAGAAGATCTACTGCACACCCTTACGTTACTTTAAAGAAGGGTGGAGCAGCTGGTGGTCTTTTGGGCCCACCTACTTTACCATTTTATACGTGGACTCGCGGAGATGCTATAGTCAAAATTACTAAAGCTGAAGATAGGCCGGGTGCACCCGATGTTGATACTAGCAAGGGTGAAGAGTACGTTATGAAAAAGCCCTATCAATATCGCGTAGAGTTTCAAAATCCGAAGGATCCAGCAAATCCGCATGACAAGGCTGATTTCGAAATGATCGTCTTAGCTTCTGACATGAAGGTAATAACAACGGAGGCCGAACCTATAGAGAATAAATTAAATGATCTAAAAGAAGCTGCTGACGCAGGTGAATTTTTTGATCCAGAAAAGAACTCTATTATGAAGGCATATGAGTCTACCCGCGGTAGAGGCCTTGCGGGATTTATTTCTAGTTTAGATTTCGACTATACAGACGCAACTTACGAAACTGGATCAATCACTCGTAGAGCGCCAAAGATGGTAAAGGTATCGATTAGTTTTGTGCCAATTCACGATATCGCTCCTGGAATGGACAGCCAGGGTGGTATGCGTGCACCACTTTACCCTGTCGGTGATATATCTGCGCATCTCGCCGGCGATGAGTTAGCAAATGTTGAAGAATATGGTGTAAAATCGTCAAAAGCACAGGAATCGTTTAAGGAGACGCAAGGCTCTTTGGGTCGTAGGCAAGATGAATAAAGGAGGTTTGGTTTGAGAAGATATGGGCCAGCCCCCATTATGGGAGGGGGTACTTTTTACGGTACGTATATCCCAAGTAAAATATTAAGAGAAGCAGCTTTAAGCGGTACAATATCTATACGAAAAGACTACCTTAGAGAAGGTGAAAGAATGGATACTATCGCTGGAGTTGAGTATGGCGACTCAAGGTTGTGGTGGATCATCGCAGGTGCCAGTGGTATTGGTTGGAGCTTGCAGGTCCCACCTGGGACCTATTTGTTGGTACCTACCAATTTAATGCAGGTAGCAGCCCTGGTATAAGGTGAACATCGATGGCTAGAGGTACAAAAACTAGGCTAAATCAAGCTATAGAAGATCTCAAGGCTTATTTTGGCGTATTATCTCAAGATGATCTATTTAATGTCCTTATGGGCGTATCGACAATGGATAACCTCCAAAAGGCTAATTTCGATATGGTCCAAGGCAAGCCTGCTCCTGAGCCAGGAATTGCTGCGATAATAGGCATGCTACAATCGAACGAAACTGCCTATTTTGCTCATGAGATTATTGCAAAAATAAACGAATTTAAGACCAAAAGTGGTGATGCTGAAAAGCTGGTTTCTGATGCGCTAATGGTGGTGTATGAAGATTCAGAAGCACAATTAGGTGACAAGATAGGTGTTAAGACTTCAATGTCTCAATTGGTGGTACCCATCAATAAAGATCCAAGAGACAAACCACCAATAGAACCCAACCAAGATGTTACAAACCCGAGTAAAGATAAGCCAGCTCTTTCTGCTTTTGTTGTTTTAAAAAATACGTTGAACCCTACAAAGAGGGGTACACCGGCTGCTGAAATTTTTATGAATACTATTCCCACTCTAGAAATGTCTAGATGTGTACCTTTTCTCGACGTAACATTAATCCCATCCGTTCCTGCGTTATCTGACGACGGTACAGTTCAAACAATATCTTTATTACAATTTTTAAGAGGTAACTTTAAGCCTGCCGGAGGCTCAGCAGACGAGACTATTGCCAAGGGCATTGATCTTAAGGTAAGAAAAAATGTCTTAAATACTCCACCGCCAAAAGTTAGCGATGAAAGTAAAAAGAAGCAAGATCCTTCGTTAACTTCTGCTGGTATGGAAATTTTTACTTCACCTCAAACACTTGTCATGGGTGATGAGTCATATACACCGCATGCTCCTGAATCTAGAGGCGCGCCTGTTATAGACAGGTTTAGACCCTTTATGAGCTTAAAGGACTTCAAGGTAAATTTAGTACCGTCTGCTGGGCTATTGACGTTTAAGTCAGCAGAGATGGGCCTTATTTTACATGACAGATCTAGACTCGCCGAAATCGCTGAATTTGTTAAACCAGATCTATATGGAAAAACGCAGATGTTGGTTACCTACGGCTGGTCTCATCCTGATGGTAATCTGCCAGGGAATGTTTACGGAAGATTTTTGGATAGTCTAAAGTGCACTGAGAAATATGGCGTCGTTAATTCTAGCTTTACGTTTGATAATGTTGGGCAAGTCAATATAACACTTAAGTTATCGCTAAAAGGATCTGCACAAGTAGAATTATCCAAAATATCTGCAGGCGCTGCCGTCAAGGATGCGTTAAAAGATGTTGAAAGACTTACTGAGGCGCTAAAAGGCGCTCGTAAGCAAAAGCCTGGTGGTGCAAAAGGGGCAAAAAAGATTGATGGTGGTCAAATAGTGTCCAGGATGTCTGATACTGGATCTGCTATGGGGTTTAATAAAGAGACAGGTAAGAAAATAGACGAATTTATTAAAAACGCCAGAAAAGTCGGCGCGCCTGGTAATCTAAAAAAAGTCCTACCATTATTAAAGAAGTTAAAAAATGCAGTCCCTAAAGCCCAAAAGGCCATGGCGCGCATTGTTGCAAAGAAAGTTGGAGATGTATCCAAAAAAAGGAAATTATCGCTACAAGCGAGCAAAAAAGAGCTTCTAGATCCTTTTATGAAAACTTTTGTAGGACATAATCAGAAATTTGTAAATATCAATGAGAATGATGTAGGGTACACTACTTTTGGTAATCTTGTTTTGGCGTTCTGCGGATATCCACTTTGCGGTACTGGCCAATTTGATGAAGTGCAATTCATATTCTATACCTTCAACAGCCATGCTTCATATATGAAAGATGCACCAATATCTAGCTTTCCAATCAGTATTCAAACATTTACTCAGAAATTTAGGGAAAAATGTAAAACGTCTACGAATATGCCTATCGGCGCGTTTATTAGGTTTTTATCAAAAGAATTTGTTTCAAGCCAGACTGCGGAAGCGTATGGGCTAACAGATCTATACGAAAAAGATAAAGAGAATCCTGGTAAAATTAAGCTTAAAAAAGTTTTTGAAGATGAGGGTGGAAAAACGCTGCTAAAGAGTGTAAAAGACTTAAGGTTAAAAGACGCGTATGGAATAAAAGACGAAGAAGCTGATATTAATTTTAAGGTCCCCAGAATACAAATGCAGGCAGAGTGTCTAACTGCTGATGAGGATGGGAAATCAATTTATAGAATCCATATTTTCGATCAAAATTCTACTTCACATACGACGTTGGCACAGATATGGCAGGCTTCCCAACAGGAAGCTATTACGCCGTTTACTAGCGGTATCGCAAAAGCCGCCAGAAAAGAAAAGGATAAAAGCGGAAGCAAAGAAGAATTCATATCTCAGATTAATGCTGCTTTAAAGAGTGGAATTTTAGAAGCGATTCCATCAACTACTGAGATAACAGAATCTGATGTTGAAAGTGGAAGCGTAAGATTTCGAGTCAAGAAAGACTTTACATACGTAAAAGATTTTTTGAAATCCGTTATGCCCACCATCATATACGGTAATAATACCACGAACGTAATAACAGCTAATCTCGCATCAATGAATAACCCTGCAATGACCAGCATTAATATGAGAAGATCAGGGTTGGGGGCAGGTACTTCTGCATTAGGCTTAAGGGAGTCTGGCTTACCATTACAGATTGCACCAACCAGACTCTCGCTACAAACCATGGGCTTTCCAATTGCTACAATCGGTCAAACATTTTTTGTGGATTTTGGTACGGGTACCAGCGCTGATAATATCTACTGTGCATCAAAAGTTAGTCATACAATTTCTGCCGGTAATTTTCAAACAAGTTGGGAGTTTCAACCCCTAAATGCTTATGGCTCATATACCAATATCGGAAATGCTGTAAATCAAGCGGTCGCAGAAATTGAGTCTGATTAAATTGAAAATCTGTATTCAGATTTATACAATTATTCATGAGACTGCTAATAGATAGATCACTTTTCGGGCAAAATCGGTATCTTTTGCTAGATGGTAAAGAATACGCTTGGGTTGACAATAGCGATGTAGATCATGATCTGTTTTTAGATATTAACGAATCTAACACTCTAAATGAATATTTGAGGCTATACGATATTGATCCAATAGAATTTATAGACAAAAAGTATAAAGCAATGATGAATGTAGTTGCTGCGCATTCCCCAAACTGGAAATACGTTTTACCGAAATCTGTTTATTCTAAAAAGCTAGATATTCTTAATACGTTCCTTGAGGACACATACCCTATTATCAATAAAGATAATTACGCAAAAACATTAGAGGCCGGGAATTTTATATTAAGGCAGCTCGAGGAATTTAAGCCCAATAAAGAAGTATTAGGTTCTAAAATAGAAAATCCGACGATTAAAAAAATAATACAATCTTTTACCCCGGGCAGTAATGGCTTAACTAAAAAGCTAACTTATGATAGGTTTAAAACCGTAACAGGTCGCTTGGTGGTGCAAAACGGACCGCAAGTATTACTTCTACCTAGACGTATGAAGAATATTTTTGAAAGCAGTTATTCCGAGGGTAAGATTTTATGGGTTGACTTTGTGTCTCTAGAGCCACGTTTTGCAAAATTGCTAACAAGCGACGTAGCTAAAAAAGACATTTACACAGATATAATAAAAGAATACGACTTGTCTTATAGCAGAGAAAAGGTGAAAGCAGCTGTTTTATCTACATTATTCGGCGCTGGTTTGTCAAAATTAACAGAAATTGTGGGTAAGGAAGCGTTTGTTATCAAAAAGGCGATAGATGAATATTTTAATCTCAAACATATTTTGTCTATGGCTGGTGATTATAGCAAGGGTAAGATCAAAAATTATTTTGGAAGACCTATTCCGCTTAAGAAGTTAACATCGAATGTCGCTGTAAATAACTTTATACAAAGTTCAAGTGTTGATGTGTCACTTATGGGATTTTCAAGCTTAATGAAGGATGCTAGGATGCCGAATACCGTAAAGCCACTTTGTATAATTCATGATGCGCTGGTGTTAGACGTTAAGAATAGTGATATAGAGCAAGTTTACAAGATAATTAATGAAGGGATAGATATTGAAAATGTTGGCCATTTTTTTCTGGAGTGTGATATAATATGAAAGTTTCTATTAAAGATGTTGTGCTAGACATTCTTTCTGAAGAGAAAGAAGAAGGCAATGAACCGAAAAAAGAAAAGAAGCTAAAACCTGGTGTAGAGGCTTCAACTGGATCTGGTAGATTTTCTGCTGGTGTTAATGAGGCCGGTGCCCTTGCCAAAGAAGATCCGAAGCAATTAATGAAAAATCTGCAAATAAGATCTGCTACGGGTGGAAATGATATCGAAAGAGTGAAGGTGTTGCTCAAGCAGGCATTTGTCGGTGCTGATGCAATGAAGGCGGTATACACATCGCTAAAGACTGTTACTAAAGGAGAAAAAACTGGGTTACGTGTAGATATCTCTGAGATTAAAGTGCGAGACGGTATAAAGTACTTATATCATACACTAGTTGGAGCAAGAAGCGCCGGGATCCTAGACTTAGATTCATTAGTACAAATAGAAAATGATTCAGGAAGCGTTATTATTTACTCTGGAGAAAAAAAGACTTGGCAATGATTATAGATAGCAAAAAAGAAGTTATAGAATTAAAAAATCTTAGTGATTTATCTGCTCTTGAAACCCATTCTTCAATGGATGATATCGCTGTGATCCTATGTAGCATCGTGACAACCTCTTTAAGCCCTACTACGGGTGATATATTAAGGATTAATTTGAAGCTTTGCCATATTAATAAAGACGGAAATTTCACAAAACATAGGAATGTAGCATCATTTTTTGAAGATCCAAAAAGGGAATTATCGAATGAAGAATCTCAATTTTTAGATTTTTCTATTAGCGACAAGAATGGCTCAAGCATAAATTGGGAATTAATATCTGGGTTGTTACAGAAAGCTGAATTAGTAATCGCTCATAATGCGGCATTCGTAAAGCCGTGGATAGAAAAATATACTGGGAATATGGATGTATTATGGGGTTGTAGCATGGATCAAGTTAATTGGGCTGAGATGGGATTTCCGTCAAGAAGTCTAAATGTATTATCAGTATTTTCTGGCTTTTTTTATGATTTTAAAAATTCTGCTTCTACCTTAGACGCCTTAACTCATGTGTTAAGCTTAAACAATTCAACAAAAAATCTAATAATAAAAGCCAAGTCTCCTGATCTCCAAATATTCGCAGCAAATGCTCCTAGGGAGCTAAATCACTTGCTGAAAGAAAGACGATATCGCTGGAATCCCGATGTTGGAAGTTGGTGGCTGGGACTAGAAAACACAGAGCAAGGAGAGCTTGAATCGAAATGGTTATCGAATAATTTACCCGGTACGGAACCACAAATTTTCGAAATTGATCCTAAATTCAGATTTTCAAGATAATTAATATTATGAACACTAAGCTTATTAGAGAATTTATACGACTTTTTTTAGAGAGATCAAGCGATGTACTCGGTGAACCTGACCTCTCAAACCAAGAGGAAAGAGAAAAAGAGAAAAAAGATTCTGAGAAAGATGAAATGTCTGTTGCTGCTGGTATGCCTGGTGTTTCCACACCGCTAGGTACTGGACCGACCTACCCTGCTAAAATTGTCAAAAAGAATAAGAAAAGACAAAAAAAGAAATAGCATCTATTCTGAAAACCCTTCAATTCGGTAATATAATCATAATACAGTTGATAAGTTGCCAATTTAAAAATATGGAGGTGAACCATGGCAGTAGATTTTGAAGCAATTAGAAGAAAGTTAAACCAACTTAGCGGTCAAGGGAATAAGCGCAATGCAATGTGGCGACCGCAAGAGGGAGAAGAAGTTACAGTACGTATTCTGTCATTTCCCAATAATGATGACGGTCTACCTTTTACTGAGCGTTGGTTTTATTACAACATCGGTAATAACCCAGGCCTACTAGCGCCATATCAGTTTAGTAAGCCAGATCCGATTCAGGATCTTATTAATAAGCTTCGTGATGAAGGCACAAAGGAGTCTTATGAGCTAGCCAAGAAGCTTTATCCGAAGCCTAGATATTACGCGCCTGTAGTTGTTAGAGGTGAAGAAGATAAGGGGATTAGGGTTTGGTCTTTTGGTAAGATGGTATATCAATCTTTGTTGAATATTATGTTAGACGAAGACTATGGCGATATTACTGATGTCGCTGAAGGACGAGATGTTAAGGTGATTTGTACAAAGGCGCCAGGTCGAATGTGGGCAACTACAGAAGTTCGTCCTCGGGGCAAACAAAGCAAGCTGTCAGACAATAATAAGCAAATTGAGAACTGGGTTTCTAGTATTCCGAACTTGGATGATATGTACTCACTTAAGTCCAGCGAGGAACTTGAGAAAATTATAAATGATTGGCTAAATGGCGATCTAGAAGACTCAAGCACTGAAAGTACAGGTACCACAAGAAATACCAACTTTCAGAGTAATAATACCAGCGCAAATACAGAGACACAAAAGAAATTTAACAGTCTGGATGACGCGTTCGCAGACTTAGAGAGCGATTTTTAAAAGAGGATTTTAAATGGCAAAAAGAAAGTCTAAGAATCAAACTGACGACTTTACTTCTGACCTAATTTCTTCATTAAATAAAGAGCATGGATCTAAGGTTGCATATAACCTGCATACCGATTCATCTCCGACACATGTGAAGAGGTGGGTAAGTACAGGTTCAAAACAGCTTGATTATATTATTTCAAATAAAAGAGAAGGTGGATTGCCTGAGGGTCGGATCATAGAAATTTTTGGTCCGCCCTCAATTGGCAAATCGCACATCGCGATACAGATAGCTAGATCAACCCAGCAAATGGGCGGTATAGTTGTTTATATAGACACAGAGAACGCAACTAGCGTTGAAAATTTAGGTCTACTAGGTGTTGACATAACAAAGCGTTTCGTGTACGTTGATACGCATTGCACAGAAGAGGTCTTGTCCATTGCCGAAGCTACAATTATGAAGGCAAAAGCAATGGACAAAGATGTACCCATTACTATTATATGGGATTCAGTTGCTGCTTCATCTCCAAAAGCGGAGTTGGTTGGTGATTATGATCAAAACTCTATCGGACTACAGGCTCGAGCTATTTCGAAAGGTATGAGAAAAATTACAGGTGTAATAGGTCAAACTAATACATTGCTGATTTGTTTAAATCAAATTAGGACTAATATCGGGGTTATGTATGGTGATCCGACAACTACGCCGGGTGGAAAAGCAATTCCATTTCATTCTTCTGTAAGAATCAAGCTTGGTGCAGGTCAGCGGATAGAGAATAAGAAAAAAGAAGTAATTGGCATCAACGTTTCTGCGAAAACGATAAAAAATAAGGTTGCACCCCCATTCAGGACTGTAAATTTTGAGATTCACTTTGGGAAAGGTATTGTTGAGCACGAGCAGGTGTTCGATGAACTTAGGAAAGCGGGTCCAGCGATAGTTGGAGATAACAAGATAGAGTTAGCAGGTACCGGCGCGTGGAAATCTTTGCTTGTACATAATCAGAAAACCGGTGAAGTATTGGCTGAGAAGAAATTTTATAAATCTGATTTTGGGGAGCTGTGGAGTAATCCAGATCACAAAGGTTATATAGACGACTTGCTTGAAGCAACAATGGTCAGAAAAATGTCAGACCCAAAGTCTGTCGATATTGATCCAGAGTCTTATGAGGAGATTAGATCAATATCGCTAGAGGCTGGTGACGACTTTATGGAATTGGATACGTGAAGCAATTTGCAAGACCGCTACTTATAATCGACTCGTTGAATCTTTTTACAAGACACTTTATTGCAAACCCAACAATTTCAGAAAATGGTAATCATATTGGAGGTATTGTTGGGTTTCTAAAAGCTATCCAGCTTTTGTCTGAGAGGTTCTCTCCTTCAGACATATATGTTGTATGGGAAGGAGGAGGATCGCCTCGCAGAAGAGCGATACAGTCTTCTTATAAGGATATGCGACGCCCACAAAGGTTAAACAGATTTTACTCTGAAGATGAGATCCCAGACACTTTTGAAAATAGAAATTGGCAAATTGCTACAATTATAAAGCTTTTAAACAAAGCTGCAGTAAGACAATTTTACGTATCTGATTGCGAGGCGGATGATATTATCGCGTATATGTGTAATGATGTATTTTCAGAAAAGGAAAAAATCATTATATCTTCTGATAAAGATCTCTATCAGTTAATCGATAAAAATACATTACAGTGGTCTCCTGGTCAAAAAAGAATAATCGATAGAAATAGTGTGAAACAAAAATTTGAAATATACCCTGAAAATTTTTGTTTGGTTAGGAGTTTTGTGGGAGATCCCTCTGATAATCTCCAGGGTATAAAAGGTGCTGGGTTTAAGAGTATGGTTAAGAGGTTTCCAGAAATTAATGAAAGCAGCTTACTAATAGATGATCTAATTAAGTTAGCTGAGGCAAAAAGCCAGCATAGCAAATTGAAGCTTTATTCAGAGATTGCGAATAACTCAGAAATACCAAGAAACAACTGGAGGCTTATGAATTTAGGTATCAGAAATTTGTCGGCATTTCAAATTCAAAAAATAGATAGTTCTTTAGAGAATATTCATGATAAAAAAAGAGATAAACTTGGGTTTATTCGTGAACAAAATAGAATTGGTGTTAAAAATTTTGATGTAGAAAGATTCTTCTTAGCAATTAGGAATTTAGGTCGATAATGGAAAATAACGCATACGAAGCAGATGTCTTAGAACATGTCCCATCTGGACAGTTTTCAAAATATAACAAGCAATTTCAAGAAAAAATCTTACAAGGTCTTTTGACTGATCATAATTGGGCCGCTCAAATGGTGGAGGTTATGAGATACGATTTTTTTGAACTTGTTTATCTAAAGTTCTTATGCGAAAAATATTTTAATTATTATTTTAGATATAAGTGCTTTCCAACAACTCAGCTCTTAATATCGATTATTAAAGAGTCATTTCAAGAAGAGAATGATGACTTATTAAAAAATCAAGTTATAGATTTTTTGCATAGAATGAAAAGGAACCCGAACCCAGGTGATGTTGCGTACGTAAAGGAAAAGATTCTTGACTTTTGCAAGAGGCAAGCGTTTAAAGAGGCACTCGAGAAATCAGTAGAGCTAATTTCTGAAGATAAATTTGATCATGTTCTTACATTGATGAAGAACGCTGTATCAATTGGTTTGCCAAATTCGGCTGGTCATGATTTTTTTGAAGATATTGAGGCCCGCTTTATAAAGATTAATAGACAGGTATGTCCAACTGGTATACAAAAACTCGACGCGTCTGATGTCCTTAATGGTGGGCTCGGCCGTGGAGAAATTGGGATCGTTACTGCAAATACTGGTGTTGGTAAATCACATTGGCTAGTTGCAATGGGCGCCAACGCGATGCGTGTAGGAAAAAATGTTTTACATTATACATTTGAGCTAACCGAACAGGCTGTTGGATTAAGATATGATTCGAACCTTTGTGGGATCAATTCGTCAGATGTAATTAACCAGAAAGAAAAAGTGATTAATTTTTACGAAAGCAACGAGGATCTTGGGAGATTAATAATAAAAGAATATCCCACAAATTCTGCTTCTGTTGTTACGATAAGAAATCATATCGATAAACTTTTGTTAAGAGGATTTAAGCCAAGTGTGATTATAATAGACTATGCAGATATTATGAGATCAACCAGAGCCTATGATTCATTACGGCATGAGCTTAAATTAATTTATGAAGAACTTCGAAATCTTGCGATGGAAATGAGTATCCCGATTTGGACTGCGTCACAAGCAAACCGCGATTCTGCAAATTCTGATATTGTCGGGCTTGAAAATATGTCTGAAGCATATGGCAAGGCGATGGTCGCTGATTTTGTCGTTTCTTTATCTAGAAAACCAATGGAAAAAGCCACTGGCCATGGTCGCTTATTTGTCGCTAAAAATAGAGCTGGAAAGGACGGAATCGTTTTTCCTGTTCACATAGACACAAGTATGTCTAAAATTGAAATATTGGATGAAGAAGTCCAAACTTTGTCTGAGGCAGTTCAAAGCGACGAAAAGGTGATGAAGGAAAATCTAAAAAAGAAGTGGGATGAGCTAAAGGGTTAGTTAGGAGAAAAAATGGGAAATTTCGAAAAAGCACTATCAGAAAGCCTAGAATACTTTGGTGGGGATGAGTTAGCGGCAAACGTTTTTGTAACAAAATACGCTTTAACAGACCGAGATGGGAATATTTTAGAAACAAATCCTGAACAGATGCATCGCCGATTAGCTAGCGAATTTCATAGAATAGAATCCAGATATAAAAATCCGCTAACGCAAAAAGAGATATTCGAGTTATTTGATCAGTTTAAGTACGTTGTGCCTCAAGGTTCACCAATGTCCGGTATTGGAAATCAGTTTCAGGTACAATCAATTTCAAATTGCTTTGTGATTGAAAGCCCGTTTGACTCCTATGGCGGAATTTTGAAAGTAGATCAGGAATTAGTCCAAATTGCTAAACGCCGCGGCGGAGTTGGATTTGATGTATCGACTATTCGCCCAAAGGGCCAAGCCACGGGTAACTGCGCGAGGACCACAGATGGGATTGAAGTATTCATGGATAGGTTCTCAAACTCCTGTCGAGAGGTAGCCCAGAACGGCCGTCGTGGGGCTCTAATGTTAACAATATCTGTCCATCACCCACAGGTTTTAGACTTTATAAAAATTAAAAGGGACTTGAAGCGCGTTACAGGCGCCAACATTAGTGTTCGATTAACTGATGAGTTTATGAAAGCTGTAAAAGAAGAAAAAGAAGTCCAATTACGCTGGCCAGTAGACAGTAAGAGTCCTGATGTTTCGAAGATGGCGTCGGCTAACGAGATTTGGGATCAAATTATAGAGTCAGCTCACGCCTGCGCTGAACCTGGTATTTTATTCTGGGATACAGCGAAATCAATGACTCCAGCAGACATATACACAGCTGATGGTTTTGGATCAACCTCTACAAATCCTTGTGGGGAAATTATCCTTTCTCCCTATGACAGCTGCCGTCTAATGTTAGTAAATTTAACTTCGTTTGTAGATTCAGCGTTTACCAAGAGCGCAAAATTTGATTGGGATAAATTTTCCGAAGTTGTAATAAAGACACAAAGATTAATGGACGATATGATCGATTTAGAGCTTGAGCAAATCGATAAAATTATTAATAAGATTGAATCTGATCCTGAGCCTAGTCACGTAAAAGCTATTGAGTTGGATATGTGGAATAATGTAAAAAGTCGAGCTATTCAAGGTCGTAGAACGGGATTAGGAATTACTGGTTTGGGTGATATGTTGGCTTCTTTAGGCATTACGTATGGATCAAAAGAATCAATCAAGATGACTGAAGAAGTATATTCGAATCTAGCAACCAGCGCTTATAAATCTTCGTGCATTCTTGCAAAAGAAAGAGGCTCATTTCCAGTCCACGATCATAATCTTGAAAAGGATCATCCATTCTTAAGTCGTATTTGGGAAAAAGATCCTGAAATCCTTGAGTTAAGTAAAAAGTTCGGTAGAAGAAATATCGCAATTACAACTACAGCGCCAGCAGGTTCAGTATCAGTATTAACACAAACTACATCTGGAATCGAACCTGCGTTTATGCTTCATTATATGAGAAGAAAAAAATTAACTGAAAATGATTTAGACGGTCGAGTTGATTTTACGGATGATAGTGGCGATAAGTGGCAAGAATATACAGTATACCATCATGGTTTCAAAAAATGGATGGAGACTCTTTCACCAGACACGGTGGATACAACAAACAACGATAAGCTGGTTAAATTAAGCCCATATTCAGGCGCAACAGCGAATGAAATTGATTGGGTCGCAAAAGTTAAAATGCAAGCCGCGGCTCAAAAATGGGTTTGCCATGCAATTTCTAATACAACAAATCTGCCAGCAGACACTAGTATCGAGACTGTTAAAAGCGTATATATGGCAGGATGGGAAAGCGGTTGCAAAGGGGTGACCATTTATCGCGATGGTTGTAGAACGGGCGTACTCGTCAGTAATGAAGCCCCAGATATTTCTGAGCAAAAAATCCAAAATATTAACGCACCTAGGCGCCCAGAGACTTTGTCATGTGAAATACATAGATCACAAGTTAAAGGTGAGGCGTGGACGATATTAATTGGTTTAATGGACGGTAGGCCCTACGAAGTCCTAGGTGGTAAGTCGGAGTTTATAGAGATTCCAGCGGCTTATAGTTCTGGTAAAATTACAAAGCGTGTCAGAAAGACTATGCCGTCTAAATATGATTTACACTTTGGCGAAAATGGGAACGAAGTAGTTGTTAAAGATATTGTAAAGGTTTTTGATAATCCTGATCATGCTGGGTTTACGAGAATTATTTCTTTGGCTTTGCGCCATGGCGCACCTATTCACTATATCGTTGAGCAACTACAAAAAGATAGAGACGCTCATTTATTTTCATTTGCACGAGTTGTATCCAGGGTGTTAAAAAAGTATATAAATGACGGCACAATCCCAGGTGGGAGCAGAGTGTGTCCTGAATGTGGGGCAGAAGACTCTATGAAGTACCAAGAGGGGTGTGTTGCATGTACCTCTTGTGGCTATTCCAAGTGTTCTTAAGGAGAGTAAAATATGAAGTGGATGACTAAAATATCACCGTTAATAAAAGAAGTAGAAATGCGTCATAACCCCGTAATAGTCAGGGTTAATAAATTCGATGAGGATGCTGCGAAAAAATTTGATCAAGAAATTGCGCGAGCGCACAATACGGGACAAAAGGTAATTCCCGTAGTTATTGATTCTTATGGCGGTCAAGTCTATAGCTTGATGTCAATGATATCAGCAATTAAACACTCTGAGCTTCCGATTGCCACGATAGTCGAGGGTAAAGCGATGAGCTGCGGCGCTGTTTTATTTTCATTTGGGGAAGAGGGTCTCCGATTTATGGACCCAAATGCAACGGTTATGATTCATGATGTTTCATCCATGGATTGGGGTAAGGTAGAGGAGCTTAAAGCTGGTGCGAAGGAAGCCGATCGCTTAAATACTAAAATATACACCATGATGGCAAGAAATTGCGGAAAAAAAGATGATTATTTTATGAAGATTGTTGATAAGAAAAAGCATGCAGATTGGTTTCTTGATGCAGAAGAAGCAAAGAAACATGGGATGGCTAATCAGCTAAGGATTCCAAAGATAACAATAGACGTTTCAGTCGAAATAGAATTAGAATAAACATAGATTTCTCCATATTTAAAAGCATGGGGAAATATGATCATTTAGAGACGCTCCGACAGAAACTTGCTTCTCGAGCAAGGGGTAAGAAGGTTAGCTCTGCTTTGGTTTCTCTTTGGTTGAAGTTTGATGAATGTTTAGACAAGTATAAGCCGAGTTGTAAAGAGAATGATGCTGTCATTCGTGAGTTGAGAGAAATTCAGGCTTCAATAAAAGAAACCATAAATGGCGGAGCCGAAGATAATGTCTGAGAACGGATGGGCCGAATACTCAAAACTAGTGCTAAAAGAGTTAGAAACTCTTTCAACAGGAATCGAATCACTTAAGGACGAAGTGCATGATCTTAAACAAGATATTGCGCTTTTACGAGACAGGGAAGATAGAGTAACTGAGCTAAGGCAATGGAAAGAAAAAGTTGATGAAGTAGTGTCTCCCACCCAACTTCAAACACTGGCTAATGATGTCGAAAGCCTAAAACATTTTAAAACCAAGTCGATCACTATTTTTGCCGTCGCTCAAGCTGCCATGGCAATATTTGCTTGGGCTATAAATTTTATTAAATAATTTTTAAAAAAACTAAAAAAATAGCTATAATTTATTCATGAATCATTATATTTCATGGAGACATTTGACCTATGCCTGAGGGACCAGAGTGCAGAAAATATGCCCTTTTTTTAGGTGATTATATCGGTGGTGACACACTAGAAAGCATTAATATAGTGTCTGGTAGGTATTCTAAAAAAGAATTACCAGGCTTAGAGGATTTTAAAAAAAAGCTACCATTACAAATCCAGGGTGTTGGGGTGCATGGTAAATTTATCTATTTCATCTTTCAAGACAAAAGCAGTCTTTGGTCGACCCTAGGAATGACCGGTGCTTGGGAAAAGTCAAGCTCAAATCACACACGGGTATCTTTAAGATTCTCAAATGGAAAAATAGCGTATTTCAATGATATGAGAAATTTTGGGACTATTAAGTTTTCTTTTGATCCAAAACAACTGGCAATGAAATTAGCTTCATTTGGCCCGGATATGCTGGCCGATGATATTAGTAACGAGGTATTTCTTTCTTCTTTAAGAAAAAAAGACGATCTTAATATAACTAAAGCGCTACTAGATCAAACAGTTGTCGCCGGTGTAGGGAACTATATAAAGGCAGAGTCTCTTTATCTTGCAAGAATAAGCCCGTTTAGAAAAGTAAGAGACCTATCAGATGCGAATTTAAAAATATTAAATAAATCAATAAAATCTGTAATGAGGGAATCGTTTCAAACAGGCGGTACGACGATAAATTCGTATAAAGATTTTTATGGTGAAATTGGTGATAACAATTCTCGTTTTTTAGTTTATAATCAAGATAGTGATCCAGATGGAAATCCTGTCAAAAAAGAAAAGACACCAGATGGCAGAACAACGCACTGGGTACCAGAAGTTCAGGGGTAAAATATGAAAGAGTTTAATTTTAGCGATGATGTAATCGTCTACATATGCAAGGCGTTGCAAATCGCAATGATTACAGGTACAGATATTGTTGACAACTTAAGAATGATGAAATTAGTTGAAGGTGAATCAGGTACTCTAGAGGCCACAGAAGAGTTTAAGGCGCAATTTGAATCCAACATAGAAAAGATGATGGAGGAAATTGAAAAATCCAACAATTTAGACGAGACACCAGCATAACATTTTAATATTTATCTTTGTGAGCTACAAAGAAAAAATAAAGCAAAGACAAATTTTAAGAGAACTTCGTAAAGCGAAGGCTGAGCTGTCAATGCTTTCATCATATCTGCTAGAATGTGAAGACGCCTTAACTGAATATTCATTAGAGTGGAGCTCTGATTTAAAGTTTATACTTGAGCACTTGTCACCCAAGACAGAGCCGACCTCCAATGAAAAAGAAGAGAAACAGACCTTAGGCGGAAATTCGTTTCATCATTATAAAGATGAGAAAAAATTAGACGAAGTAGAATTAAAGCCGAATACGCCAGAGTGGGCCAAGAAAGCATTTCGAAAAATTGCGTTAAAAACACATCCTGACAAAGTTAGAGATCAGCCGAATGCAAAAGAGCTGGAAGATTTATACGCAAAAGCAAACGAAGCTGTTTTCGAAGAAAACTATGATATGCTTTTAGAAATATGTAATCTGTTATCAATAGAAAATAATTTAGATCCAGAATTAGAGCTGAAATATAATGAGAAAAGAAGAACTTCGATTAAAGAAGAACTGCAGAAAATAACAGAGTCTTTGCCTTGGGTGTGGTGCGAATCATATGACAATCCCGCGATAAGAGAGGGTTTGTTATTATCAGTACTACCACATTATGGCATAAATAATTTAACAAAAGAAGATGTCTCTGATATCCTGGAAAAGCTTTTATCACGATAAGCTGTAAAATCTCCATTTTTTATTAAAATAAAATTTTAGAAACTAGGAGTGCTATATGGCTGATCGGCTAGAGAAGATTTTTAATTTGCGCGGATCCTTTATGAAATTAATCTCAGAAAAAGTTTCAGGAGCATATCCGGAGTGGCCTGTAAATTTACAAGACAAAAGATCTCAAAAGGCTTTAAGGGAAATTACATTTCGTAGTGTAGAAGAACTATTCGAGGCCTTATTACATCTCAAGAACTGGAAAGATCACAGAGCGTCTAAAGATCAATTTGATCGAGAAGAATATCTTGAGGAAATGATTGACGCATTTAATTACTTTTTGGCTATTTTGGTGTTAACAGGTGTAGATGCGGATGAATTTTTTGAAGCATATAATCGAAAACATGAGATAATAGTTGATAGATTGTCAGAGATTAAGTCTTAAAAAAACTGAATAATTGCAATAATCCTATTATAATATTCTTATCATAAATCAGCAATAAGATACAATTATAGGAAAATAAATGATTAAATCTCCTAAGCGATTTACTTCTCTACATGCGCACGATGGCTTTTCAACTTTTGACGGATTAGGCTATCCCCAGGAACATATAGATTTTGTTCTAGAAAATGGTATGGATAGCTACTGTCTTACAAATCATGGCCATATGAACTCTTTTGGACATGCTTATTTACATGCGGAAAAAATTCGTAAACGTAACCCAGGTTTTAAATTTATCCCTGGTTGCGAGATGTATGTTCATCCCGATTTGCAGGTATGGGAATTAGATCGTCAAATTAGACAAGCTGCGAAAAAAGGTGATAAGGATGCCATCGCAGTGCTAAAAGCTCAACGTGAAGCAATAGCGACACCATTGACTGCTGTTGTAGATGGTGATGATGAAATTGTAGATATTACCACCGAAGAAGCCGGCTTGACAGTGGAGAATGAAGAAGAAACAAAGTCTGCGAAGTTTTATGATCCTATTAAGAGACGTCATCATTTAGTAGTGCTGCCAAAAACCAGTGAAGGACTACAACGATTATTTCACCTTGTTAGTAGGGGCTATAGGGAGGGGTTTTATCGTTTCCCAAGAGTAGACTATAAAATGCTACAAGAAGCCGCAGAGGGTGGTCACCTAATGGTTTCGACAGCATGTATTGGTGGCCCAATAGCGTATGAGGTATTTAGACACGCCCAACAAGTTGAGTTTGACGACCTAAGCCATAAGCTGCTTGACGATTCTTCATTTTATGAAAAGGTAATGACCGGTGTTGGAAATGCTTATCAAGGACTAGTTGATTCTGTCGGTATCAATGATGTAATGCTTGAGCTACAATTTAATAAGCTACCCGCACAGCACCTGGTGAATAGAGCGATAATAGAGTTTGCAAATAGCCAGGGTATTACCGATAAATTGGTCGTTACGACTGATTCACATTATGCACGACCAGAGCACTGGCGTGAGCGTGAGCTTTATAAAAAGCTTGGGTGGCTTAATTATCGTGAGTTTGATCCATCAAAATTACCTCAATCTAAAGAAGACTTAAAGTGTGAGCTTTATCCAAAAAATGCAGAGCAAGTTTGGGACACATATCTTGAGACGACTGAAGGTATGGATTTTTATAATCACGAAGCCATCCGCGATGCAATAGAAAGACCTCACGATATTGTACATCAGGAAATTGGAGAAATCCACCCTGACAGAAGTATGAAGCTACCTTCGTATGTTGTACCTAAGGGTATGACTGACGATAAGGCTCTTTTAGAAGCATGTAAAAAGGGGCTTATAGCTAGGGGTTTGGCGGATGATCCAAAATACGTTGAAAGAATAAAGCACGAATTAAAAATTATTAAAGACAAGAATTTCTCTCGCTACTTTTTAACGATGGAAGCTATTATTGAAATTGCTAAAAAGGCAATGCTCGTAGGACCGGGTCGAGGCTCTGCAGCAGGAAGTCTTGTTGCGTACGTTCTTAGGTTAACTGATGTTGATCCATTCGAGTATGATCTTATGTTTGGTCGGTTTTTAAATCCATCTCGCGAGGGCGCGCCAGATATCGATACCGATGTTGGCGATCGAGATCTACTCATTAATATGATGAAAGACAAGTGGGGTGATGAAAACATCGTTCCAATTTCTAACTACAATACATTTAAGCTTAAGTCTCTTGTCAAGGATATTTCTCGTTTTTATGGGATTCCATTTAACGAGGTGAATAAGGCTTTGGCTCCTGTTGAGGATGATGTAAAGAAAGCAGTCTTTAAGCAAGGGACTGACAAAAATCTATTTGTGTTACTTTACGAAGACGCCATCGCTCATTCTAAGACGTTTAGGGAATTCATCGAAAAGTACCCAGAAGTCGCCGACCCTATCCAGGTTTTATTTAAGCAAAATAAAGCCTTGGGTCGACATGCAGGTGGCTGTATAGTAGCAGAAGACATTGCTGAAAGAATGCCTCTTATTAAGGCTCGTGGTGAACTACAGACGCCATGGGCTGAGGGTATGAATTATAAGCATCTTGAAACGTTTGGCTGGATTAAATTTGATCTACTTGGTCTGGAAACTCTTCGTATAATTCAACGCACAATTGAATTAATTTTGCAGCGTAAGGAAGGAATTGAAAACCCAACATTTGATCAAGTATATGAGTGGTTCAATTCTAATATGGATCCTAAAGTTTTAGATATGGATGATCAACATGTCTATGAACATGTCTATGCAAAGGGTCGTTGGGCCGGCATATTTCAGTTGGCAGGTAGAGGTGCTCAGAATTTATTTAAGAAAGCTAAGCCAAAAAGTATCGTCGATATTGCTACGCTAACTTCGATATATCGTCCAGGTCCCTTAACAGCGAAAGTAGATAAGCTCTATATAAATGCCAAGAATAATCCGGATGATATTGATTATGGTCACCCTCTTATTAAAGAGGTTTTAGAAGAGACATACGGATTGATTGTGTTCCAGGAACAGATTATGAAGTTATGCTCTGTGGTGGCTGGTTTCCCTGAGGAGGAAACAGACACAGTGCGCCGTAATATTATGAAGCGAAAAGCTTCCGAAGCCGCAGAGTCACTTGCTAAGGCTCGAGCAATTAAAGAGCAATTTGTCGCTGGATCTGTAAAGAATGGTGTTGATAGACAATTAGCTGATGATCTTTACGAAAAGATTTTATTCTTCGCAGGTTACGGTTTTAATAAGTCACACGCTGTTTGTTATGCGATTGATTCTTACTACTGTGCTTGGCTACTAACATATTTCGAGGAAGAGTGGTTGTGCGCCTATCTTGAGTCAATGTCAGGTAATGATAAGAAGCGAGCAAAGGCTTTTTCGGAAGTCAAGGCGCTAGGATACACTATCGTACCTATTGACATTAACTACGCTACAAAATCGTGGACTATTTTAGAAGGTAAGAAGTTTATGCCTTCATTCCTTTCTTGCAAGGGTGTTGGCGAAGCCGCGATTGATGAGATATTGGCCAATAGACCATATTCAGACATTGATGATCTTTTATGGAATGAAGATGGTAAATGGAAGCACTCTAAGTTTAATAAAAGAGCGATGCAAGCGCTAATCGCGATTAAGGCGTTTGGGTCTATGAAGTGCGTTGGTAAAGATTCAATATTCGAAAGTTATAAGCATATGAATGAAGTTGTAATTGCCAACAATACAGAGGTTAAAAAGTGGACCAAGAAAGATCCAACACGAGGACAAGATGCGTTTAAGCGTATTTTGCTTGAGACTTCTGGGGAGGGTGAGTGGTCTAGACATGAGCAGGTACAAAATAGCGTGGCTCACCTAGGATCTTTTAACGTATCTACGCTAATATCACCAGAAGTGATTCAAAGACTGGACGATAAAGACATTAATGTGATTGACGACTACAATGGTGTTGATTTACATTGGTTTCTCGTAATGGATGTGAAAGAAAAGTTGACTAAAAATAAAAAGCCATATCTGCTACTAACTGTTGCAGGAACCTCGGGCCAGCAATTTAGGATTTTTTGTTGGAGTTGGGATGGAAAGACGGAAATGCCAAAGTATAGTTTGTGTGTTGGTGAGTTGAATAAAAATGATTATGGATTTCAAACTTCTATGAGAAAAATCAAGGTACTTAAAGTATAATAAATTATGAGAAAATTTAAGAATTTTACTGACTGCTATCTATCTCTAATTAGAGAGGTCTATGACGATTATGAGTATGAATCATCTCCTAGGGGCCAGAAGATAAGAGAAAAACTGGGGGTTTCTTTTACAATAGAGGATCCTAGACATAGATACCCTTTTGTGTGGGGCAGAAATTTTAGCCCGACATATCTTGCAGCTGAGATGATCTGGTATTTATCTGGTAACAATGCTACAGAGTGGATATCAAATTATTCAAAGTTCTGGTCCAATATTAGTGATGATGGAAAGACCGCTAATTCCGCTTATGGCGCTAGGATATTCCACACAAACCCTATTATCGCGGGAGGAAGGCTAAATCAGTGGGAATTTGTAAAAGGTGAATTAACAAGAGACCCGGATTCGAGAAGGGCAATCATTCATTTAAGGACTCCTGATGATAGTGTCGATGCAAAGCTGGATGTACCATGTACACTAAGTCTTCAATTCTTCATAAGAGATGCGCAGCTTCATATGATTGTTAATATGAGGAGTTCTGATCTTATTTTTGGGATTGCTTATGATATTCCGGCTTTTACTTTTTTTCAAGAGATGCTTGCTCTAGAGCTAGGAGTTGAATTAGGGACTTATACGCACTGCAGTAATTCTCTGCACATTTATGAAAGACACTTTAAGATGTGTAGAACAATTTTAACAGATCGAGGAGAACATGAGTCAATAATGGCTTTAGTACGCAATGGGGCTATGCCAAAACTCAAGCATACCGACTTTTTGAACGGCAAGAAAGAAGAGTGGTTACAAAAGATCTTAGCATTTGAGAAAAAATTAAGATCATCCAATACAGAAATTGAATTAGATGAATTATTGCGAAACATATATCAAGGTGAGAATAAAAACATTTGGACAGATTTTGCGAGTCTGCTAGCTTATCATCGAGCAAAGAAGCTAGGTATCAACAGACAAATTTTAGAAAAGATAGACTTTGATTATTCTGGTTACGAAGTTGATTTAAGGAGAAGAAATGAAGTATGATTATTTAATTGTGGGTGCCGGTATGTTCGGAGCTACATTCGCTAGAGAAATGTTAGATGCCGGTAAAACTGTTTTGGTATTAGACAAAAGAGAGCATATCGGTGGAAATTGCTACTCAGAAAGAAGAGAAGGTGTTGATGTTCATGTATACGGGCCTCATATTTTTCACACAAACAATGAAAAAATCTGGAATTTTGTAAATCGATTTGCAACGTTCAATCAATATATCAATAAGCCTAAGGTCAATTTCCGTGGAAATATTTACTCATTTCCTATAAATTTAATGACTCTACACCAGCTTTGGGGAGTGACAACACCCGCTGAGGCAGAGGCTAAATTACAAGAAGTCAGAATTCCTTGCGAGAACCCACAAAATTTAGAGGAATGGATTTTATCACAAGTTGGTAGAGAAGTTTATGAGACCTTTATCAAGGGCTATACTATGAAGCAATGGAAGCGGCACCCAAGCGAGTTGCCCGCTTCTATCATTAAACGCTTACCAATTCGTTTAATCTTTGAAGAAAACTATTTCTTTGATAAATTCCAGGGTATTCCAAAAAACGGATATACGAAAATGATTGGCAATATGCTTGAAGGCGCAGATGTCCGGACAGGCGTTGATTATCTAGAAGATAGAGAAACCTGGGATAGCATGGCCAATAAGACTGTATTTACCGGTAAGATTGACGAGTTTTTTGATTATGAGCATGGCTATCTAGAGTATAGATCATTACGCTTCGAGCATGAAGTTCACGATGGCGACTTTCAAGGAAACGCAGTCGTAAATTATACTGATTATGAAGTACCTTATACTAGGATAGTGGAGCATAAACATTTTCAACCACAAGAGGCTGCGAGTCTTGAAAAGACGATAGTGACGAAAGAGTATCCGCAGGATTGGTCACCAAGTAAGGTACCGTACTATCCTGTAAATGATAAAAAGAACAGTGAGGTTTTTAAGAAGTATTCTGTTCTTGCTAGAAATAGTGATATAATATTTGGAGGTAGATTAGCTGAATATCGTTATTACGATATGCACCAAGTAATTGGTTCAGCTTTGCAAAAGGCAAAAAAAGAATTAAGGAATAATGGAGAATAATATGAGAGTTCTTTATAGCTTTTGGGGATTTATTACGCCGCTAGAAAAAAATTCAATGGTAAATACCCCGGATGGTGAGAGAGGTAATCGAGTTGATTTTGTAAGAGAATTACAAAGTAGAGATCACACTGTAATTCAGCTTCAGAAAATGAGAGATGAAGAGCAGTTTCCGGGTGTTGAGTACAGCCCGGTTGGTTTTCCAGATGGTGATATTGTATATTGCGAATGGCGTTGGCCGACATGGAAAAATTCTGGTAACAATCCTCAAGAATCTGACTATACTAGGCAATGTGAGGTTTTAGATCACTATCATGCTGCTGGAGTGCCCATTATTATTCATGACGGCGATCTTAAAATGACAGCTGAAGAAGAACAGCGTTGGCCAAACGCTGTGATTTCCGATGCATGTGTAAATCCTCGAATGCTAACTAGGAAAAGAATTTCAATCCCATGGTGCAATTATATGCAGCGTTATTTTTCGCCTGTCGAATATTCTTACAACTATACTTACGTTGGGAATAATTACGAGAGAGAAAATCAGTTTAAGAAATATTACGTTGACCCCAGCACCCCTCTAAGAGAATCAGGTATTCAGACATATGTTTGTGGTAATTGGCTGGCCAGATCTCCAGAAAGAGAAGATCCTGGTGCTAGAATTACGAACGCGCCTAATGTTGCATTTGGTCCACGCCTTGCTTATAAAGATATTTTTTCTGTTTTGAATTCTTCTATTACGGTAACGCATATTACGAAAGATGACTATACACCTTTTGGAAACATTACGGGAAGGTTTTTCGAAGCTATCAAGAGTGGGGTACCAGCTTTAATTCCATGGGAATATGAGCACGCTCGCCCTGTTGGTCTTAGTGACGAATCATTAATCGTTAGATCTTCTGAGGATGTTGTTAAAAAGACGAAGTGGATATCAACTCTTTCTGCAAACGATAGACTAGGTTTGGTAAATCTGCAGGAAGAGGCATTAAGGACAGTTATTGATCCTCGCCCTGAGGCCCGCGTCGACCTTTTGGAGCAGCTTTGCGGGTAAAGTAATGATTGTAGCTTTTATTGGTCCAGATATGACAGGAAAGTCGAATATAGCTTCTCGACTATCTAAAGAAATTAACATTCCTGTTTTTAAGAACACAGGCGAATGGAAGGCAGATTTAAGTGGAGATGATTATTATATAAATCTTCTTAAATTTGGTGGTACATTCTTGATGGACTTCTTGGTACAAACAAATCCATCTGCTATTTTAGATAGATTTTACCCTTGTGAATATGCTTATTCTAATGTGTTTAACCGTAGTTCTAATAAGGATTTAATTTTAAAGCTGGATAAAAAGTTTTCTTCTATTAGCGGTAAATTTGTTTTTTGCTATAGAAGTAGCTATGATGGAATTAAAGATGATTTATTTCCAGAGAAAATAAATTGTGAAACTCTAAAAAAAATAGAAAGACAATATAGAATATTTTTAGAGGAAACAAAATGTGATATTTTACATTTGGAAACGTCTGATATGAATCTAGAAAATCAGATTTTTAAAATTAAGAAATTTTTAGGAGTTGATGAAACATGAGTAAAAAAGCGTTAGTCACCGGCGGTTGTGGCTTTATTGGTTCAAATTTGGCTATTAAATTAGTTGAGCAAGGATGGAGCGTTGACGTTGTTGATGATCTTTCTAGTGGCGATTTAGATGCATTAAAAAATTTAGATATCAGGACTGTCACACCTGAGCTTTTAATACAGTATGAAGAGTCTGGAATTATTGAAGATAAGACCCTTGTAATCACTGGGGATTTTGCTAGTCCATATGTCCTTTCTAGAATCGCTGATAAAAGATACGATTATGTATTTCACTTAGCTGCACTACCAAGAGTTCAATTTTCTGTAGAGAACCCTGTTTTGACAACAGATCAAAATGTTATGAAAACAGTTTCGCTTATGACTGCTTGCATCGAAAATGTAGACAGATTTATTTTTAGTAGTTCATCCTCTGTATACGGAGATGTTTCTGACAATTTTCCCTCAAGGGAATCTGGTAACTATGAGCCAGCCTCTCCTTACGCATTACAAAAGTTAGTGGTTGAGAATTTTTGTCAATTATTTTTTAAGCTATATAAGCTTGAGTCTGTTTGCTTGAGGTATTTTAACGTATTTGGGCCTGGTCAGCCTGGAGACAGTCCATATTCAACTGCAGTATCTGCATGGTTGGATAAAATTGCCACTAATCAGCCACTTCGAAGTGATGGAGATGGAGAGCAAACTCGTGATATCGTGTATATCGATGATGTTGTTGATGCCAATATAAGGGCAGCTGAAAGCCCCAAGACAATGAGCGGTAATACATACAATGTAGGCACAGGTGCGACGTATAGCAATAACGAGATCTTGGGTTTACTTAAAAATAAGTTTGGTGATCTTGAAATTAACCACGCGCCTGAAAGACCTGGCGACGTTAAGCATACAAAGGCAAATATAGCAAAGATTTTTGAAGATCTTGGCTGGAAGCCTAAGTGGGATTTTGTATCTGGGTTAAATGAAACAATAAAGTGGTGGGGTCTAAAAGAGAACTCCTAATGAAAAGAAACCCACGATTTGAAATTTTTACTGGCCCAATGTTTGGTGGAAAAACGACTCGTCTAATCGCTGCTTTAGATAGATACCAATACCAAAATAAGAGTATTTTACTGTTTAAACCAAAGATTGATAATAGGTATGATAAAAATTCCGTTGTAACGCATAGCGGCTTGAGCCTATCTTCTAGGACAGTGGGGTTTAGTCGTGTGGAAAATGTGGCAAATGGAGATGAATTATTAGAAAGATTCGAGTATCTTAATTCTGGTTGCGATATAGACGTTGTCGCTGTTGACGAGGCATTTATGATTGGGGGATCCGCTAGTGCTCTTAAAGCGATTTATAATTTTTTTGGGAAAACAATACTTGTTTCTAGTCTGCAATTATCGTCTTCTGGCGAGTCCTATAAAGAGATATTAGATATTTTACCATGGGCAACAAATATTCAAATTTGTCCTGCAGTATGTGCTATTTGTGGCGAAGACGCTTATTTTACACAAAAAATCGCAGGGAATAATGATCCTGGTAAATTGGAGATTGGTGGATCTGATTTGTATCAGCCTCGTTGTCATAATCATTTTAATCCACAGGAATTATTGTGAATAAAAGTGCATGGGTTTTAAAGTCTGAAAAAATTGTAAAAGACTGGGGCCATGAAGTAAGATGGGATTTTGTAACGCAGCAAATATTTGGTAAAAAGCTTTTTATAAAAGAGGGGTTCTCAACAAGGACCAAGTATTTTACCAATAAAAGCGAAACTTTTTTTCTAGAAGAAGGAGAGTTAGAAGTAGTTTTCGCTCCAGAATCTTATTTATTGAATAGAGACGTTCAGTTAGTTACAAGAAGGGTTTTAGTTAAAGGAGACGTATTTCAAATTCAATCAGGGTGTCCATACACTTTAAAGGCTTTAGCTGATTGTAATATTTATGAAATCAGTTCATCAGGAAATTCCACTTTTTGTGTTTTAAATGATGAATATTTTAATATGACTGAACAAAGGAATAAAAATGGTTGAACCCAACCAAGTGAATTGCGTAATCTATCACGCAGATTGTACCGATGGTTTTGGTGCAGCATACGCTGCCTGGAAACAATTGGGTAATAGAGCAGAATATCATGCATGTAGACATGGTCAAACCCCTCCAGATGTAAAAGACAAGATTGTTGCGATACTGGATTTTTCATTTGACAATGCCACAACAAAGCAAATGATTGAAGACGCAGAGGGCTTAATTGTTATTGATCACCACAAATCTGCAATGGTAGAGCTTCATGATATATCAAATACACATTTCGATATGACTAAATCTGGCGCTATGTTATCGTGGGAATTTTTTCATCCTGGTAAAGAACCGCCAAAGTTTGTAAGATATATTATGGATAGAGATCTCTGGACATGGGAGCTTGATTATTCAAAGGAATTTAGCGCTGCTTTTGATATGGTACCATTTGAATTTGAGGAATTTGAAAAGTTTGAAGATGACTCAGTATTCGATGATGCAGTTAAGCGTGGTTCATATATCCTCGCATATTCAAAGACAGTTGTAAAAAAAGTTTGTGAGAAAGCGGTTGTCCGTTACTTTGAAGATAAAAAGATTATGATAGTAAATGCGTCACACTGGATGTCAGAAATTGGGTCTAGATTATCTCCCGATTGTGACTTTGCAGTGATCTGGTATTTTGATCATGATATGGGTATTACTAAGGTTAGCTTAAGATCTTTTCATGACAATGTAGATGTTAGTGAGTTTGCTAAAAAATTTGGGGGTGGTGGTCATAAGAAGGCCGCCGGCTTTACTCTCCCAATAGATCAGCATATTGACAATTTATTTACTCTAGAACCAGAAAAAAAGGAAGAATCTTCATAATTAATGATTGCGGAGGAAGATATGAAGAAAAACTCTGAGATATTATACGAGATAGCGTTAAAATTAGTCGACGACAATGTACTATTTGAGCATGCAATGTCTAATCGTTCTGTCTATGGAATGTTGATGGAAGACATCAATGATGCCGATATTGAAAAGCTAAGATCAGCTGTTCAGGTTTCCATGAAGGCAGTTGATCAAAATATGAAAGTTGCAAATGAGCTTAATCTTGCGTCATTGGTCGACTATTTTAATAAGCTAAAAGGCTCGTTAACAAAGGCTGGCACTCTTGCTTCTAAGCTAGATTTAGCTGATGCAGATGGAGTGGCTGCTCAAATTAAGGGGTTTTTTGGGAAAAAGATGGATGTTTCCAGAGCACTTCAGGCTGTAATTGATTTACAAAATAAGTCGAATACTGCCGGCCAAACGCTAGCCAGCGCAATTCAATTAATTAGTAAAAACCTTGAAGGTAAAGTTGAAGACGACGTTACCTTAAGTGATCTAGACGCTGACAAACACGGTCTTACAGCTGATGATTTAAAATCAGGTGTATCAAAGGCTTTTAAGAGCTCTAAGCCTAAGGGCTTTTTGGCGAAGCTTGGCGCTTTAATGGGCAAATCAAAATTTATTGCTTCAATTCCTGGAGCTGAAGAGATTGATGAGTTGCCAGTCGATAAATTGGCTGACGAATTATTAAATTTGACATTCGGCCAGCTAAAGTCACTAGACGTAGAAGTTCAAAAAACTTCTGCGGCCGCTGAAAAAGCAGTAGTCCCACCAGATGTTGTAAAGGGTGTTCATAGTTCTGCCGAAGAAGCTCCGCCTCCTGGAAAAGAATCTGAAGAAGGTCCTGTTGCTGCTTCTGCTGAAGGTGGCGAAGGTGAAGGTAAAGAGGGCGAAGAAGGTGCTGAAGGTGCTGAAGGTGAAGAAGGCGCTGAGGGTGAAGAGGTTCCAGAAAACCCTGAGGAAGAGTCTGATCCTGCAAAAGAAATAAAGGCCGCTGCAGCCGAAGTACAGTCTAAGCCAATGTCACCAAAAGATGCTGTCGCCAAAGCTTTATCTGATTGGGAGTCTTCGTTATCCGACTCGAGTCAAAAAACGCTTCAAGCTAAAGGCAGAAGCCAAGAGTTAAAAGATGGAATCTTTACCGGTATTGATAAAGGCAAGGCTGCTGTTGAAAAAGCTGTTGCCAAGGCAGTTAAGACCTGGCGTGGCGCGCACGAAGAAACGCTGATTAAGTCAAAGAGGTTTGCTAAGAAAAACTTTGATTCTTTAGAGGAGCTAATTCCAAGTCTTGCAGCACAGGTCTTAGTTCAGACTAGCGAAAGTCGACAGCGCAAGATCACAACAACTCAAATTAGAAAATTTGTTCATAAAAGATTAGACGATGTGTTTCGTCCACAAAATCGTTTGTACGAAACTTGGCAAAAGAATGCTGGTCTATTAAAAGATTAAAATGGAAAATAACCACAGACCTTCTTGGGATAGCGTCTGGGCGAATGTAGCAACTGCGATTTCTAAAAGATCATATGATCCACGCTATCAGGTAGGCGCAATCGTCGTAACGTCTGATAACACTCAGGTATTATCAGTGGGGTATAATGGTAATTACTCTGGTGGTCCCAACGAAGTTGAGTCAGAAGTACCTGGGCAATCTGGTTTTATTCATGCAGAAATAAACTGTTTGCTTAAGATGGACTATAATAACCCGAAGACTAAAGTAATGTATTTAACTTTAAGCCCTTGTAAGATGTGCGCAAAGGCGATAGTGAATGCTGGAATATCTGAGCTTGTTTATTTAAACGAATATAGGGATAAAACTGGTTTAGATATTTTACGTGAAGCAGGAATAAAGTGTAGAAAATACTTATTTAGTGATGGAGTATAGCATGAATAAACCTGAAGCTTTTTTAAAGGCTCTTTTATTAAAAGAGTATGAAGACAGACTAAAAACAGTTTCCCTACTAAAGGAGACTGCAGTAACAGACTCTAAGGGTAGGGTTGTCCTTGATCCTGATTTAAAGGTTCGCCACAAAAGTTCAGGGTTCGAGTATACCATTAAAAAGATTAAAGATGATAATGGGAATATTTCTATCACTTTAAGAACACCTGACGCCCCTAGGGTGAAGCCCTCTCCTTCTCATACTCACGTAATCGCAGGCCAAGAAGAAGAGCTAATTTCAATGCCAGATACAGATGATGCTGAATTTGCTATTGATCAAGAAGAATTTGAAAAAGATTACGAGGTTGATTGATGAAAGATTTAAATAAGAAGATTATGTCTGAAATTAAAAGATCTCTTGGTGACAACTTAGACGAAGCATATGTAACACAGGCTAAGAAATATGAATTGTCAACAGAGCTACTTAGCGATAAAACAAAAAATAGCCACCAGGAAATTTTAGAAGCGCATGTCGAAAAACTAAATGAGGTTTCGGCATTCTTAGATACTGCCGAAAGAGAACTAGCAGATATTAATAACTCTAAGCTTCGTTCTCTTAAGGAAGATGAAGTATATAATCTTAATGCTTCATTTTTACATGCGTATTATTTTGAAAATATAGGCGATCAGCATTCTGTTATTAATATGGATTCTATTGCATTTATGCGATTGGAAAGAGATTTCGGCTCTTTTGATAATTGGCAAAAGGATTTTATAGCATGCGCGCTAAGCTCTCGAAACGGCTGGGCAATAACTGTTTATAATTTTTTCCTAAATAGATATATGAATATTGTGGTAGATTTGCACAGCAATCATGTTCCATTTGCAAGTTATCCAGTCATAGTTTTAGATTGTTGGGAACACGCTTATTATAGGGACTATTTGGGAGATAAGAGATCTTATACGTTCGCAATGATGAAAGAACTCAGGTGGTCTAGGATCGAAGAGCGTATCAAGAAGGTCGAGGCCATGGCAAAAGTTAGTCAAGGAAAAGCGCAATGAATAGAGACGATATTAAAGAATTCTTAGAATTAGCCATGGGCCTTAAGAAGAGTAGTCGAATGCTTGCCGAAGCTGGCGAAGATGAAGATGATCCCTTTGCAGACGATGAAGAGGGTGGAGATGAAGAAGCTGGAGATGAAGAAGGTGCCGAAGGTGATGAAGAAGAAGAAGAGGAAGAAGTAGAAGTTACTAAAGACGAAGAAATCGAGCTTAATAAAAGTTTAGATGATTCATTAAATGCTTTATTTATAGATATTGAGACAGATGCATTAAAGAGTGCAGCTGTGCAAAAGCAGGAAGAGTCATATTCTCTTCGAGCTGCTTTATTGAAGGAATCTGAAACGCCTGATTTAGACATAGAAAAATTTGCTTCTGAAACTGCACGAATTATTAAGAACGCAGATGTCTTATTAGATATCGAAGAAATTATTATGTCTAAAGCAAGAGATTATTTATTGTCAAAATATGATGAAGATACAGAGTCTGATTTTCTAGAAATTATGAGAACTAGATTTCATGTTGATCATCGTACTGATCATGAAAAAGACCAGGATCAAAGAGAGATCCCAACACCTATCGCTGTAGGTGCTGGTGGTGGCGAGGGCGGCGGCGCTTGAATAGAAAATCTGTTCATATTAATCTTAATGAATCTGTACATGCAGAGTTTAGGATTCTTGCATTTAAGAATAAGCTCTCGATGCAAGAGATAATCTCGGGGCTTATAACAAGCTTAGTCGATAAAGACCCATATCTGGAAGAACTTATCCAAAAGCTTAAGGAAAATAAGCGAAATAAAGAGCTTAAAAAGATAACCAACGTTGAATCAATAGATATTTTTGATGAAATAGTTTCTGGCTCACCCTGGAAGACTGAAGAATAGTATCCATTTTGTCATTTGTGTGATAGTTAATATTATCATGGAGGTGCCCTATGACACAAATGGCGAAAGCATTCGCGGATAAGCATTTAGAAAGATTTGTATCAAGAAAATTTTTAGCATGGATTACAGCTACTGGTTTGTGCGCTTATGGAACAGTAACAAGCGGAGATTGGGTTGCGGTAACTTTAGTCTATATAGGTTCACAAGCCTTAGTAGATTTGGCCGTCCAATGGAAGCACGGTAAATCGATAAACAAGGAATAAAGATGGAGTTTTTACAAAAGACTTGGAAGTTTTTCTTAGGTATATTTGTCGCTATTATAGGTGGCATGCTTCTTTTTAGAAAGGACAATGCTGCTGAAATAATAGAGGAATCGACAAAGGCAGGTGACAGCTCTTTTGATAAGATAAAAAAATCAAATCAAATTAGAAATGAAAAAGATGATGAAGCCGATTCAAAGCACCAAAAAGAAATTGATAAAATTACCAGCATATATGAAAAAAATAAAGCCAGCTTAAATTTTAAGATGAGAGCAAAAATTGAAAAATCTATTAAGAGTAGTAATCCTGAGGCTGCGACAGCTCAGTTAGCAAAATTTTTAGGTGCTGATAATTTAGATGACCTATAGTCCATACCTAAACTTTTCTCAAATTTTGATATTATCTTAAACATGGTTAAAAAGATTTTTTGCATATTTTTGTCTATATCGCTATTATGTAGCGTTTCACTTGCGCAAGAGTCGAAAGTAAAGACTTTGCAAGAGGGTCAATCTGCACCCTTTACTGGCACTTTATTAAACAAAGAGGCGATAGCAGAGATTCTCATTAAGGCGAATAGCTTTGAGGAGCAATGCAATTTGAGGGTAAAAAAAGAGACAGATATTTCTAATGCAAATTGTCAATTGAGCATAGATAAATTAAAAAATGCTAATCTTTTTGAAATATCAGTGTATAAATCTCAAAATGATTTTTTACGTAAGCAAATAGATTTATCTATTAAAGAGCTTGAAAGAAAGTCTACTGCAACAGAGTGGTGGTTCGTTGGAGGGTTCGTTGCTGGCGCGCTAATTGCCATTGGGGCAGGTTATCTTACTCATAAAATAGCAGATTAGGGATCATTACTATAATAAGGTGATAATTAATCATTGAGGTGTACACACTATGAAATATAAAAAAGTCAGAAAAATTATTAACAATATTCTTTTTGAGACGACCTATAACATAAGATCAACAGATGACCATCGTGCTGGTCAATTTGCGGCGCATCAGGATGATCCTGAAAATGAAGAGTCAAAGGTTGGTTTACCCAAGGAAGTTCCACTGCAGCCAGATGATGCGACTGGGATCAACGCGATTATGTCTCGTCCACCTGTAGAGGATGATGACTATGTTCCAAAAACGCCTTCGGATTTAGCTGCAGCTGTGAAGGCGATGTCTGAGCTAATGGATAATGATGAAATTGTTTCTGTGTATGCACAGTTTAAAGACATCTTAAAAAAGGGCGGCGATCCAGAAAACGTAAATGAAGGATATGATGATTATGATGAATTTGAGCTTCCTGATGATAGCGATATGCCGGATGAATTTAGATCTGGATATTCAATAGAGGATGAACCTGATGAGGAGCCTGAAGAATCTGAAAAGTTCCAGGCGTCGAAATCATCTGGTGAGGCTTCACTTTCTGACTTGGTGAACACTGGGTTAATGCCGGGTGTATCTGGGGAGTCTGGCGCGAAACAATGGATCGGCAGAAAGAAAAAGAAGATGGCTGCTGTTCATTTAATCGGTGATGATCAAATTCAAAAAGCAAAAAATTACGCAAGAGACATTTGGGTTGGAGCGCTCGAGGCGACAGAGGCACTAGACTCTGAAGAAGCAGCAGCGCTAAAAAAATCTGATTATACGTTGACTAACCCTGCTTTTTTAAGCTTTTTTAATCTTGGTTTTTTGGAGCCATCTTTAAAGCCGATTAGAGTCCAGCGCGATCGAGACGCAAAAGAAGAAATTGCGTCTTTAGATGTACCACCCCAGATAGAAACGATGGTGTTTAATCAGTTAATAGGGAACTCTCCTATTAGCGCTAGAAAAATTCGTCTCAAATTAAATAGAGGATTTCCTGATATGAATCTTGAAGAGATGGATGATGTCGTTTCAAAGGCAATGGATTTTATTAAGTCAAATACAGAAAAGTATCAAAAAGAGTACCTTTCAGATGCTGACTTCATCAAAGCCGTTAAGGACGCCTGGAGCAAAAAATCAACGAAGGAAAAAATGGATATAACATTTTCTGCTATCGACGATGCAGAAGACTTTCAAGATCAGGCTGGGAAAATAGGGTTGAGATGAAGCTTAAGTCTATTATGGGCGAAGGTTTTCTAAGAGAAGAATTTACATCGCCTTCATTTTTGCCCAAAGAGCTTCCAGGTAGATCAAATGAATCTCCTTGTAATGTAGCTGGTAATTCAAGCTGGAGTGAAGACGAAGGAGTTTCGAATAAAAGCTTTAGTTTTATAAGTCGTCAACCTATGCATTCATTTTGTGAATATATATTCGATTTAGAACAACAACACGGCGTTCATGTAGCACTTTCTTATAAGGCTGATGATAACACTGTAGATCTAAAGGTGCCACATCAATTGCTGGGGGGAAATCATTTTAGACATTTCTTTCAAGAGATAGATAATATCTACTATGATGTAGTAGAAAGTTTTAAAAAATGACTGATTATACAAACCAAGAATTTCAAAGAATATTGGGGAATCCAGAAAATGAGATTATTTCTGATTCTCTTAAGGAGCGCTTAGGCCCTTCATCACAATCCATAGATTTATCTATATCATTTGGTAAGCAGCGTTTTGAGTGCACACTAGATTCTTTCTCGTTAGTGCCTGATAAAAGAAAGTTGTCTAGAATATCTTTACTGCTTGGGGCAGAAGTAATAGGTGCTTTAATGTCCGGGGATGAATTTGTCATTAACTGTAACAAGCCAGATATTTATATTACAGCTAGCGATTGCGAATCGATCGATTGTTTTAAATATAATAATGACACCTATGTGCTAGAGGTTTCTATAATGCAAAAAGGAGTATTAAGTGATTAATGATGATCTTATAAGAAAAGCAGTCCTAGAGGCCTTCGCATTGATATCAGAGCAAGTTCAGGATGCGTCACAAGAAGAAAAAGAAAAACAACAGGCAATTTCTAACACCATAGATGATGAAGGTATTAGAAAGAAAAAGTCGTCTAAGGACGAAGTTGAAGAAGATGAAGAGGGTACCGAAGAAGACACTGGTGATAAAAAAAGCGACAGCTTAGATTTGGTTAAGAAAAAAGAAGATAAAGACAATAAGTTTTCTTACGAAATTCCTGAAAAGATGCCAAAGAATGTTCAATTTAAGGATGTGCTACACCAATTAAACGCACTAAGATCAGGTGCCAGCACAAAAGACAGTGATGTAAAGCAAGGTCTTTTGAAATATTTCGATAATCTAGATTCTGATGAAAAGCAAGAGCTTTTTTCTATGATGGCTGGATTCGCTACAATCATGAACAAGGCGGGAGATGTAGAAGATGCTCCTATGCCAGATGATATTAAGAAACCAAAAGGCAAAGATGACACAAAGGTGCAACCGGTTAAAAAAGCTGGTAACGCCCCGATTGTCGTAGGTGAAAATTCACAGAAGCTATCAGAGCTTATGATCGTTTTAGAAAACACGAAGGAAAAGCACCGATGTATTAATGGTAAACTTGTACCATTCGCCTCTACACGTGCAATAAAAGATATAGAGGGCAGGATATCTGACGCTGAATCTTCTAGAAATACATGCTCAAGAGGCTCTGAAGCAAGATCACATTATAATGGGTTATTAAAGTATTTGAGAATGCAATTAAGAGCAGCTCAAAAGGTAAATGGGTCTTAAAAAAGAAGTAACGATTAATGATATTATTACGGCTCTTTTTAATGGAAGGGTTGTATATGAGCTGCAGGGCACTAGCGCATACTTTGGTTATGACGTAGGTGGTTCTGCATTTTTTTTAGAAGAAAAACTCCAGACAAGGATAGAGGGCCTGGAGAATGATTATCTAAGGGTTGTTCGTGCAATTTTTCGCTGCATTAATATAGACACAATAAACCCAAGATCGATATGGCTAAAATGCAGAATTGAAAGTCCTTTAAAGATAATACAAGTTATAGACATTGGGTCAACTGGAATTTCTTTGACTAAGAAAAAGTGCTTAAATTTTCTAGGTCGTATTGACGGTATTAACTATGGGCACTTTCATATTGTTAAGAATCCTGGAGCTTATATTGGTAGTGCTACAGACTTCGTAGCATTATTGGAAGATGATCTCGATTTGAGCGCTAAGATAAGTGATTTGCCTAACGATACTAGGAAAAAGTTGTTTCAAAAGTTGGAAAAATTTTTATTATTAAATGGTAGATCTAGAATACCAGATTGGGATATATCTAAATGTCGATCAATTTTAATTGAGACAGCTAACGAAAGCGTAAGAATATTTAGGAGACACTAGGTGGACGAGTACAAGGGATATATGAAAGTAGCCTTTTTAATGCTTCAAGATAACCATGATTGGATGGATTTCAAGAAAGTTATGCTTAGATCTTTACCTCCAAAAATGAGAAAAAATTTTAGCACTCGCCACCCAAAAACGAAAAAGCAAACCTTAAATAATTTCGAAAGACAAATGATTGATATTTATTTTGGTGAGACCGGTATTAAATTAAGACTGGAGAGTAATCATGATTAAAGAAAAATATGCTAAATTGTTCGCTCGTGAAGTGATATTGGATGAAAGTTATGGGATGGTTGTTTCCCCCAACGAGTTGCATGCGATGTTCGTCGAGCCCTTTGCAGATATTTTAAAAGCCGTAAAGCTTACCCTTAAAGATGTAGGCGTAGGTGTTCTGTATAATATGCGAATATTATTTACATTTAGTACTACAAAAAAAGCCAGATTATTAGAGGCCTATAAACAAAGACGAGAAGAGTTTGAAAAAGAGCATGAGGCATTTAGAAAAAAACTAGAAATCCCTGGTGAGGCAAAACTACTGGCTTTTATGGCGAACCCCGCCTTATATATGGGCGCTGCAGCAATTGGTAAGGGTGTTGATGTAGCCTCTTTTGTTAATGACACTTTTAAAGAACAAAGAAAAGCGATGAAAGATGCCGAAGAGCCTGACTCTGGCGGACCTACCGGACCAACCGCTGACGCTCGTGGTCCAATAAGGGGGGCTTTGGCTGATTTAAAGAATTTATTTTTTGGTGAATCTTATAAACCAAGCATTTTAAATCAACTTTTGGAAGTTGGTGGAGAAAATCCAGATGTCGCTGCTGACGTTGAGGCTGAAATTGAAAAACAGGGTATTGATATAGACTTAGAGAAAATAAAATCTGGATTTAGCGATTTTGTTAAAATGAAAGAAGAAACTATCAAGGAGATCGAAGACGAAGGAATCCCTGCTAGACTAAAGGCTTTATCTGCGATGATGAGCGCTAAAAATTATGAAGAATTAGAAGCAGCAATCACAGCCGCCAATTCTGCAGAAATTGATATGGGTAATTATTTAAAGGATTTTAATGACGAAATGACTCGCGGCAAAGAAGAGATAGCTGCCGCATTTTCAAAAGACAAAGAAGAGAATGGCTCTGATAAAGGTGCTGAGTCTAAATTAATGCAACAAATGAGAAAGCTACCAAAGATTAAAAAGTTGGGTGATAAAGCAACTGAAGAAGACTTTGAGGAAGCAATGGAAGAATATCTTTTTAATACTCTGAAGTCGAACTTACAAGTAGACGGCGGAAAGATTATTTCTGACATTCAAGGTGATATGCAGGAGATTGTTGAAATATTACTAAAGCCTTGGGCTAGTGTTGATGAAATGTCAGAAATCAAAGATGCCAGTCCAGAAGCTGAAGAAATGGTTAAGAAGATAGAGGGTATGGTTAGAATAATTCAGGGTAAATAAATCGATAACTACAATTACATATTAGGTTTTTAGTTTATAATTGGATTAATCAAATTATGGGGCTAAATTATGAAGAATTGGATACCTGAAATATGTTATGAGGAAGATGCAGAGGGAATGAGTTCTCATATCCCCTTTATACAAGTACCTAAAAATCAAGAAATGCCAAGATTTCTATTTATTTTCGAAAGCCAAGAAACTGGCGAGTTTGAGCCAGGTGAAGATGGTAACCCTTTACCAATTTACAATATGGACTTGCACCAATACGCAGATATGGCTACATTAAAAAATAATTTAGATCCCGAAACATTTGATAAAGTTAGGCTGGCTCTAGGTTTAGAACCTTTAGCCATTGCAGCAAAAAAGGGTCAAGAAATATCTCAAAAGGTTAGAGAAAACCTCAATTAAGTTGTGTAATTTGTTGTGCTTTAGTGTATAATTTATACATGAATAAAGCATATATAACTGAAGAAATGGCTGGTCGTGCATTAAATAAAATGTATGGCTTTAATCAAAAACTTTCTGCGCTTTATAAGTCTGAAGGACTTGACATAAAGTCAGATATTGGTAGAAGAAATATTTTAATGTCGTCTATCCAGGAAAGAGAATTTTCCAAGGAATTAGCTAAAGTATTTAGCGGTGTCGTAAATGACGGAAGATCAGGTCAACCTGATATTGTTATTGGAGAAATTGACACCGAGCTTGAATGCAAATTAACATCACCACACAGTAATAAAACGTGGGCGCTGCAATGCGATTACGCGACCCTTCAAAAAAAAGGTTCTTTGGATTTTTTGTATATGCTGGTCGATAGGGATTTTGAAAATGCAGCAGTCCTATATTTCGAAGGCTTAACAACGGAAGATTTTCACCCACCCGCTGCGGGCTCTCGCGGAAAATCTAGAATGAGAAAAGCTTTTGCTATGCAAAAGTGCACCCCCTTATACGGCGAAGTTGTCGATAAAAATCAAGAAATTATAGATAGAGCAAAAAAAGTGGTGGAAGATGAAAAAAAACCACCCTATCAAAAGAAAAAAGCTCTAGAAAGAATTATAAATTGGGGTAGGAAAGAAAAGCAATATTCTTTCAAATTGGAGAAAATAGTTGGAAGCGAACAACAACCCTAAAGTTGGAGATTACGTCTTCTTGTTTTTTGATAAAACGGGCAGTATATTTTCTGCTAGAGTTCTTGAAAAAACAGTCAAGGAGACTATTTCTGATGGTTTAAAGACAGAGTATATTTTAGAAGCCTATAGACAAGAGTCTGATGAAGTTGTATCTCATAAATTGAAGTATAGCGAAGAAAAGTGCAAAATGTTTTCAACTCTTGAAGATTTACAAGTAGAGTTGCAAGAACACGTCAACGCCGCAGTTAATGCGATGTTAACAGAATGTCGAGAGACGTTTACATTTGCAAAGGCAAACTCAGAGGGGGCAAACATTGAAGAAAATATTACTTCTCGACGCAAATAATCTAATTTATAGAGCAAGATATTCAGCGAAATATGCACGTGAAGGCGATGCAGCTATTGTTTATTCTTTTTTTAGAAGTTTAAGACCTCTAGTGGAAAAGTTTGATCCTGATATATGCTACTTTGTAAGAGATGGTGCACCAAGCGATCGACTGGATATATTACCAGAATATAAACAAAATAGAATAAGAGAGCATGACGAAAGTTTTTTTAGTCAAAAGAAAACAATAGAAGAGCTTGTAGATTCATGTTTTCCTATAACAGTATGTCGTGATAAAGAGCTAGAAGCAGATGATTTAATAGCTTATCTTGTTCTAGAAGTACATAGACAAGATGAATGTGTAATTATCTCTTCAGACACAGATTTCGTACAACTATTACAAGAACATGAAAATTGTGAGTTGTATAATCCAATTACTAAAAAAATGAGACTGGCTCCAGAATACGATTATTTAACCTGGAAATCCTTAAGGGGTGATGGATCAGATAATATTCCTGGTATCCCTAGGGTCGGCGATAAAACTGCTGCAAAGTTAGCATTAAACTCTGGTGAACTTCATACATTTTTAAATAAGGATAAAAACAATAAAGAGATTTATGAAAGAAATAGGAATTTAATAAAATTTAGAAACCCCAAAGATGTATCCAAGATTTTTGTGGGTAATAATAAGGCTGATTTTGATAAGATTAAGGCCAAGTTTATTGAACTAAACTTTCATAGCATGGTTAATGAAAAGTCTTGGGTAAAATATAAGAAAACTTTTGAGGGAATTCTAAATGAAAACTGTATTAAGCAATGAGTCACAGGCATTCTTAAGAAAAATTAATATGATTAATGAGCAAGAGATTGCCTATAGGTTTGGTGATTTGTTTATAGCTGAAAATTCTATAACGGGCGCAAGAAGACAGCTGCAAAGTGTTCCAGATTACGTAGTGGAAAACTCTAAAAAGCCTGGTTTGCTGAAGGGTTAAAATGCAAAAAAGAATTTTAAAATATTCAGAAGAACTACGAGGTTCTTTGCTGGAAGGTGTATCAAAGTTGTCAAGCGCAGTTAAGATCACCATGGGCCCACGGGGTCAAAATGTCTTAATAGAAATTAATGAAGCACCTCCAATTTTAACAAAGGACGGTGTCACTGTCGCTGAGGCGATTAATCTTGTTGATAGATTCGAGAATTTAGGCGCCCAAGTTGTGAAAGAAGCTGCTCGTCAAACAGCTGAAATCGCTGGCGATGGCACAACTACATCGACAGTTTTGGCTCAAGCAATTTTTGAGCAAGGAAGCAAGTATCTAAATACGGGTGGTAATATTAGAGATTTAAGAGAGTCGTTAATACAAGCAAAAGATTTAGCGATCTCTGCTCTAGGAGAAATGGCTATTGATATTAGAAATGAAAAAGACCTAAAGAATGTTGCTACAATTTCTGCTAATGGCGAAAAATCGTTAGGAGAAATTATTTCCGATGCAGTTAGTAAGGTTGGATCACATGGATATGTGACAGTTGAAAACTCCAAGGGGTACAATACGGAGCTTGTTTTAGTTGATGGATACCAAATAGATAGAGGTTACATTTCACCTTATTTTGTGACAAATCAATCGAAGCAAACAGTGGAGTTTAAAAATCCTCTTGTATTATTAACAAATCAAACTATAACTAGTTTGAAAAGTATTATGTCAATTTTGGAAGAGACTGTTCGTGAAAATCGACCTTTAATTATAATGGCTAATGATGTAACAGGTGAGGCTTTACAAGGTTTGATTTTGAATAAGTCAAAGGGCAATTTACAATGTTGCGTTTTGAGACCTCCGGAGTTCGGTATCGCTCGTGAGCAGGCGCTTGAAGACTTAGCTGCTGTCTTGGGAGCTGAATTAATTCACGATAATCCAGATGAGTGGTCTAATATGCCTATCTTTTCAATGCTGGGTAGTTGTAAAACGTTTAAAGCATACAAAGAAAAGAGTGTGTTTGTTGATTGCAATTCTGATCATGATGTCATAAACCAAAGAATTGCAGCAATAGAGTCTCGTTCTGGAGAACCAAACGTATCTATAGATGAGCGCAGCGTACTAGACCGCCGTCGAAAGCGAATGACAAGTGGGGTTGCGATTATCTATGTTGGGGGTTCTACGGAAAGTGAAGTCAACGAGCGTAGAGATCGTGTTGATGATGCCGTAAACGCTACTCGCGTTGCGTTAGAAGATGGAATTATCCCGGGCGGCGGTGCAGCGTTGTTTAGGGTTTCCGAACAGCTTTGCAGTAAGACTGAACCAGGGTATCAGATTTTATCTCATGCATTAAAGATGCCTGTATACCAAATATCAAAAAACGCAGGTGATATACCCGAGGTAATTTTAGAAAAGTTAAAAAGCACTAAGGGGAACTCGGGATATAACGCTATTAGCGGTAAGATTACAAATGTAATGAAAGAAGGAATAATTGATCCAGTGAAAGTAGCGGTTTCAGCATTAGAAAATGCCACTAGCGCCGCATTAAATCTATTATCGGTTGGTTGCGCAGCCGTCGTGAAAGAACAGGAGAAGCGTTAATGAGAAATAAAACGACAAGATCAGATAGAAATAATAGACAAGACAGAAGATCGCAGCAAAGACCAGATAGAAAAAATGATCCTATCATTATCATCAATATCAACTGGGAAGATCTAGTCCATAAAAATGATGAAGAAATTAGATCCCTAAGCGATCGGCTTAATAAAAATCTTAGATTAGCCAGAACAAAGAAAGATGAAAAATCTTCTAAGTTAATTGAGAAAGAAATTTGTTATATTCAAAGAGAAATTGATCAAAGAGATAAAAGAAAAAAAGCTCATTTTAATTTTCGAAAGTAATGCAAATCATTATTTTCTATGGTATAATATAATAAAAAAGGAGAAAAGATGTCAGAAGCATTACAAACATACTTCACTAGAGTTGGCAAATATCCACTTCTTACCCGAGAACAAGAAATTGATTTAGCTAAAAAGATTGAGGCTGGTGACGCAAGGGCGAAAAATCAGATGATTCAATCAAATTTAAGACTTGCTATATCAATTGCAAAAAAGTACCATGGCAAGGGTTGCTCTCTAGAAGATTTGATTCAAGAATCTAATATGGGATTAATCAAAGCTGTTGATCGTTTTGATTGGCGTAAAGGCTTTAAGTTTAGTACATATGCATATTGGTGGATTAAACAATCTGTTAGGACACATGTAGCAAGTCAGGCTTCTGATATTAAGCTGCCTGCCCACACCAGAAATCTTCTTTGGAAAATGAATGAAATGATCAAGGAATATGAAGAAGAGTTTGGTCAACGTCCTTCATACGACGAAGTATCGGAAGCTTTGGGTATCCCGACTAGTACGCTAATGTCTATGATCAAGTGCTCGACACAGCTGTCACTTGATGCAAATATTAGGGATAGATCTGGTGGCGCTGGTAGAAAGATTGCAGAAGTTGTTCCAGATAATGAAGCGACGTCTGTTGATGATCTATTAGACTCTGTTAAGATAAAGGGTGTAATGAGAAGCGCATTAAAAAGTCTTACAAGCAGAGAGGAAAATATTATACGTTTAAGATTTGGGATTGGTGAGCCAGCCGAACAGTCAAATGAACAGTTTTCTTTAAGTAAAGCTGAAGTAAAAGAAATTAGGAGGATTGCAAAATGAGTATGCCAAAAGGATATAAATCTGAAAATGGTTATGCAACAGTAGTAAAGTCAGGTGGCATGAGCTATAAGGATATAGCTGAAGAAATGACCCGCCGCGGCTTTAAGATGAAGCATTCTGCTGCTAGAAATATTTTGTTGGAGGCTATGAAGAAATTAGCTGTTGGGGTTTGCGAACTATACGATATGAGCGACACTGATATTATGAAAGTAGCAAGCGACCCCCGATTTCAAGAATGTGTTGCTTCATATTTAGAAGAAGAATCTATGATCTAGTTAGGAGAGTATATGCTTATATTTGAAAGATTTATCGCAAGAGGGAATTTTAATATTCAGGATTTTTTTAGCGCAGCTGGTATTACTAGCGATGAAGAGCTTAGGGCTTATTGTGCTGAAAAGAATATGACAGCCCCAATAAATGAATATTTTGCTAGCCCTAAGGTAGCTGATAATGTGGTTGAAAAGAAGACCGCCAAAAAGCCGACTATAAAAAAGAAGCCTGTTGCAACAAAAGCGCTTGTAGAGGATAATGAAAAACCAGTCCCAAAGAAGACTACCAGAAAACCTCGTACACCGCGTAAAAGAGCACCAAAGAAAACACAAGATAAGTGATATTTTTAAAAAAGATAATGCTGCCAGCAGCAATCCTTAATATGTTTATGTGTGTTGTAAGTTATGAATTTTTAAATAAAGATGTCGCTCTTTTGAATTTTTTGACAGCATGCGTTTGCTATCTTTCTTGGAGGATAGGAAAAGTGCAAAATGACTTATAGAAAAATTCGTGAATGGCCGAATGAAGAATTAAAAATAAAATCTGCCAATATTGACATCTTAAAAGATCGAGAAGCTATAAACGATTTACTTGATACTTTTAAGGTCGTTGGTGGTTATGGGTTGTCTGCTCCTCAAATTGGGTTACATGTTAGAGCGATTGTAATAAATCCCAGCGCGTTAAAAAAGGATGATTCTTTAAATAACGAAGAGCTAATGCTAAACCCTGTTATTATAGACAGAAAGGGTACACAAGTTTTTAGTGAAGCGTGTTTTTCTTTGCCTAATCTAAGTTTAGATATAGAGAGGAGTTCTGAGGTACTAGTTGAGTGGAAGAATATCGATGGTGAATTAAAAAGACAGTGGTTTAGTGATTATTCGTCTGCCTGCGTACAGCATGAAATCGATCACTTAGACGGCGTTCTTACAATAGATAGAATTTCGCAGCTACGCCGAAGTATGATTATTAAGAAAATCAAAAAGAAAAACTTAGAAGTAATAAAGGCCAGCAAAAGACCTAGCGATGAAAGATCAAGACAAAAGTCTTTAAGAACAAGAAAGAAAAATCGTATAAAAAGGAAAGCAAACAAAAGATGAGTTTTAACGCGATTAGAACGAAAGTATTAGTACTAGCAGGTAAGTGTCCAGCGATCCTTAAAAGTAGTTCATATGAAGATGTCGAAGAGTGGATTAACACCATAAATCGATTTAAGAAACCAAATGAAGACTATCAGGCGTCTGTTTACAGGTACTGGGCGCGCCAGCAGCTTTATGATAATAAAGAGCAATTAGAAGATACTCTTGAAACAATCTCTAGGGTGTGTAATACAAACGATACAATTTTTTCATTGGCTGCGAAATCAGATTAATGAGAAAGAATGATCTGGTAAAAAGAGTTAAAAAGAGCGAAAGAACATTTTATAATGAAATGGAATTAGACTCTATTGGAATAATCGTCAAAGGCCCATACGAAAAAAATGTGTCTGATATTATTTACGCTATAAAGCCATGGTTAAAGCAAAAGGTGAGATATACTGAGATAAAGATGGTTATAGACATATTAAGTGAAAATAGGGTTTATAAGCATTGCGTTATTGAAGAATACGAGAGGGTAAAGAGTTGAGAAAGACAATTACGTTTGATGATGTTTTATTGGTTCCCCAATATTCAGAGATTTTATCTAGAAAACAAATTGATCTTTCTGTTAATTTAGGGGATAATTTATTGGATCTGCAATGTCCTTTTGTGTCTAGCCCAATGGACACTGTGACAGAGCATACAATGGCTATCTCTATGGCGAAGTATGGCGGTCTTGGTATTGTCCATAGATATAATACGATCAAGGGACAGGCTGATATCGTAAGAGAAGTCCAGATGAAAACTGATAAAGTTGCTGCAGCTATCGGTGTTTCGGGAGATTTTTTAGAACGTGCCCAAGCAGTTATTTCAGAGGGCGCAAAAATACTTTGTGTTGATGTGGCACACGGCCATCACGCTTTAATGAAGAATGCTTTAAAAAAATTACGTGATATCTTTAGTGATGATATTCACATTATGGCGGGTAATGTAGCAACTCTTGACGGCTTTAATGATTTGGCTGATTGGGGCGCCGATAGTATTCGTGTAGGTATTGGTGGGGGCTCTATTTGCTCCACACGAATCCAAACTGGTCATGGAGTCCCAACTCTACAAAGCATACTAGATTGCTCGCAGACGGATCGTAATGCCTTGATAATCGCAGATGGTGGAATGCGGAGCACAGGTGATATTGCAAAAGCGATAGCTGCCGGAGCTGATTTAGTGATGTGCGGTTCTCTATTTGCGGGTACCGATGAATCACCTGGAGAGGTATTTTCAGCTTCTGATAATAAGAAATATAAAGTATATAGAGGTATGGCTTCTGTGGAGGCACAAAGGGACTGGAAGGGCAGCCATAATTCAGTCGAGGGTATCTCTACAACAATACCATATAAGGGCTCTATTAAGGACATAATTGAATTAATGAAAAAGCAATTAGCTAGTGCATGTTCATACTCTGGTGCCGTTAGCTTAAGCGAATTTAGAAATAAATCTGAGTTGATTGTACAATCAAACTCGGCCCAACAAGAAAGCTCTACTCATATTTTGAGATGAATTTATTTTATGGCGTCGCTTTAATCCTCACACTGCAAGCCATGGCCTGGGTCGGCGCAAACGGCCAATTTTCAGAATATTTCAAAAGCTATAATACACTTCTCATTTGTGTCGCATTAGCAATTCCAATTTCTATTTGTGGGTATTTTGGTTCAAGATTTCTATATGCTCATTTTTCATCAGCATGGTCAATTCGATTTATTGGTTTCGGATTATCTTATTTGGTGTTCCCATTTATGACGTGGTTTTTATTGGGTGAAACAATGTTTACCCTTAAGACGGCGATTTGTATATTTTTGTCATTCTGCATAATACTTATTCAGGTATTGATGTAGGATGGTGAGCTTTGCGAAAAATCAGTTTATTACTAATAGCCGTTTCATTTCTTTTAATGGGCTCTGGTCCTAAACCAACCAAAACAAAATTTTATAATTTTGATGATCTTTTAATTAACGGAGAATATAAGAAACCCCAGGTTTTGTATACTGACGCTAGACAAAAGGTTCGGTTTGAGAGATTACTAAAGCTTAAAAAAGATTTTCTCCCCAAACTTGAGGCTACTAAGGCTGATCCTGCTTTAAGATAAAGGACTTATGATATGAGAAGCAAATTAAGAACATTAATTAGAGAAATGCTTGAAGATGAGCTTAGTCCAGTCGCTCCGCAACGAACAATACCCCAGAATGAATGGACTTTATTGCAGTCTGGTGATCCAAGAAGAGAGCAAGTAAAACAAAACTTATTCGATTTAGTGCAGCAAACATACGCTCCTATCGGTGGCCACTTTAAAATTACTAGTCCTGATAGTCTAGATAGATACACCTATTGGGTCGTTAAAGATATTGATGATGATGCAGATGTTGATGTTGCGATTATGGGAAAACCTGATGTCGGCGGAGTAAAAATGGGGGCCGCAGCAAATGATGGCTCACCACAGGCCTCAGGGGAATATAAGAGCAAATCTGCAGAGCTTAGAGCTGGTGGATCTATTGCCGGTATTGGGAATTGGTGGGGTGAGGTTAGCGGAAAGCCTGCGTACGCCATGTTAAAAAGAGGCGCAAAGCCAGTTGAGGATGAAGCGAAGGTTGCACAATTACTCGCAGGTGATGACTATATTTTTCATGGAGAACACCCGGACCCAAATGCTCCGCCATTGTTTAAGAGCGCAAAGGGTTGGTATACTAAAAAGTTCGGAGCTAAAAGCTCAACAAAGATCATATTGGGGAATCCAGCGTGAACTTATTACGAGAATATATAAGCGCGCTATTAGAGTTTAGTATAAAGGCTAATAGGAAGAACACTCACCAAGATGGAACATGTCAAAGTCGTGGTTATATGAGCGGGAAAGATGTGACATGGACCGGCGACGATACAAATGACGAGCTGTATGGCTGGTATAAAAAAATGGGAATGATGGAGGACTAATGAAAGTCACAAAACGACAATTAAGAAAAATCATTTCAGAAGCGCTAGCACTGGATCTAGAAGTCGGCGATGTAATTCTTACTGGTCGTTTTAAAAACAAGAGAACAGTCGTAAAGAGTATTGGGACTGATGACATGGGCCAACCTACTATAAACGGGATGAAAGCGCTCAGCTTTAGAATAGAGAAGCTGATGCCAAAATCTAAATGGAGTAAAAAGTCTCTGGAGGAAGAAGAGTGAAAATCACAAAACGACAACTGCGAAGAATTATCAGGGAATCTACCTACGAAGATTGGCGAGATGATATTAACATCGCTGATGATTGGTATGGTGATCTTAGCAACACGCAAGATGAGTATAGTAAGCTACGATCACCTGCAGGTAACAGGATAGGAATAAGCTGGTACCTTGGCGTTCCTATGTGGTCTAGCTATGCCAAGTCGACGTTCATGAAAAGGTATGGAAATCGCGCTGGCGCTACAGTTAGGATTGTTAGAGACCGGAAGGACCCTCCACTGGTAGGGTATATTACAGTTAACGGTATAAAGTCTCTTGACCTCAGCGACCTTAGCAACGTCGATAAACGCCCTCGAGAACTAGCTGACTTACTGAAAAAAACTATGGACGAAAGTCTTAAAGACCCCGAGCGAATGGCTCAGTACAAAGATTACCTGAATTCAAATCGAGGGCCCGGGATGGTAATGGCCTCTGCAAGATCGTCATGCTCTAAGATGAGAATCACAGAGGCGCAACTAAGAAGAATTGTTAAAGAATCTTTGAAGACAGAAATATTCGGCTTTGGTAAAAAGAAGAAGAAAGAAAGCAAAATAGAAAAACCCGTTTATCTTATAAGAGTAGATAGTTTTCCAAAAAGCTGGGCCGCCCATTCCTACAGAATAAGTAAAGACCAAGATAATGAAAATAGAAAATCTGAAAAGCAACTAGGAAAAGAGATTGGCGCAGAAGTAGACATGGCTCTTTTGAATAATCGATATATTCTAGCTGTGCAAAAGCCTTATGAAACTAGCGCTGAAGCAAAAAGCGTAGTTAGTAAAATAAACACCGTAGTTAAGAAAATGCTTGAAGATGAATCAATCCACTTTGGCAAAGATAAGCAAACTCCAGAAGCAATAAAGTCTGGTAAAATAGCGTCTATTCTTGTGTGGGATTCGGAAAAAAGTCTTCCTTGGGAGAAGTTGCTATAATGAAAGTTACAAAGAAACAGTTGAGAAGAATAATCAGGGAAGTTTCTGCTTCACGCGCGATGTTAAATAAAGCACGTGAAGTTAACCGTGGTAAGGCAGCTGATTTATTTCAAAGGTTTGATGATCTAGGACACAGGCTAGCCCAGATGAGTAATTCTGATCCGGATTACGAAAATGTTAGTGATGATTATGACATACTCGAAGATGAGCTTGAAGATCTTGGTTACGAAATTCCTTCGTCCTTTAATCCGTTTAGGGTCGATAGCGGCAAAATTCGAGATAAAGCCACTGGAGAAATTGTTCACACAAGGCAAAAAAGAAGATGAAGTTAGATGTCAAGACCTTAATAACGATAGTAACTTTTGCTGCCACGATGGGCGGCTTTTACTATTCCACTCAGCTAAGGTTAGATCATCTAGAAGAGAATGTCGCTAGTGTAGAAAAGCAAATCAAGCAACTTAAGAAGCAAAAGAGAAAAGTTAGGACGAAGTAAGTGTACGAATACCGAGCATTTGTCAGAAAAGTATATGATGGTGATACAGTTACTGTAGATATTGATCTGGGATTCGACGTCATTCTTAAGGCTCAGAAAATACGTCTACTTCGTATAAACGCTCCTGAAGTCAGAGGTGAACAAAGAGAATTTGGCTTAAAGTCTAGAGACGCCCTTCGTCAAAAAATTGGTAATAAATGGATTAGGCTAAAAACAGAAAAAGATAAGAAGGGTAAGTTCGGTCGCTGGCTTGGGGAGATTTGGTTCAATGATGAGTGCGTAAATGATTGGCTTCTAAGAGAGGGATTCGCAGAGGTATATAAATGAAAATCGCAAAGTATCAGCTAAGAAAATTTATCCGCGAAAGTTTTTCTTCTGAAGATTTTAAGGATGTTTATAATACTGCAAGGATGGCTCATGTAGGTCAAACCAGACGCGATGGTTCTGAGTATTTTTCACACCCATCAGAAGTTAGAAATATCGCCAGAAGTTTTTATCCTAGAGATAAACTCGCGCAATTAGCGGCTCTTCTTCACGATTCCTTAGAAGACGCCCCAGGATCTACAGTCGAGTCTGCTGAGGAGATGGAAGATTTTATCAGGGGTTCTATACAGGATAATTCTCAAGCTGATGAAGTGATTAGGGTCGTACGCGCTTTGACTCATGAAAAGGGTGGAGATTATTTGTCATACGTAGTCGGTTTAATGGGTGATGTGCCTACTCTAAGGGTAAAGTTATCAGACATGGTTCATAATCTTACCGATAATCCGTCTCCAAAACAAAAAGCAAAATATAAATCAGCTTTAGACGCAATTTCAATAAAGACTTCAGGCCAGCCTCCTTCTGGAATTTCTAGCAAACATTGGGACACTCTTCTTTCTTTGGCTGAGAATAAAAATCATTCTTTAAAAGAATATATTGGTTTATTAATTGAGCTGGATGAAGTGGCACTTCTTAGTGAGGGTGAGGGTATATCTTGTCCTATTCGCGGGGCTTGGTACGGCGGCATGCCTGCAGGCGGCGGGTTTGGTCCCCATAAAGAGTACACTGTCGCAGCCCAAAGATACGGAGAGGCTGCTCATTGTATTCTTGGTTCTCTTGGTAGAAGGGTCGGTGCACCCGGAAAAACAGAGTGGCATTCAATGATGGTCGGCGAACGCGAGCACCTTCTAGAAGAAATCGGCATCATGATGAAAGTGATAGAAGAGTATTCTAGAGACTTGTACATAGACCAAATTAACGATATCACTCGCTATAGAGAAGATCGAAGGGAAGAGATTGCTGAGTGGAACCAGGGTGCAATTGATGACATTAGAAAGACGGCACCAAAACTTGAAGAAAAAGCTAGAAATAATATGGGCCGCTTAAAAGCAATAAAAGATGCTGAGCCAGAGTTTCCAGACTCTGTTTTTAAAGTTGCGCTTTATACATACCAAAGCTTAGGTATGCTAGGCAAGTTTATGCTTGAGAGTATTGAAGACTGGGACGATGAAAAAGGGACCGGTTTAGATCCTGCAAAAAACGCTTTTAAAAACCGGCGACTGCGTGGAAGAACTTTTATGTTAGCCGCGGCTATCGATGAAATGATTGAGGACTTATCATGAGCTTACTACGAAGATACATAAGGGAAGCGTTAATAAGCGAAAGCGCTAACTTAAAAAAGCTTAACGAAATTATAGAAGAGTGTTGCATTAGATACTGCTTAAAAGAAGGCATTATATCTATACCGTCTAATCCAAAAAACTATATTGTTGTAGAGGGCCGATGGCTTATAAGAAAGTCTTTACTTGCCGAAAGAAAAAGTGATACTTTGGCGACAATTGATCAAGCAAGAAAGTCCTCGAATTATTGGACTCCTGGGAAATGTGGCGATTTTGAGCACACTTATGGGAGCATAAGTACAAATCTTAAGCATGGCCGCGGTATGGATCATATTGAAAAATATTTAGATGATGATGAAGGTGAAGCATATTGGAGATGGTATGGTTCATGTGCAAAAGGGGTGGATAAATTCCAGTGGTTACAAGCAGATATGATAGCCGGTGCGGGTGGTGCGATTGTTGATCTTACAAAAGCTGCTGGGAAGGGGTTGTATAGAATACTTAAGCCGGCCGTGAAGAAAGCCGGTCGTTTAGCATTAAACGTAGCAGACGAAGCTGGAAAACTTGCTTTAAAGTCGACCGGCAAAGCTTTGGGGATCGCGTGGGATGTTATAAAAGACGTAGTAACAGATTCCGCAGACGCTACCTGGGACTGGATGAAGACTAGGGGGACAAAAAAAGACCTCACGACATTGGCTTATGAAAATCCGGATAAATTTATTGAATTTCATAATACAACAAAAGGCAGATTACAGGGCGCTGGTTTGCCGGTCGATTCAGCTGGAGAGACAGCCAGCACAATGGGTTTGCTACAAACAGATATAGGGAAACAAACAGCAGAAACTGCTGCTAGCTCATTAGGTATTACTGCTTCTCAATTGGAAGATTTATTAATAGTTCATATGCACACATTTAATGAGCTTACTTTAGCTAAAAAGAGGACGGCTTTTACATGAAACTACTACGTGAATACATAAGAGAGTTATTACTAATAGAATCCGATGAAGTTGATGCCGACGGGTACATCAAAGGTGAGGATGGGAAATGGTATAATCCCCAAGGTCGAAAGCAATGGGAGTTGCCATGGCAATTTAAGAATAGCAGGAAGACAGGCAATATCAGGTACTACCCCGACGAGGATGGGACTTGGACTATTAAGCCACCATCGCCTATTCCCTCCAAGTATAACGGGGTTGAGGGTTACGTCTTGCATGCTGCGTACGAAAAGAATGGGGATGTCAAGTACGGAAGCAAAGTCGCCGGTGTGGATTTGCATGCAGGACAGTCCGCGGAATGGTGGGAATATCCGAAAGACGGCTCGATCGTAGTAGTACATCCAGAGCTCTATCAACGTGATGACGGTTACCCCTGGTTCACAAATCCCGAGTGGGTGGCGTACTATAAAAAGGCGCTGGAAAAGATAATGACTTTGGGTGGAAACGCCTTCTCTTTCGCGAAATTCCAAGGGTTTATAGTTCAGGCCCAAGATCCTAATAGCGAATGGGCAAAGAGGCTTAGCGACTTAGGGGTAGCTGAAGGTCATACGCTATTAGAGCGTTATGGAAGAGCACTCCTCGATCCTGGTGATGAAGATTGGGTCGAGCAGGCAAAAGCAGCACGAGAAGGTGCAAAGTTACAGGGGCTATCATTTGAACTGTTTAAATGGCTTGGTGCCCATCTTGACTGGATGAAGACCTATTATAAGAAGAGTATAAGTGATTTAGTTCTCCTCGAGCTTCTTGATGTGTACGAAGAATCCCAATCCGCTCCTAAGCCGGATTTAGAGGACGATGCCACCGCCACTAAGGAAGGGAAAGAGCTAGCGCTCAAATTAGCTGACGCCATGTACATGCCTGTATTCGCTAAAGGCTTTGCAAAAATATGGCGTAAATTAAATATAAGTCCAAGGGAAGAGATTAGGGCGTTCTCGAAGTACGCAAGGGGAAATCGCACTGATGGTTATACACAGGCACATGATCTCTTAAGGAAGCATGATGAAACGACATATCCTAGTGGTATCATTTATGAGATACCAGACGAAGCCTATGCAGCGCTAGCAAGAGAATATTACAGCTAATGAAACTACTACGCGAGTACATAAGGGAGTTGTTGAGAGAGAAGGGCGAGCTTGGTAAAAAAGTGTTCGCTCAATCTGCACCTGAAGGTTCTCGCCACGCCGGAGATGAGCCGGACACTAAGTTGGAGACCAGTTTGAAACGTGCGCTAGCGAATCACTTGTTTGCAGGCGGCGCTTCATCAAAAGAGTTGGGTGAGCTTGGTCCCTACATATTGCGGTTCATGGATGATCCGGACTACAACGATGTCTTTATCAGATATTCGGGTGGAGAAGTTTGCAGAGGGACTCGGCTGAGTTTAGAAGAAGCCAGAAGTCTTATACCTGGTTTCGACAACATGCCACTTGAGAGTGCAACAGGTCGTACACATGCATTCCAGAAGTTTGAAGCTTGGACACAGAAGGTCTCTGTTCCTCCATTTGAGTATTCCCCTAAGTCTGGCAACCAAGTGTCCTCGTGGTCAACGAACAGCGAAAGAGTCTGTACTCGGTTCGCGAAAAAGAACGCCGGTATTTGGGATGGAAATGTTGGCGTAATTCTATATACAGACTCTAGCCAAAATGATTTCTTAGATTTTAGCGAGCTGTACAAGTTTGGAGCGCTAAGTAAACACAGCCATGAAAAAGAAGTAGCAGCATTTGGTCCTGTGTTGGTAACGGCAGTTAAGGTTTACAAAGAGGTTACCGAAGAACAATGGGCTGAAGTGCAAACTGAAGTAGAGTTAGGAAGACCAAAGTGAACTTATTACGCGAGTACATAAGGGAGCTGCTGAAGGAAGAGGGTATTCTTGGAAAGTACGCTTGGCCTAGCGCTATCAAGGGACACCCAATGGCAGGTGAACCAGACACTGATGTGGAAGAAATGTTATATCAGCAGCTTCACAATCACTTTGGCGCAATTTCTGGTCTGAGCGATGAAGCAGTAGCGATCATAAAACAAATTTTAGATTCAGGCGAGTATAGTAATACTTTTGTTCGGTGTACTTCCGGACAGATTCTTCGAGGGATGAGGCTTCCGGTTTCTTGGCTAGAACAATATGCTTTAGAGGCTTTGGGAGGTTTACCTACTGAGAGAAAAGACCCACTAAACTGGGGAGGTCCGGTCCCTATAAAGCCTATGACATATAGGTCGGAAGGGAAGTTTGGGAATGTTAGCTCATGGACACACATATGGAAAGAAGCCCGTAGGTTTACGACCCAATGGTCTGCTGATACCGTTCCTGTAATTCTCCACTCAGATTGTAGTTCTGGTTACTTTATGTATACTGATGGATTTAAGAGTTTTCAGGGTGGTAGATATAAAGACGAATTTGGAATTAAAAAGCTAAACCCAAACGCTCACGAAAAAGAGATTTTATTGTTTGGTGACTGTACAGTCACAGCGATTGAAATTAACGCTACAAAGCAAGAAATCGAGAAGTTGAAGTTATGAACCTACTACGCGAGTACAGGAGGCTGCAGTGTCGACTTATATAACAGATGAATGCATCAATTGCGGCGCGTGTGAGCCTGAATGTCCGAATGGGGCAATTTCAGAAGGCGATGAGATATACGTAATAAACCCTGATCTCTGTACAGAGTGCGTTGGCTTCCACGGAGATGAAGCGTGCCAGACAGTCTGCCCAGTTGAGTGCTGTATTCCAGACCCAAATAATAGAGAGCTAGAGCTGTCTTTGCTAAACAAGGCTATCGGCCTTCATCCATCTCAAGCTTTTCCTGCTAAAGATGATCTAGATGAAACTACTAGTCGATTTAGAAACCCTAACTGGATAAACGAGGGTCGATGAAATGAACCTACTACGCGAGTACATAAGGCAACTGCTAACTGAATCCACTATTGATCCAAAGATCATGAGAATGATCGACAAGGCAGAGAAATATGGTCTTTTCGTGGACATCACATCTAACAGCGTAATCATCTACGACGGCCACAACACCGATAAACCGCGCGCTAAAATTCACTTTGAAAGAGATACATCTTTCGGCCCCTGCAGAGGTGGAGCTTACGTTACTTATGCAAAAGCAGAAGGTGGCTTTGGCCCATTAGCTTATGACGTTGCCATTGAGGCTACAGGCGGTCTGATGTCAGATCGAACTGAAGTTTCCCACGAAGCGATGGTCGTTTGGGATTACTACGCGAATAACAGGCCCGATGTCAAAGTAGACCAGCTGGACATAATGAAGGACTACGGAGAAGAACAGTTAACTCCTGATGACAAGTCCGACGATTGCGATCAGGTACCGGCGTACGACAGGTACAAGTCAGACTGGCACAAGTCAGGCCTGTCAAAAAAGATAAGCAAGAGGGGTACGCCAGTCATAGATGAGCTTAGAGCGCGTTTCATGCTTTACGACGATAGGGAAGACCACACACTATGAAACTACTACGTGAATACATAAGAGGGTTACTTCAAGAAAGTGTTAGCCCAGAAAAGTTGAAAGATCTTGCTTCGAAGATAATGGTTTCCCCGAGCAATGATTTTTCTGGTCAAGTTGGAGAAAAGATAGCTCTGATGTGGCATCCGAATGGAATGAACCTAAATAGCATCAAGAATAATAATTTCTTCCCATTTGCAGATATAGCTGCTGGGCCCCTGCCTTCTGCTACTGGCGAGCGGACTTATAGGCAAAGACAAAACGCTAGCCATCCGTTTCCACCTCTCTATTCTGTAAAAGCAAGTAGCAGCATTACTTTTAGAAAAGGTGTATGGCAAGGAGCTGATCCTTTTGCTAATTCAAGAATCAAAGGTAGCACTATATACGAATTAGTCAATGAACGCGGCCAAAATGGTTTAAGAGACGAAATTGATGCAATTTATGGACCTGCCGAGGCTGGTAAAGTAGTCAAGCTAAGATTGGGAGCTATCGGGATCTTTCCTAGAGCGATGGCTAAGGACGAATCTGAAGAGCCGAGAGATGCTTTTGCTGACCCTAGAGCGATAGGTGTTACAGTTAAAAAATACGGTCCGAAGGAATTTGAGTTTGTAGCAAGCGCGGCCGGGCTTTATGAAAACCCAGTGACACGCGTTGGTAAGCTTGGTAGCGAATCCCTAGTAAGTGGCGCGTTTGGCGCCCCTGATAACTTAACCAGCGAAGATATGCAGCAACCAGCCTCTGTAATTCCTGCACAAACTAGCGGCAGAAAAGATCAAAAATCAGATAGCGCTAGAGTAGCCGACCAAGAAACTTTAGACAGTTTGAGAAGTAGTATTGCTGCTATTGATGACTCAAGGATTAGTCTTTCTAATCAAGATTTAAAAACTTTAGCAGATATTAGCACTCTAGAACCTGATGAATTTGAAGAAATTAGAGAGTTAGTTAGAGGAATATTGTCTAGAAGATCTGGAGAAGAAGCGTGAATCTCCTACGCGAGTACATAAAAGAATTGCTATCTGAGAATAAGCTGTCCAGCGCTGAGATACAACACCTGCAGGCCATCAAACGCGGTTCAAGACATGAACGACGACGACCTCAGGCAATCGTCATAGGCAGGCTAATAGATAAGGGTTTTGTAACCGGCGATATGAAAGGTAATCAATTTCTCCCAGGTTACGGCGCTTCATCTAGTGCTAGCAACCTTGCCATCACTCCAGAGGGTGAAGCAGCATTAAGAGCAACTTTAGGCAAGGCAGACTCAGACATGGCCAAGTACCAAAAGATAATAATGCAAGCGGTCATCGACGCTGCAGGCAGTTCGGTACCAGAACACGAGTTGCCAGGTTACAACCCAAAGACATTCAAGCTAAGAGGAAAGTACCGCAAAGCGTTTGACGAGTTGCGTGGGTTCGGAAGTGACATCGACGCCTTAACGATACAGAGAGATTCACAAGGCAACAGAATGGTTAGCCCAGGACCTGATTTTGAGCGTATTAAAAGCGAGTTAGGATTATGAAACTACTTCGCGAGTACATAAGAGAGCTACTGAAGGAAGATCCAATGGGTTTTGTTCAGGATCTCGCCGCGGCATCTGATCAATTCCGTGACGAAGACTTTAACGAGTTTCACGGCGGCAACCCAGGTAAGTCAGGAGGCAGGGCGATCAAGCGTGCATTTGCTGCCAACGCTGATTATAACTTTCTCAACTCCTTAGATACTGTTCATTGGATTAAAGACGCTTACAATCTCAAACCGCTCATAGGCAGATCTCGAGATGAATTATCAGCCACTATGACTCTGCCTAGCGAGCCTTTTAAAGCGCCAAGAGGTTTTAATGCTGACCTAGAGTTAGGCTTGTGGATAAAGGGTCGTATAACTCTGGCAGCCAATAGTCAAGACGACCTGTACACTGGTACTTACTTCGATTACATGAGAGGACGTGATCCCGAACAGTTTGAAAAAGATAAGCACCGCAAAGCATCATCAGGTGTAAACAAGAGACCCACTGTTTCAAAAGATTATAGCAGGTACGCAAAGCTAAAAAGAGGCAATGAGTACCATGAAAAGCTGGCCAGAAAGATTCCGTATGTTCTGGATCAGTCGACTTGGAATCCAGCTTCTATAAACGAGGCGCTAGTAGACAACTGGCGAGCAAAGGGACTGATTGTCTCGGACCAAAGTATTATCGATGCAATCAAGGACAACCCAGAAGGCGACGGTGTAGGCTGGCTAAAAGAATTTTATGAGATGGCTGAGGTATTCGACGTTCCAATGTATGACACAGACAAAAACGTAATCTGGAGCCCGTAATGAAACTACTACGCGAGTACATAAGAGAACTTTTAAATGAGAAAGCCCGAGTGCGCGGCTATATTAAGCCGTCTTCTTCTTTTCACACACTTCTACAGTGGGAGCTTGTGGTAGAAGAATTACTACAGCTTCAGAAGCAGGGTGTTGATACTCGAGGAGGCATGAGCTTAAATCAGAGACTACTTCAGATAATCGATGAATATTTTGGTTTTCAATACAATATCGAGGTAGAGAGGTACGATCTCCTAACTCAAAAGAACATTTTAGACTTCATCGAGGATTTTACCAATCACAGATTTTGGGGACTGGAGAGAGAGTTCGGTAGTTATTTTCCCGATATAAGTAAGTTGAAGTTTGCTTACTTCTATTCTCGTGGAGATCTTGAGCCTCATGTACTGATGGATGAAGAATTTACAACTCAGATTTATGGTGGTCTAGACAATCAAAAACGTCTTAGTCACTATACAACTCAAGCGGGAGTAGAAAGAATTCAGGCAGCTATTGACTCAGGTCGACCTTTCGATATATCATGTTTCACCGTTGCGGAACGCCCTTTCTTTAGACCTGAATCTAGCTTGGTCGTGGAGTTAATAGGTAATGTTCGTGGGGGTTTTAGGAGTGATATTAAATCTGTCGCAGTTGATACTGGGCGCAGAGCATGTAATATGTATAGACTAGAGTACCCTGGCAAAGATCAGGATAATATTTGTAGAGAGCTGGACTCTTGTGATAGCGAAGTTCGTACTTCTTTGTGGAATGAATATATAGCGACGCCTGAAAAGATATTAAGCGTTAAGAAGGTATAGGGATGTCATCTCAACTTATCATGATTTTAAAAGAATCAATTTCAGTAGTTCCTACTGGAAAATATATCTTTCAGCATAAGGGGTATCCATTATCAGTTGAGGAGCAAGCAAAAGATCTAGCCGAGGTTGTCGCCCAGTATCAAAAAAGAAAAGTTTCAGATAAATTACAGAAGACATGCGATGAAAATTTTAATAAACTTTTTCAAGTTTTTTTGGAGTCCAAAGGTAGAACGTACAACGTAGATTATTATGACATGGTGATCGTTGGTCTAAAGCCAATAATCATAAAGCTCAAGAAGTACTATGATCGCCCTAGGCCCGCTGCATTAGCCAAGAGTATGGGCATAGATTTTTTAGGTGATGAGCTCGATTCTGCCCAATCTCCGTCATATCCAAGCGGCCACACCATCCAGTCTTACGTAATGGCAAAAATGTTAAGTGATCAATTTCCAGAGCATGAAGAGAACTTGCTTAAAATAGCAGAGATAATTTCACAATCAAGGATTGATCGCGGAGTACATTTTCCAACTGATATAGAGTATGGTAAAGAAGTTGCCGAGTCTTTATTTCTTCAAATAAAAGAGGGTCTAGGCGGTGAAACGCCTCAAGACAGGCAAGTATACGATCAAATGGATTAAGAAAAGTTGAAAAACAACTAGACATCCATTAATTTATTAAATATTTAGATTAAAATAGATTCATCTATTGGGGGTTATATGCCGTATAAGTTTAAAGGTAAAAGGGACTGCACACAATCTGGTGGTTCAAAAGGCAAGTTTCAAACTGTCAAAAATGATGGATCAAAAAGATGTTATAAAACAGAAAAACAATACAAAGCGTCCCAAGCCTGGGCTCATGAATATGATGAGGCCGGCTACGGTGAAGAGATTAATGAGGATATTGCGCGAATTCTAGTTGGAGACTTTACTCTAGAAGAAGGGCAGGCTATTAATCCTAGAAAGCACTATTTGGATTCTGGTTATTCTGGTGGCGCCGCAAGAGCGATCAATTATATGACGTGGTTAAGCGACGGAATGCCAACAGCTGCAGACAATAAGCCATACGCGGATGATATAGAAAACTTTATAAATTTTAGAAATTCTTATGGGGCTTTTGAAACATTTAGTTCTGCAACTCTTTTTTCATTTCAACAAACGGGTGATTTATCGAAAGATGAAATAGAGCTAGGGAAAGGAACAAAGATTCAACTTTTAGAACCCATGAGCAATACCACCATAAATGATAATAAAGTAGCGATGAAAGGAAGAGCTGTTGGAAGTCTTATTAAGGTTAAAACCCAACAGGGTTTAGAAGGGTATCTTCACATTAATAGAATTCATCATAATCTTGCTGGGACATCTAAAGGGAAAATTAATGATGCTGAAATTGGGGCTGCAATAGAAAGCGTCGTGTTTGCAGCGATTAATGGCCTGGGAAGGGATGAGGCTTTTGAAATGGCTGTAAGAGATCCAAGAGCTGCAAAATACCCTAACGCGAGTGATTCAGAAAAAGCTAGATTTGAATCCTTAATGAAGTCGGGATATGATTCAGTGGAAAATTATTTGAGTAAAGACACTGCACCAAGCTTTTCAGATCCGGTTGACCCTCGGCCCCAAGAGGGAGAAGGTAATACTGCAGCAGTCGATGTCCCAGTAAACGCCGGCGGTCAAACTGCTGAGATTCATGTCAAGTATAATGACAAAACCAGGATGTTCGGTTTAAGAAAAGCAGATGGATCTAAGGCTTCTCCTGAGTTTACAAAAGCCAGAAATGCTGTTTTAAGTCAATATGTTCCGACTTTACCAAGCTATATGTCTTGGGTTTCTAGCTATAAAAAGAGAACTAATTTCGATCCTTATATGATAGCTGACTTAAGTAATAAAGAAGTTGAGGGTCGTTTAAGAAAGTTTGGAACGATAGAAATAGGTCCGGATTGGAATCCCATGACAGAAGCAACACCTGAGGGAGCCAGCAACGTTTTCTTAGATCCGAGAAGCTTAGTTACAAATATGCATAAGGACGGAATATTCCAGAGTGGAATTTCTTCTTTAATGCAGCTTGATCCTTTATTGCTAGCTAAGCCGCCGTTTGATTTAATACCGGGATTATTAAAGACAGACGTTGAAAACGCCATTAGACCAAATGCAGACCGTGCCCCTGGCGGCGTTTATTATTTCAACTTTTCCGGAAAGGGCTCAACCGCAACTCTTGAAGTGATGGCATTTGCTGTTGATTTAGAAGTGAATGTGGTAGTTCATAACTCAATTGAGGGTCAAAGCTCTAAATCCAAAGGTTATGATATTCAGGTAGAGGTAGGTGGGGAAACTTTGACACCTTTTCAGATTCAGATAAGCTCTTTAGCAAGAGGTAAGCCGTTACAAGTTGGGAAGACTTCTGACTTGCCAAAATTACTTAGTTTAATAGATCCCGAAAAGAGTAATAAGGTTCCGGAAAGGGTCGAGAAAGTAATAGAGGACGGACTAATTAGAAAAATGATAGAAGAATTAACTGTTATTTCTGAAAGTCAAATCTCATTAATCATTGAAGAGCTCACAGGCGCAGATAAGTCTGAGATTAAAAAGATGATTGCTAAAGAAATTGAGGGTACCGCGAATAAGAAGATGACGCAAAAAGTGTTCCAGGCTGAATTTAATAAGGAGCTTAAAAAAGCGCTCGGCGTATCATTTATTGGTGAGCCTGGAAAAATTAATAAGTTTGTCGCAGACACTATTCAGAAAGAAATAGAGAAAATGTTTAAAGATAAAGCAACTCAAAATCAAATTGGTGAAATAACAAAAGCTGTTATTAAAAAGCTTTATCGCGAACTAAGCTACTCTTCAGTTCACATCGTCGATAGAATCAAGCTCTAAAACATGCTACAAAATCTAGTCGGTAATACTCCGCTTATTGAGTTATCTTCTGGGATACTCGTTAAGCTTGAAACATACAACCCCACGGGTTCCATTAAAGACCGTATAATTTCCTATATCGTCCGGAAAGCTGTCGAGTCTAAAGAGATCAAACCCGGTATGACTCTGGTCGAAGCGACATCGGGAAATACTGGCATAGCGCTTTCTGCTATGGGATCTCACATCGGACACAAAGTTAAGATTATTATGCCGTCAAACATGTCGGAAGAGCGCAAACAGATGATGAGACTATTTGGCGCAGAGATAGTTGAGGTTGCTCCGCATGATTTTAAAGGCGCAATTGCCCTAAGGAATCAGATGGTGAAAGAAGGCTGTTGGTCTCCCAATCAGTTTGAGAATAAACTGAATATCGAATGCCACTTTAAAACTACAGCTGATGAAATATATAGACAGCTTCAAGATATGGGAGAAGTCTGGGGTGCTTTTGTTTCTGGCGCTGGTACCGGCGGAACCATGATGGGTATTCAAAAATACGTGGAATGTGAAGGGTTGGGTACTCAATTGATCTTCATGAAACCAGCTGAAAAAGAGCACGGTATCCAGGGTGTTGGCGATGGTGGAGATTATCTGTTAGATCAAAATCTATTGACTCACACTGTCGAGATTAAAACGCAAGATGCAATAAAAAAATCTAAAATACTATCTCAAAAACTTGGCATTCCTGTCGGAATATCAGGTGCCGCTAATGTACTTGCAGCAGAGTGGTACGAAAAAAATCATCTAACATATGGCAAAACAATCACAATGCTTTGTGATAGGGGGGAAAGATATTTGTCTAATGTGACTTAAACGTCTGTAAATAAGAAATTATATTTTTATAATGGAATACGCAATAATCATATTCGGACTGCTGGCTATTGGTTGTACTTGTATGCTTTTTATGACGATTACTACGTATAATAGAAAGATATCTGAAGTACATAAGGCTCTTGCCAGTTTGCACATTAAGGTTTTGGGCTTAGAGTCTGATTTAAACGTCGAAAAGAAAAAGAGCAAGACTGTAGGTTTTAAAAGTCGCAAAGTAGAGCCTGATGTTAGAAAAGAAGTGATATATAAAGTACCAAAGAAAATTACGGGTGACTTAACAATGACACATCATGGAAAATCTGCTTTGGTTCAGGCAACACTGAAGGTGAAGAAAACAGAATAATGTTAAAAAAAACACGTCCTAAGTTCATAGAAAATTCTAGGGTTCCGATTTGGTTATCATATTTGGCTCCAATTGATATATGGGCAATCAGTTTTGGTTTTTGGGTATGGTGTAGAGGCACATTGTCTGAAGCGACTAGAAGGCATGAGACAATACATTTCCAACAACAGCTGGAGCTTCTATTCGTGGGTCAATGGATCTTGTATGGCTCTTTTTGGCTGTGGGGTTTAATAAAGTATCGCGATGGAAAACTTGCTTATCGTGAAAGCCCGTTTGAAAGAGAAGCCTACAGAAATGAAATGGACATTGATTATTTAGCTTCAAGACCTAGATTTAACTGGGTAAGGTATATAAGAGGATAAGCAGTATTATGAATTTTAAGCCTGGTATGAGAGTAGTTCACTATCAACAGATGAACCGTCCTGGCGTTATTTTAGAAATAACACAGGTAAAAAGTAAGCAGTGGATGGTGGGGGGTACAACACAAGAAAGACTGGTTGCTGTTGTTAGGCATGATGACAATACCGTGTCTAATTTCTATACATCTGATCTTAGGCTAGAAGAATAGCCAAAGTCGTGCAATTACACCTTATATTTGATATAATAAAAATATAAGGAGGTGGTTGCTATGGCAGCTTGTGTTGCGATTTTTGTTTTTATTTATGGCATTATGGAGAAAGATTTTTGGTGGGCTCTGTGGGCCTGCGCAGCTTCTTTTTTCGTTGCGCTTTTAATTGAGATAATTTATGCAACAATGGCGTTCACAGCAATGTTCAGTGCAATTGAAGCCTTCTCTAATCTTGTGAGCCAAATGCTGTCATAATTCAGGTGTAAAAAAACAAATTTTCATATAAGATTTTCTTGATTATTATAATTTAAGGGTCTTATATGAAAGTCTTTACATTCGATGATAATATAGGTTCGGTTGAATACGTCAAGCACGATGGCGATGATTTAACTGTTGTAAATGCAGCCAGGGTTTCTTTTGGCGCTCATAAGGAAAATATAGATGATAAAGATATTAAGCTCATTAATTACCTTATGTCTCATGGGCATACTAGTCCTTTCGAGCATTGTGGTATTACGTTCCGCTTCGTTACTCCTCTTTTCATAAGAAGCCAACATCATCGTCATCGCACTTGGTCGTATAATGAAATTAGTAGACGCTATACATCAATAGATCTACAGTTTTATGAGCCAAAGGCATTTCGTTCGCAACATAAATCTAATAGACAGGCTAGCACTGATAGTCTAATAAACCCAGACACTAGCTCAGCGACTTTACGATTATTACCTACCGCGTCTTATCCTGCTAGTGCAGCAGTGGCTGATCATCATAAAAAATCTTTAGAATTATATAACGTGCTTATTGAGAAAGGTGTATGTCGTGAACAAGCGCGCGGAGTATTACCACAAAATTTATATACACAGTATTACGGTACGGTAGACTTACATAACCTTTTAAAGTTTGTTTCTTTAAGAATTCATGAAGGTGCGCAATGGGAAATACAGCAGGTTGCAAAAGCTTGCCTACAAATTACTGAGCAATTTTTCCCTCATTCAGTGGAGGCTTATAGAAAACATAAGGGCGATATATGAGGTTTTTACTTATCTTTATTTTCTTATTGGTTGCTTGTGAAGACAAGACTAGCCCAATAGGTCAATCAGGCGGAGCAGGTGCTGATGCACGTTTAATATTGGATAATCAAGATGCCGGACAAGAGGCAGATGTATATATCTTGGACTATCAACCACCCCCACCCCCTCCGGAACCTGAGCTAACTCGTGAAGAGCGGTGTGCTCAAACTTCTGTAGAAGAAACGCAAGCATATTGTTCATGTTTCCCAGACTGCTGTGATCGTCAACGATGGTATTGTCCTCCCAACCCAAGGCAAACAATAGACGTAATGCAAGTTATTCTAGAAGTTTGTGATGAAAATAAGCAGCGTTGTGAGTTTGGGGCTGATCCTAATTGTCCTCCACCGGAAATCATATCACGAAGTGAGTGTGTGACTCAATGGGAGTGCCCACCTGGGACAAGCGGAGAGTTCATTAGATGGTTTGAGTGTCAACTTGAAGATGGTTCCCTGGGCCAGCAACAAATAATATGTGATAAAGGAAGTTTGAGGCATCTGCCATGCCAGCCCTGCGATCCAGAATCTTGCGACGGCGAAGATAACGATTGTGATAATTTAATTGATGAAGGATTTTTTCCATGTGAAACTGCGTGCGGACCCGGGGTAGGGTTGTGCGTAGAGGGAGAAGTGACTCAATGTAACGCTGAAGAGCCTGGCGAAGAGCGTTGTAATTTCGAAGATGATGATTGTGACGGTGCAGTCGATGAGGGCCAAAGGAACGCATGTGATGAGTGCGGACCACTACAGCCAGACATCTGTGATGGTATTGATAATGACTGCGACGGGACAGTCGACGAAGAGTTAATTAGGGAATGTGAAACAGCTTGTGGGCGTGGGATTGAAACTTGCGACGGCGGTAACTGGATATCCTGTACTGCAACACAACCGGTTGACGAAGAATGCGACGGCGAAGATAATGATTGCGACGGAAGAATAGACGAACAACTAGAATGCTTATGTACTATTCAAGATGTTGGAAACCTTATGCCCTGCTCAGAGCCTCCTTTGATTTGTGGTCAAGGGTTCAAGACGTGTGAGTGTGTAGATCCAAATTGTACAGAAATGAGGGTAACTGACTGCGCAGCACTATGTACATATGTCCCTATGCCCGAACCACCGATTTGTGATCCAAGAGTCGGTATTGCTTTAGAGCAAGAAGAGTGTAATAATTTTGATGAAGATTGTGATCAAAATATAGACGAAAACTTAAGTCAGGCATGCTATACTGGTGAGCCTGAAACTTTATTGGTTGGCGTTTGCGTTCCCGGAGAAGTATATTGTGATCGCGGGACTTGGGGTAATGATCGTAATGGGCGTTTTGAACCCGGGTATTGCTTGGGAGAGGTGACCCCGCAGGAAGAAATTTGCGATGGTGCGGATAATGACTGCGATGGAATAGTTGATTATGGCGAGGAAATTAGAGAGACTGATATACTTTTCATTGTAGACTGGTCAGGTTCTATGGATCAAGAAATCGAGGCAGTCAGGATTGCACTTAATAGATTTGCAACTCACTTTGCAGCAGAAGAACCACTTCAATGGGGCTTAATAGTTGCGCCTAAAGAAGCACCTCGTGGAGATGACGAGTTATTAGTTCTTGTTTCTGATATTTCTCCTTTTGATCAATTTTTAGCAGCTTTTGCAGCTTTAGGCGCTGAGGGTATGGATACGGGGAGTGAAATGCTTTTAGACGCAATTTATTTAGCTGTAAGAAATATTTCAGGTGCAGCTAACGTGGATATTGCAAGTACGACATGGTGGAGAAATACAGGATCACTACCAGAGAAAGAAAACTTTAATATCAATTGGAGGCCAACTTCGGAAAGAATTGTGATTGTATTTAGCGATGAAGTAGAGCAATCATATCTTAGAGATTTAAATGATCCGGAAGGGCCAAATCGACCAATAACGAAAGCAATAGTTGAAGACGCAGTTCGAGCAGGAATAAACTTAAAAGTTTATGCATTTTCCGATGGCGGGTTTGGGGTTCAAGGTAGATTTTGGGAGAGCTTAACCCTGGCTGGGAACGGTGCTTTATTTGATTTGACGTCAAACGCAGTTAGCATGTATAATGATCTAATGTCAATAATCGATGAAGCTTGCTTACCAAGAGATCAACCGGTTGAAGAGCAAGGTGCAATGAACTTTTCTGATTCTAGCTATACATATGTGAGCATGTATGATTATAACGTGTCTAAATATCATTATGACTATAAGAACAAAATATGTAGATGAAAATTAAAACTTTGGATTTACACATGGTACGTCATGCGTATGTAGATGATAAGGTGAGGGAATTTTTAAATTTCGCCGACCTACCAGTTAGAATTATTACTGGTAGGTCTAAGCAAATGAGGGAGATTGTACTGGCAATTATTAATGAATATGAGTATGAATTTCATTTTGAAAGTGCCCATAATTTTGGCGCTTTGATTATAAGTGATATTAAACGCTAAAGCTTTCACCGCATCCACAAGTTCTCTTGGCATTTGGATTAATAAACTTGAAGCCCTTACCAGACAATCCGTCTATATAATCAATTTCAGTCCCCATTAAGTAAAGGTAGCTTTTGGGATCCACGTATATGGTTACTCCTTCACTTTCTATTACGCGATCTTTTTCTTGTTTTTCGTAAACGAAATCTAAATAGTAGCTAAACCCAGAGCAACCTCCGCCTTTAACACCTGCCTGTAATCCCAATGGTGTCTTTTCTTTGTTTTCCATAATTTGTTTTACTTTATTGCTAGCATTTTTTGTTAACTTAATCATCTTAGTCTCCTTATAGAATAGTTATAACTGCTCAGGAGGATTTTTACATGGCAACAACAGTTACAAAAACGACTTTCACTAGTAGAATTTTGGAATCGATCACAATCAATGGCCAGCAACAGCAGGTTTATACAATGCTTTCAATCCCAAATGTCACCGACTATAGTCATAGAATTATGTCTGTAGCTACGACTGCCACAACTCTTCTAACTCTCGCAGCCGCCGACGCGGGCGGTGCCATTGACAAAGTAAGAATGCAATACGTTAGACTAACTAACTTAGATGACGCCAATGATATTCAATTAACATTTACTCTTACAAGTAGTCATACTTACGAAGTTGTTCTAGGTCCAAAAAAGACCCATATGCTAACCCATAAGCAAGGTGACGTAACTACGGGTGGTGATGTAACCCTTGAAGACATTGTGTCGATTAAGGGTACAGCGTCAACAGCTGCAAGCGATTTAGAGATATTTACTGTTTCCACTTAACATTAATGTATATGTAAAACTATAATTCCAGATATAGAATCATTAATGATATTGGAGCACCTTAATGAAAAAATCTAGAATTGAATTACGTGAAATAGCAATAAAAAAAGAGCGCGCGACGCCACTTCCGTCTGGGGCATTAGTCGTTGAGACAGGTGAGCATACTGGAAGATCTCCCAATGCGAAGTTTATAGTAAAAGATGATAGCGTTAAAGATAGTATAGATTGGGCATATGTAAGGGGTATGGACCCAAAGGTGTGGGAAGAAATAAAAGGGGATTTTTTCGCTAGTGAAAATTTTAAGAAGGGTTTATTCGAATCTTCTGTTTATGCCGGCCATAAAGATTTTGGAGGGATTAGCGTTAAGATTCATTGCGAGCTAGCTTGGCATTCAATCGCATCATTAAACATGTTCCAAGAAATTGATGATTGTGATAAATACGATTTTTCTCTTTATTATGTACCGTCATTTACCGCAGAGCCTTTTGTATTAATTTCTTTTGAGGATGGATTAATAATAATTTCTGGTACACAATACGCAGGAGAAATGAAGAAAAGCGTATTCACTATTTTAAACCATATATTACCAGAAGAAAATATATTTCCGATGCATTGCTCTATTAATTTAGACTCTAATCTAGAAAGCCCAACGGTGTTTTTTGGATTATCTGGAACCGGTAAAACTACATTATCAGCAGATTCAAATAGGAGATTAATTGGTGATGACGAACACGGTTGGTCAAGTTCGGGTCTTTTTAATTTTGAAAATGGTTGTTACGCAAAGGTCATAAACTTAAGCCAAGAGGACGAACCAGAGATCTGGTCAGCATGTCAAAAAGAGGACGCTGTTTTAGAGAACGTAGTTTTAAAAGGCGATGGTACCTTAGATTTTTTTGATAATTCAAAAACAGAAAATACAAGGGCGTCATATCCAATATCATATATTGAAAATTCTGTCTCAAGTAAAAGCACAAAGCTCCAGCCCAAAAATGTTATTTTATTGACGTGCGATGCATTTAGTGTACTACCAGCAGTGGCAAGACTAACACCGGAAGAAGCGTGGAAATTTTTTATTATTGGATATACTTCTAAAATCGCTGGAACAGAAAAGGGGATAAATGAGCCAACAGCAACATTTTCACCTTGTTTTGGATTACCTTTTATGACAAGAAAACCAAAAGAATATGCAGATATGTTAAAGAAGAATTTAGAAAATTCAGATATAAATTGTTGGATGCTAAATACCGGGTGGAATAGAGGACCCTATGGGGTGGGAGAGAGAATTTCTCTAGAAGACACTCGAGATATCTTAAATAAGATTTATGATGGTACATTGGCAAAACTAAAGACTTTTGAACATAGCTACACAGGATTGAATATTCCTTTAGATGTTACAGTGGACTTGACATTATTGAAGCCGGAGCTGGGGTGGAATAATATAAAGGAATATGAGAGCGTATGTGGCAATTTGTTGGATAATATGCGCAGCGTATTGTCAAATTTAAGCATTTAAATTTAATTGAAAAACTATTAATAAACAAATATTATTTTTTTATATGGAAATACAACCAGGCGATATTGTTAAGAATAAAGATGGAAGGGTCGGTATTGTTTTAAGCATTGATGAAAAAAAGACACCAGAAAGGCGTTGTTTGGTTCTTTTAAGGGGAAAACCAGCTAATATTTTATTGAGAAACTTGTTTAAGGTTGATCGACGTTGATGCCTTCCATACAATACGAAAAGCATTCGTATATTCTGTTTGCGTAAGACACACAATAAACGTCATAAAGATCCCATTTTTCTTTTTTACTAAAGCTAAGAGGGCGTCCCTTCTTGGCGACCACAAGAAGAGTTTCATCTTTAAATAATTTGCTATATCCCCTAAAGTCATTCCAGCCTGGATATGATTCAATATCGATTTTTTCATATAGCTTAATAAAATCACCTTCGGTGGGCGCAAGAACAAGGCTTTCAGGACTAACACTTTTATTAAAGTTCAGCTTTACTAATGTCCCGGGTATTAGAATCATATTTTGAAAGGCAAGCTATGGTAAGTACTAAGGAATTTCTTAAAATTGTAGAAAACGCTAATAGATGGAAACATGATATTAATTATAGCGTGAATCCACTAAAGTATGAGGTAACAGATGATTGCGGTGGTATGTACACATGTGAACCATATAAAACAAAGTTATTAAAACTTTGGCGCTTTTCAACACCGGCTGCCTCAAAGGAAAGCTCTAAATCAATTAAAGGTATGTTTTTTGATTATCTAAATGAAGGTGATTTCGTTGGGGCAGACCTGGCTCTAAAGTATTTACGTGCTGGATCCATTAGAGATGCAATTCCAAAGAAGTCTAAAAAATATTTTAAGTTAGCCTACAAAGAGATTAAAGATAATATAAAGTATTTTTCTTTAAGAAAAGAATTTGAGAAAAGAAAAAACCAAGAGCAGGAGCGATATGGAGAAAGGTGATCTAGTATTATTTCGTAATAGTGCTAATACTATGCCAAGCGCTTCAGATAACGTTGGTTTAATTATTGAGGTACAAGCCAGGGGTCCGGTGCCAGGAGCATATGTTCTTTGGCCGGATGAAGAAAGAGCGGAATGGATAAAAATCGAAAGCCTCGTAAAAGTTGAAGCGGTCGTTTCTCGATAGTACACCCCAAGGTGTCTCTCTCGAATCGTCCACTATATTTATAGGCGCCCAACAAAAGGGTGAACAGGAGGTCAATGTTGAATTGGCAGGCAGCGATTCCGATAATAGCGTTAGGGATAATGCTAAGCATAATACTACTCAAGGCGGTAGGGATTTAAACTACGACAAGCCTATTGAAGTACTTACGGAGTGGTTGGGAGAAATGGGGTGGACGGTACAATGGTATTCCTCGGGTGATCACATAGATGCCGCCACTCTCGCTACTCGATTAGTTACAATAAACAAACGTCAAATCCCACGACATCGCTACTATTCTCTTCTACACGAGTGCGCCCACGTCGACCTCCTGGCAGGCCCTCCAGAGACACGAAGCGGAGAACCCCATGGTTACCTTGACTTGTGGTACGCAACCGTCAACGAGAGGACCCTGCGCCACCGTGTTGCCGTTGTTATCGATGAAATTAAAACATGGGAACACGGAATCAAGCTGGCGCATAAATTGGGCCTAGGCGTGGACAAGCTAAAATATATGGATTTTAGAAATCGTAATCTGAAAAGCTACTTCGAGTGGGCTCTTGAAAGAGATGATGAAGACGTAGATGGAACCCAAGGTAGGTGAAATATGGCAATGGCATCGTGATGACTCTGGATGTCAAGAGATCTATGGGCCCGGAATTGTTATGGGAATTAAAGAGGGATATGAGTATAATAGCCAAGAGTATTTTGTCACATTCCATTTTGCCAATAAAGGGATCATGAATATCCCGATCCCAATGGTTAAAAGGTTCATGTACTTAATAACTTGATTGAAAACTTCACTAACTACAATTATAATTTCTAAAAGAAAGGAAACCTCCCTATGAAGAAATTTGGTCTGATTGTAGCTGATCCACCTTGGAGTTTTAACGACAAGCTTAAGTATGAAAAGCAGGACGCGACGGTCCGCGGAGCGGACATGATGTATCCAACGCTATCGATTCCTGCTATAGCCGACCTGCCGGTTGGAGAATTGGCCGCTGAGAATTCGCTGCTAGCCCTCTGGGTCCCTTCAAGTCACCTAACCAATGGTCTAAAGGTTATGGAGGCCTGGGGTTTCACGTACAAACAGCTATGGATTTGGGCGAAGACACAAAAGCATGATCGGAGTAAGCTTGCATTTGGGATGGGTCGCCTGGCTCGCAACTGTCATGAGCCTTGCCTGATCGGCATTAAGGGTAAGTACACAAAGGAATTGGCAAACCGAAGCCAACGTAATGTATTCCTACATCCGTCTCTTCCGCATAGTAGCAAGCCAGAAGATCTCCAAAATAGTCTAGACACCATGTTCCCCGAGCGGGCTGGTCTAGAAATTTTCGCGCGCCGAGCAAGGCTCGGATGGACATGTATTGGAAACGAGTCGCCGCAAACGATGGGTGAAGATGTTCGGGATAGCCTGAAGACTCTTTTAGAAGGTAAGCCTATCGAAGACGATCCGCTACCATGGTAATTGGATAAATTTAATGGTTGAGGAATTTAAAAGTTTCAGAAAGTGCGGGCAATGTACTGTCTGTTGCGTTGAACTTGAAATTCCTGTATTACAAAAACCAGCGAAGCAACGATGTGATAAATTAACACGAACCGGTTGTAGCATATACGCTGATAGCCCGAGCGTGTGTAAGGGGTTTCAATGCGTTTGGTCTGAAAAAATGCTACCTAATTCAGCTCGGCCTGATAAGTCTGGAATATTTGCATATCGTCATGACTCACAGTGGGGACCAGCTCTTTCTTTAGTCGAGTTAAGGTCTGGCGCATTTATGAGAAACGCTAAAAATATTAATAAGCTTCAGGTTCTTGTTGATAGGAATGGTTGGGCTATGATCATTACAGACTCAAAAGGGCAACAGGCTGCTATGGTACCAGAAGAATAATGAAAAAAACAAAAAAGAAACCTGCAAAGAAACCTGTTAGAAGAAAAAAGTCGAAGTCAACGACCAAGCGTGTGCCGTCTATTTTAGAGTACGCAGGATATGAAATTGGTCAAGAGGTTTGGGTTCGAACTGATCCTTACGGAACAGAAGAGTGGGCATTCGGTACCATACTGGAATTTCATCCAACAGATACTACTGAGCCCTCATTTTCATTATTTGATAAAATCAGAAAAAGATTCGCTGTAGGTGCTATTTCAAAAATTGCAGAGTCTCCGCCCAAGAGATGGATGGGGAAGCTAAGGTAGTGAAAATACCACCAGTTGGCTCTATTTATCGCTTATTCAATCGTAGAAAGCGATCCATATTTATAAAAGGAGGTGAAGGATTGCAGGAACTACCTTTTAAAATTAACGATAGAGTACGTTGTCGTGGGTTTGAAGGTAAACTGTATCCCGGAACCGTTTTAGAATGTAATTGGACGAATGCAGGATACGCTCGTTTTATTTTAGTGAGAGTAAAGCTTGATAATATCAGGGGAGAAACTCGCGTAAATTGGAGCTTATTTCCTGATCGCGTTTGTTTGTTAAAGGAGGAATGATGTCTTCTGAAGTAAAGAATGCTGAGGTTTTTGATTTTACCGCACATAGAATGCGTAAAGTTATTCTCAATACAAAGAGAAACCCAAAGAAAACCCAGGCCGAAGTTAAAACATTGGAAGCATGTTTAGAGCTGTATCTCGCGCAGACAATACAGATTAGTTGGGTTGATGGTGAACCCTATATGCAGTTACATGAATCAAGTGCGCTCGATGAAGAAGGTCTTAAGGAAAAATTCAGTCAGCTTATAAATGGAATTTAGTATGCAAAAGGGCGCATCCCTTCCACCAGATTATGAGACAGACCCATGGGTTGCTGCTTTCATTTGCGAACTGCATGCAATGTTCGGGACTCCTGTAACTGGAACAGTCTGTACAAACAAGGAAGACAAATTACAATATTTATGGGCAAGGATTGGAATTGCTAATGCGTTGTCATTGCATGAAAATTTATGGCGTCCATTGAGGAAAAAAATTGATCCTCAAGTCGCTGCAGACGCATTTGCAAGAAGGTACCATATGATCACCAATAAGATGGTAGTTGAACAAGTGCCGTTTTTTTCCCCAAGGGGTGAAACCAAAGCTTTAGTTTCGCCTTCATAGTTAAATGACCTAGGAGCTTTATGAATTTTTCTAGAAAATTAAAAAGAAATCAAATGAAGAAGCAATTAAAAAACCTTAAAAAGGTGTCAAAAGGCATAACGAAAAGAATGGATTCGTTAGGCGATAACTGTAGAGCATGTGGAAAAGAGTTTGACAATAGAGATTCAGAAGCTTTAGCTTCATGGGTTGTTTATGTTGTTGATGGCGATCCTAGACTTATTTGTCCCGCCTGTAAGCAAAAGATAGACGAAATGTCGAAAGAGGAGGAATTTGAAGATGCTAGAATTAACGCGCCAGGAGGCATCGAAACTTAAGTCAACTTTAAACTGGGTACTCGACGCAACGCTTGGCGGTCAAGAAGAAAAGATTATGATTGAAAGAATTAGAGATAAAATATCGAATATTCTTAAGTCAGATCCGAGAAGGCAAAATATTACGCTAGTTTTAAGCGAGGAAAATGAAGTTAATTAGAGATAAGAAAATACAGCAAATGTCTGCTGGGGAATCTTATGTTATTAAAAAATTAACCAAGCCAGAGTTTATTCTGTATGTAAAAAAAGAAATTCCAGAACTATTTGCAGAAGCAGTTAGCCAAAAAAGTACAGAGAAATTTGCAGATATTTTAGAAATGATTAACAACGTTTGTGAGGTCCTTAATATGGACTGGTATGAGTGTTCTAAGATAAAATCTAATAAACGATGGGAGTTTGGAAAGTACAGCTTTATTGTCGCGGAAAAGACTGATTTAATTGATTGAGCAACACTGTTTGTGACTCAAATACGAGATCCTCTTCATTATCTGGGTATTTAATTAAAAAAAGCCGGTCAGTTTCATTTTGTACTGTATATATTTCTATAATCCTAGCTGTACGATTGATTGAATTGATTATTATGTATTCATTTTCTTTTGCTCTAACGTACATGGCATTTATAAATATTGGAGAATTTTGATGTTTAGTTATTTTTTGGTATCATATATTAGTCTAGTTATGACTAATGGCTCTATGTGCTTACCTGATACACCTATTATAGAAGAAAAAGCAAGTTCGGATTTTATGCCGGCTGTTATCTACGCAGATCCTAATGAAGTAAGAGCTTTAGAGGCTGCCAATACTCAAGTCGAACTAGACTCTGGCGTTAAAGCAGATGTTCAAGTATTCATGGTTAAAAGATGAAAAGAGAGATAGTTACGAGCACTTGTGAGTGTTGTCAAATAAAAATGATCGGAGTATTATACAAGTCTATAAGTAATGATCCATATTTATTTGAGTGTATTCTTTGCAACCCCAGGGAGTTCGAGCTAACTTATGAATCAGATAGAAGTAGGGGATCTTGTAACTCATCGAATGAGCAAGGTTCAGTTATTCAATTTTGATATTCCACGAAGACCCAGTTCTTTACCTGGGATCGTTTTAGAGATAAATCACGATAAATTATTAATTTTATGGGAAACCTATACAGAGTGGGTTGATCTTGCTTATTTATTAAAGATAAGCAGGGTTAAGTAGTGAAAAAGAAACTATCAGTTTTTTTCTTTGAGGGCCTATTATTGAATTATCCAGAGGGTAATTTACGAGAAGAATGGCTAAAAGATCCAGAGTGCTTATATTACCCCAACGTTTCAGATATTCCTGGCCCAGATGCTTGGGATCAATTTGCTTGCTCGTTTTTTCGTCGTGAAATAAATGAATTGAAAAGTGATGTTATTTTAATGACTGGAATTGAAGCTCAAGAAAATAGAATAGAAAGTAGAATAAAGCAACTTATTAAATTTTTAGGTGTTGAAATTGACACAGTAATAAGAAAAGACCCAGGTGAAGAAACTTTTAAGTTTTGTATGTCTAAATTGGGCTATCACCTAAGTTGTATGAAGGACACAAAAGCTTCATATAATGAGATTAATTTATATCTAAATGATCTAGAACTAGCAAAGGATATAGCTGACTATATTATTACTGAATTTTCTATCACTACAATTGTACATGATTTATACTCGAGTTAATTTTGGTATATATTTATTGAACACAGGAGCGAGTATGAAAAGAAGATTACGCGAGCAAGAAGTAGTTATAGTTCAAGCAGGCGAGGCTCATAATGAAGCCCTAGAGTCTTGTTTAGCACAGATAAATAGTATGTTAAGAGCTATGCACCTTTGGTTTCATGCAGCTCATAATACGGTTTATGGTATGCCTTTTATGGGTGATCATAAATTGTACGAAGAAATCTATGAGAATATCCAGAACGAAATAGATGACTTTATAGAGCGCTCGATAGGTTTAACACGAAATCAATCTATGGGTTGCCCTATCAAGATTACCGCTGCAGCTGAAAAAATGTTGGCTGCATTACCCTCACCATCAGCTCTTGAGGGCTGTGGGATTTCTGAGACTGGTAGAGATATTGTGGAAGCCTATTTAGAGCTTTTAGAAATAACTTATGAGAAGCTAAGTGGCTCCGGCCATATGTCACTAGGGCTGGATGATCTAATGTCATCCAGCGCCAATACTCACGAAAGATATTTCTACCTCCTAAACCAAAGAGCAACAAAAAATCGATGAGTGAAAATTTTAAAGATCAAATTTCCGAAGCAGCAGAAAGATTGACTGCTGGCGCAAGCCCAAAAAAGCTCTTGGAAGAATATGCCACAAGACTAGATTTACATCATGCGTTTTTCATTGTAACTCAGGCTCAAATTCTTTCTAGAAAAGATAAGTAGTTTTGTGTAATTTACCCCAGATTAAGATATAATATAAAAGTATTCAGTTGGAATACATGTAGTGCGTGCTTCTCGGTAAGAGAATATTATACGATAAAGGGAACCTAGTTGTGACGTTCCAGCACGCGGAGCGTTTCAAGATTCTCTAAAAATAGTAACAGGTGAACGAGTCGTTTTACTAGGAGCGCTCAAGTAACCACCCATTTTTTTGGATAAAATATGCCACATAGACTCGCTCCAGATGATATAGGGACAGTTTTGGCAGAACTACAGGCTGGAATAATTCCTACAAGCATCTTTTTGAATAATCATATTGAAAAAAAAGACCCATTTGCTGGTATGAGCAAAGAAGAATCTAGAACAATGAAGAGAAAATGGCGTAAACTTAAAAAGAAATTTGGCGTTAAAAACAAATCTCTTACTCATCAAGCAGCCACAGTGAGATTTCACTTAAGGAAAAGCAATTAATGAAATTAGTCGAATTTTTGATTATGGAAAATCTCCCGCTAAATGGTAGCTATTTGAGGATCGAAGAACTAAAGAAAAATGTGATGTCTGATTTTTTTTCTATAAAAAAACAGGCAAAACCAGATATATTTGAAATAGCTTTAGAAAAGCTTGACTCGAAACAATGCGTTTTTATCAATAAAGGAACAAAATCAATTGCAGCAACACAATACGGAATCAACAAATTTAGTCAATCATAGATATAATAGAAATAGTATTACTGTGGGAGACTCAGTTGTTGTAAATATTGGGAAGAAATATATCGCAATTGTGAAGGGACTGAAGTTAGATAATAAAAATAAAAAAATATTTGCTTATCTAAAGGTATTTAGCGATGGACTCCCAACAAGGGTCGACGTTTCTGATTGTAAAATAGCTAAGAACGACATATAAGGCTTAACCGCCTCGGCTGGCTGGTGGTTAGGAGGCGTCTTATAAGCGTCTTGAAGCAGGGTTCAATTCCCTGGAGGCGGACTAATTTTCCCATAGGGGCCTGTAGCTCAGTGGTTAGAGCACCCGGCTCATAACCGGACGGTCCTCGGTTCAAATCCGAGCGGGCCCACTATTTATTTTTAGCTTTGCAATAGGAGAAAATTGTGGGAAGAACAGTAATACGCGCTGATGGTGTTGAAGAAGATACGCTTGAAGACAAAGACGGTGACACCAAAGTTCAGGTAGAAGAATCATCTGACGAAGATAAAATTAGATTCGATACTGCAGGTACCGAGCGTATGATCATCACAGATGCTGGCCTAGTTGGGATAGGAACATCTTCACCAATATCAGAGCTAGACGTTGCTGGCAAAATATCAATCACATCTGAAAACTCAACACCATCCCAACCGGCAGATGGTAAAGGTTATCTATATACTAAGTCTGATGGTAAGCTGTACTGGCGATCATATGATTTATCTGAGACTGATTTAACAGCTGGTGGATCGAGTGGTATATCTCACGATGGAAGTACAGCAGATGGTGTACTAACATACAAGGATGCAGATGAAGCCACGGTAGAATCGAATATGACGTTTGATGGTAATACCTTAACGGTCTCTGGAAATGTTTCTAGTAACTATGTCGCAATTCTCGATAATGATCAAAGTTCGGCTGGTCATGTCTTAAAACTCTTAACTGATGGTAACGGTTCCGGTAGTCGGATTCTAGAAATGGAAGACGGCGATGGTGACGTTGTGTTCCGTGCCCGAGCCGATGGGCGGTTTGGGTTTGGGCCAGATGGCGTAAGCAGTATGGGCGCTGGTACATTTGTGGTGGGCATTGATAATTCATCTCATACCGCTGATATAGCTATATCCCAAAGGCTACAACACCTTGGAGACAGTAATACATATCTAGATTTTCCAGCTGCTGATCAAGTCCAAATTGTAGTTGGTGGTGTAGATATGCTTCATATTACTGAAGATGACAGTCAGGATAAAATTGTCTTTAATGAAGGTGGGGCAGATGTTGATTTTATAATAGAGTCACCTAATGAAACAAAAGCTTTATATCTCCACGCTGGAAATGAAGTACTTCATATTAATCATGGCGAATCAAATTTCCAAACAAAAATTCATAATACAAATGATTTAGCGCTTACAGTAAATTCCACTGGGGTAGTCCTAAATGATGATGGTCATGCTACAAACGATTTTCGTGTAGAAAGTGATAACAATGATCACATGTTATTTGTAGACGCTGGCGCTGATAAAGTTGGTATAAATGATAATGACCCTATATCTGAATTATCTGTTGCTGGCAAGATATCGATAACAGCTGAAAGCTCTACACCATCTGCCCCAGCAGATGGTCACGGGTGGCTTTATACTAAGTCTGATGGTAAAATATATTGGCAGTCAAATGATGTGTCTGAAACTGATCTAACAGCTACCGGATCGGGCGGAAGCTCATCAGAGTCCAATGTTACGTCAACTCTTACATATGATAATGCTGCCTTTGATCTAGGTACAAGTACTTATACAGCGAAGGATACAGTCATATCGGCGCTAGCAATTGCTGCTAATAAAACTATTACGGGCGTATCTTTTGAAATTCCTGCAGCGTGGACGTTAAATAGTGGTACAGCCAGCGGAGAGATGCAAATTAAAATTGGTGATGTTTGGTACAAACCCCAATACTACACAGAGTCGTATGGGTATATCTCCGAGTCAGGTTATTGGTTAAAAAACCACACTACAGGAATTTACGGTTTTGTAGGTAGTAGGCAATCAAGTACGAGTTCGGGAGTAGCGGTTACCGTAAAGGTTAAGGGTGTCACTAATGATACATCGAATAGCGGCGGATATTTAACTGCCGGATCTATAAAAATAACAATCTATTACACCTAAGGAAGTAAGATGATTACAGGAAAATTATTCGGAGGCTTAGACGTTATTGGAGAAGCTATTTTGTTAAAAGAATTGCCCAATAACGAAGTTGTGATATTAGTATTAGAGCTTCCTTCGCCAATAGGGGCTATGAATATGAATCAACCACACGAATGTAAGACTACTTCTTGGAGGGTGCTTAGTGCTGATACTGCTCAAGAAAATGTACTAACTTACGTACCTAACTAAAAGCAATAGGAGAAAAAAAATGGCGAGGCAATCAAGAATACCAGGAAAGACTAAAAAGAAAACGCGACAAGGCAATGGAAAGTATAGCAAATTTTCTCAAAAAGGAAGTCAATCTACTGGGGGTGGTAAAACGCCCAAAGGCTACCGCAAAAGATATCGTGGGCAAGGTCGTTAATGGCATATTCAAAAAAAGTATTAGACCATTATGAGAATCCGCGCAATGTTGGAACTCTTAATAGGGACGACACTAGTGTTGGCACTGGCCTTGTTGGTGCACCAGCTTGTGGTGATGTAATGAGATTACAGATCAAGGTTAGCGAAAACGGTATCATCGAGGATGCTAAATTTAAAACGTACGGTTGTGGTTCTGCAATAGCATCATCTTCATTGGTCACAGAGTGGATAAAGGGAAGATCTATAATCGAAGCTCAAGAAATTAAGAATATAGATATAGCGGATCATCTTTCACTTCCGCCTGTTAAGATTCACTGCTCTGTTTTGGCTGAGGATGCAATAAAGGCTGCAATTCAAGATTATAAAGATAAGCAAAATAATAATTAGATTTTGTGATTTATAGAGCTACCCTTAAGAAACCCTGGAGATCTCATAGGGGAAAGCTGTACCCATCAGGTTCCACTTTCGAGTTAAGCAAAAGGCTAGAAGACATAAACTCATCTATATATAATTTCAGTGCCCCTGGTATAGGATACGGAATAGTTGTATTACCTAATCGCATTTTCGAAATACCCTCTGAAGGAGAAAGACATATCCGCAAACTAAGAAAAGAAATGATAGATGAACATATAAGAAAGACATCTAATCCATTTATAAAAAGAAAAGATTGATTAAATTTATTAATCATGGAGAGGTGACAGAGCGGTCGAATGTACCGGTCTTGAAAACCGGCGTAGTGAAAGCTACCGTGGGTTCGAATCCCACCCTCTCCGCCAATATGGAGATATCATGCCAAAGACTATAGTGAAAGCATATCAGGTAGAAGAGACTGCTCTTCAAGATAAAGATAATGATACAAAGATCCAAGTGGAAGAATCTGCTGATGAAGACAAAATAAGGTTCGATACCGCTGGAGCAGAGCGTATGATTATTGATAATGTGGGGAATGTTGGGATCGGTACGTCAAGCCCGGGTACTCTACTTTATATCCACGGGGACGCTCCAGTGGCTACAGTGCGTAGAGATAATAATGCTGACACTAGCGCTATTCAATTTCAGGGAGCTGCAGGGTATATCGGAGCCTATGTAAAATTCCTGGCAGATGAAAGCGGCTCTGGTGGGACTAATAATGATTTGGCTTTAGGCACCGGAGCAACAGTCGCCGAAAGGGTACGGATCAGGGGAGATGGCAAGGTTGGTATTGGTACAACATCTCCAGCAACAGAGCTACACATCAATGGCAGTCTTACTTTTACTGAAAGAAGCTCTGATCCCGCAAATCCAGCTGAGGGTAATTGCGTATTGTGGATGTCTAATGGGTCTGGATCTGGTGATGATGGAGATATTATGATAAAAATTACAGCTGGCGGTTCCACAAAAACAGTTACTTTAGTGGATTTTAGTTCTTCTTAAAAGAAATTCAAGATTTTGTTTATGCTGTAAGCTCTAGGTCCCCATATTTAAGATCATGAGGGTCATTAAATACTTAATGATTGTTTCAATCATTTTGTTACCAAATATGAACGCTTGCTATCATCAGAATGTTACGAGCGCAATCGTTGAAGTAGATTGTACAAAAATATCACATGTACCAAAAGCGATACCAGGAACTCCAAATATCTCTATTAGCTCATCGCACTGTAAAGACTACCAATTTAATTTAAGATCTATTAAGTTAGCTTTGGATATATTTGTGCAAGAGTATTCATCTTCGTTTGACATAACGGAAGACGAAGCGTGGCTATTATTAAGCGGTTTGCATATTGAGGTAAGCGCCATCCCCAGAACAGTTAAGGCTGCGTATACTGTGGATGGTAAATTATTAGAGGGGGACGTACCGGTTAGCGGATTAGCGCTAAATAAAAACCTAATATGGGTTGAGATAAAAACATCTCAAATTTGGTCGTCTGCTTTAGTTCATGAATTAATCCATACAATAATATGGAGAAAGAATATAGTCCACGCTGATCCTGATCATGAAGGAAAAGAATTTTCTGGCTGGACAAAAAAGCATACAGAGTTAATAAAAAGAATAAACAAAATTTTATTAGATGCAGAAATATAGAAGGAGCAAAAATGCCAATTTATAAATTTAAGTGTGATAGCTGCGGCTACGAGTTTACAGTAATAAGAAAGATGTCTGATGATGGAGATGTAGTGTGTGAAAATTGCTCATCAACATTAACGAACAAATTAGTTGCTAAAACATCATTTACACTTAAGGGGGCCGGGTGGTATAAAGACGGATATTCTGGTAAAGCGAAACCTAATACAACTTAACTCTATATTTAAAGGCATGGGTAGTAATATAGTATCAATTTCTATTTATACGAATAATCAAAGAGTAAAATTGACACCAGATACTGATGGCATGTTTTTAGTTCCTAATTCAAAAACTAATTCTTTTTCAAAGCCATTAATAAAGGTTACAGCTGTTCAATTAGTTAGTCATCCAAAAATAAAATACATGGATCCTGTTCTGACTCTTGATGACGGTAGCAAATTGAGGGTTTTTCAAGGTGGTGATCCAACTGCAATATTAACATTGGCAATTTCTTTACTTGAAAAACATGACAAAAAATTTAAGAAAAAGATACCTGTATTTTCAAAATCAATGAAAAAGAAAAAAGTAATCACAATTCTAGATGCACCATTCAATAATGTTTATGTAAATCCAGATTACGACGACTATGATTATCCATGGGATGATCCCAATCTATATGATGACGCTGATTAATTTATTTTTGTAAATTTTAATTTGCAATAATATAATAATACGTTATGAATGAATGGGAACCGCTAGTAGTAAAAGGGCAGCACGTTATTCATATTTTGAATAGTGTTAAAATGAGTACTTTGATATCGATCCGCGAAGACTTAGGGGAAATGACATTTGTTAATGCAGATGTAGTTCGAATAGTCGAAAAAGCAATTTTCAATCGACGAAAAAGACAGACTTTAGAGCATCTAGAAACTGTCTCTATTGAAGAGCCAGATTTTTGGGATGAGCCTGATGAATGAATTGATACTTGCTCTTTGCTTATCTGTTCCTGCTTTAGGGATGTCTACTTACAAAAATAAAAAAGCGTGCCAATACATGCCCCAAATAGTAAAAAGCGCTAAGAAACACGAAATAAAAATAGAAATCTTAGTTAGCTTAATTTTTGTTGAAAGTAGCTTTAGAAGAAAAGCTGTTAGTAATAAGGGAGCGTGTGGATTGACTCAGGTGATGCCAAAATATACTGGCAAATATTCTCCTATTAAGAAATACAGCTGTGATCAACTTAAGGATCCTTATACATCTATAAGAGCTGGTTCAAAAATACTTAGGTGGTGGATCAACTACCATGATGGAGACCTCAAGCGAGCTTTATGTTCGTACAATGCAGGTTTTCGATGTGGTAAGAATAAAAAAAGAAAGATAAGTAAGCTTGGAATGAAGTACTCTAGAAAAGTATTGGAAAAAGCTAACCTTATTGAAACTAAAAAAAATCAATTCTTAAATAAATGAAATCATTACATTTTTAAATTTTTTTTAAAAAAAATGCCCTTTAGGGGTTTTCATTCATAAAACGGTGTCTATCGTATTAATAGCGGTGGTTAAAAAATAATCATTCGTGACATGCGATTAGTAAAACAAAGGAGGAAGCATGTTTAATCCAGTAGTTCGTGATAGTTTTTTTGGTGAGTTTGACAATATCTTTAATACATTGGTTCGACCAAGCAATAGGTATTCTGTTATCACAGGCCAAGTTACGCCTAAGGCAAATATTTCAAAAGATAATGAAGGATATCAAATCGCAATTGCTGCGCCTGGTTTGTCTAGGGCAGATTTTAATATCGAAATTACAGACAACGTATTAACGGTATCAACAGAGGGCAATGTTAAAAATAATGAAAACTCTTTAAGACAAGAATATTCTTATCATAAGTTTTCTCGTGCTTGGAGTCTTCCTGAGAATACAAGCGTTGAAGATATTACAGCTGACTATACTGCGGGTATTCTTAATTTGAACATCCCGGTTAATGAAGTTATTATTAATAAGACAAAAAAGATTGAGGTTAATTAAAGGAGAAGCTCATGTCGAAAGTTATTGGTATCGATTTAGGGACGACAAATTCATGCGTTGCCGTTATTTCAAATGGTGATCCAGAAGTAATTACTAATGAGGAGGGCAATAGAACAACTCCTTCTGTCGTAGCATTCACAGACAAGGGTGATAGACTTGTTGGTCAAACTGCAAGAAGGCAGGCAGTTACGAACCCTAAGAAAACGATTTTTTCTGCTAAGCGATTTATTGGTATGAAAACCAATGATATGAAAAAAGAGATCAAGAGGGTACCTTACACTGTTATTAATGCTAATGATGGATCTTGTAGGATCCAGATAGGTGATAAAGATTATTCACCGCAAGAAATTAGTGCACAAGTACTTTCTAAATTAAAGGAAGCTGCTGAAAGATATCTGGGCGAGTCAGTCACTGAAGCAGTCATCACCGTCCCTGCATATTTTAATGACGCACAACGCCAAGCCACAAGAGATGCTGGTAAAATCGCAGGACTTGACGTAAAACGAATTATCAATGAGCCTACCGCGGCAGCGCTTGCTTATGGCATGGATAAAAAGGGCGAGCGTAAAATTGCTGTTTATGATTTGGGCGGTGGTACTTTTGATATCTCTATTCTTGAGATTGACGCTGGTGTTGTCGAAGTCCTTAGTACAAATGGTGATACCCATCTAGGTGGTGACGACTTTGACAATGTTTTAATCGATTATATTGTCGCTGAATTTAAAAACGAATCAGGCATTGATGTTTCTAAAGACGCTATGGTCATGCAAAGGTTGAAAGAAGCCGCAGAAAAAGCTAAGATTGAACTTTCAAGTACGCAGTCAACTGATATTAACTTGCCATTCCTAACAGCAGACTCGACCGGCCCAAAGCACCTTAATTTATCGCTTTCACGATCTAAGTTTGAACAACTCATCGATGGATTAGTGCAAAAATCTCTTAAGCCAGTAAAGGCTGCTTTAAAAGATGCGAGTACAAAGACTTCTGAAATTGATGAAGTTATTTTAGTTGGTGGATCAACCCGTACACCACTTGTTAGGCAAGCAGTTGAAGAGCTCTTTGGAAAGAAGTGTAATTCTTCTGTAAACCCTGATGAGGTTGTCGCCTTAGGTGCTGCAGTCCAGGGAGGTGTTTTTTCAGGTGAAGTTAACGATATTTTATTGCTTGATGTAACCCCATTGTCTTTAGGGATTGAAACGCTTGGTGGCGTTATGACAAGACTAATAGACAGAAACACCACAATCCCATGTAAAAAGTCTGAAACCTTTAGTACCGCCGCAGATAATCAACCAGCAGTTGATATTCACGTACTGCAAGGTGAGAGAGAATTTGCTACAGATAATAAGACCTTAGGTAACTTTAAGCTAGGTGATATTCCTCCTGCTCCTCGAGGTATTCCGCAAATCGAAGTTACTTTCGATATTGATGCAAACGGAATCGTAAGTGTGTCAGCAAAAGATAAGGCTACAGGTAAAGAGCAAAGTGTTGTAATTGAAAATGGTGGCTCTCTTTCCGATGAAGATATCCAGCGGATGGTCGAAGAAGCTCAGGCTAATAAAGAAAAAGATCAAGAGAGAAGAACACAAATTGATAACATGAATAAACTCGAAAGTCTAATTTATCAAACTGAAAAGACTATGACTGAGCATGAAGACAAAATGGAAGATGGAGATCTAGATGATATTAAGTCTGCCCTGGAGTCTGCGAAGAGTCTATTAGGTACAGATCAGCATGATGAAATCGCTGATATGCTGCAGGAATTTGAAACAAAAGTTCAAGAAGCTGTTGGTAAAATGTACCAAAAAGCCATGCAATCCGCGGCTCAGGAAACAGCAGCTCAAACCCCTGATGCTGAAGAGCCACCCAATGATGACATAGTAGATACAGAATTTAAAGATGCATAATTTTTAGTTATATCGTGCAAATTGTTTGACCGTATGTTATAATATAAAAGAAGGTGGAAGGAATACTCGATGAGTAACTTAAGCAAATATTATGGCAAAGGTAAGCTTGTTGTTTTGAAATTTGAAGACAATGGAGCAATCGGCGCAATTCAATATGCGAACCATAGAAGCGATAAATATCAAATTATGTGGAAAAGGCCTGGGGGCGAGCGCTGGATTGGATTACATTCTAGATTAGCCCTCAAGCCTTATTTGGGATAATTTATGAAATACTCTGCTGGTACAATCATTATAGATGAATCAGGGCCCGAGAAGACTGTTCTGTGCCTTCGAGCATATTCGAATTGGGATTTCCCCAAAGGTCAGCTTGAAGAAGGTGAGCAAGCCATTACAGCTGCAATTCGTGAGACTTCGGAAGAAACCTCATTGCAGCATGGCGCTGATTATATTTTGACAGGAGATACTGCTCCTTCGATTACTTATGGGTCTGGAAAAAACAAAAAGACTGCAACATTCTTTTTAGCAAAAAGAATGTCAAGTAAGCAACCTGTTTTGCCTGTTAATCCAGATTTAGGCAAACCAGAGCATGATGAATGGAAATGGGTACCCTTAACTGAGATTGGCTTTCTTTATAGTGGGCGATTTGATCCAATTATTAATTTTTTACAAAAAAACTAGAGTTCGTGCAAAACCAGGACGCACCTGGTATAATAAACTACAACCAACAACATGGGGAGCAAACCATGAATGAGAATATTGTCCGTATTGTTCAACTTATTACCAGCGAAATTCGCACTCAAGAAGATAAAAAGGAGAAGTGGGCCAGCTTTAAGCGTGAACATGCTGATACGCTTCGTGATTTGCTTGAGTTAAATCATACCGATTTTAAAAATCCTGGGACTTTGCTTGGTTTTGATATCGATGCAGAGCGTGGTTTGATTTTGTTAAATTATACAGGTCAAGCGCATAATGAGCTACATGACGTTGAGGGTGGGTGGTCACAACCTTTACGCGAAATGCGCGGTTTGATTTACGACTTCACAACTGAGGTGCCCACTCTTGTTTCGCGTGGCTTCGAGAAGTTCTTCAATGCAAACGAGCTTCCAGAGAATACTTACGAAGCGCTGCGGGAAAAGTATGGGCAGAATGAATTCATTGCTCGTGAAAAAGCAGATGGTCACATGATTGAGTACTTTGTTCATAAGGGAGAATTATGCGCATCGACCCGTGGTAAGTTTGGTACAGCTAGCTCTGTAGAGGCTTTGTCTATGTTTACGGTAGATGATTTTATTAGCATGAATAACACAATCGGTGGAGATCTACTTTCAGTTGTAGTAGAGCTAGTGACACCGAACACTGAAGTGCATGTTGATTATGAAGGAAAGGAAACGCTTTATCTTCTGGCTGCCTATACAAAGAGCGGCACCAAGCTCCCTCTTCGGCATATCGAGACACTAGTGAACGATAATCCAAAGTTGTTTACTTTACCGAACGCACGTATGATGACACTTGATCAAATGATTGAAGAGATCAATGATCGTTCTGTCCATAATAACGAAGGTTGGGTTATGGATTTCAATGGTCAGCTTATTAAGTTTAAGTACATCGACTATATTGGGCAAATGGTTAAGGAAAAGCTTAGCTACAAGTATATCATGAATTGTATTAGGAATGATAGGCTTGATAAGATGTTTTATACACTACCGGAAGAACTTCGGGAATTTGCCTATACTATGGTCGATGATGTCTGGGCTAAGGCGACTGAAGCTAGGTTGGCAAATGACCATAAGGTATTGTACACAATGCATTCGGATCTAGAGGGTAGCACTGCTTATTTCCAAACCGTTTGTCGCGCTTTCTATCGAGAGTGTGTAAGTGTTTAAAAAGAAAAACTCGGTTCGCTTCGCCAGAGTATTGACTAGCGTATCACGAAAGCTAGAAAATATTGGGGCGGTAAAAACTGCGCTATGGTTAGAGAAGCGTGCCGAGTCTTTTGATAAAAACTTAGTAGCCGACAATGTTTTAAAGAGGTTTTAATAAACAGGCTGGCGTAGCTCAATTGGTAGAGCAGCTGATTTGTAATCAGCAGGTTGTAGGTTCAAGTCCTATCGTCAGCTCCATTTTATAAGGAAATATGATGGGTTTTTGGGGGACATTTTTCACTGTACTTTTGGCACACTTTGTTTATGATTTTATTGTTGCAAATTCTACCGAAGAATATTAAGGGCTGCTGGCGCAATTGGTAGCGCATCGGACTTTTAATCCGCTGGTTCCGGGTTCGAGTCCCGGGCAGCCCACTATTTCCGGAATGTAGCGCAGCCTGGTAGCGCATCTGGTTTGGGACCAGAGGGTCGCAGGTTCAAATCCTGCCATTCCGATAACTAAAAAGAGAGAAGGTATACAATGCCACAGTTAAGAATTAGAGATGTAAAAGAAGAGTTAGACGGAACGAATAAGAGGCTTGATAAAATCAGGAATGCAGTCTATGTACTTGCTATTGCTCAACTCGGTCTTATTGCTTATTTATTGTCTAGTGTGTTGTCACAATGAGTTTAGACGTACTTGGGGATATAATTCTCGCGCTAGGTATTATCGTAGGCATGGGGATCTTTATAAGGTGTAATTGCGATTACTTACCTAGAGAGGAAAAGATAGATGATTGATTTTTTGGTTAATGTATCTACTTTGGGTTTAGCTATTTTTATAGGCTCTGTTGCATTTGATTATTGGCGAAAGCACCGAAGATGAGTGATCTCCCAAAGCTGGTTAGGAATAAGATCCCTGAGATTATTGCAGAATCTAACAGGGGTTGCTCATATAGGATTGCCTCTCGTGAGGAAATGAGGTTATTATTATTTAATAAGCTTAAAGAAGAGAGCGAAGAATTTCTGGAAAAACCGTGCGTAGAAGAAGCAGCAGATATATATGAAGTTTTTCTTGCTATTTTGTCTCATTGGGATATAGATTTTTCTGATGTAATAAACCACTCATATTATAAAAGAGATGAGCGCGGTGGTTTTTCCAATGGCGTTATTTTAGAAAGTGTTGATTAAGCCCCGGTAGCTCAGCTGGATAGAGCAACGGCCTTCTAAGCCGTGGGTCACAGGTTCGAATCCTGTCCGGGGTGCTTTTATTAAGGGATAAACGTTGAATATTGGATTAGATTTTCACGACACAGTATCGTATGCTCCTGATTTTTTTAAAGAGTTAACTAAAGGGTGGGCTGGTAAAGTTTATATTGTTACCGGTACTCCTCCCTCTAAACGAAATGAAGTATTTGAAGATTTAGAGAAGCTAGGGTTTATAGAGGGCGAAGATTACGAAGACATTTTGTGTGGTTTTGAATATGAAAAGAAAGATATGGGTTTAGAGCATTTTGAAAAGATGGCTTATCATAAATTGAGTCTTCTTAAGAGATATAATATTACGGTCTTTTTTGATGATAATCCGTACTATGTTAATCTCATGAAAGATTATGACATTCAAGTGTTTCAACCTATTATGGGGAAGAAATATCTAAAGGCCTTTAAGAAAGCTGATCCATTTTTTACATGTAATCTTCAAAAAATGCAATTTGATTACTTGGAAGAGTTGAAGAATAAGAAGATGAAGAAATGATTTTATGGCTGGGTGGTGGAATTGGTATACACAGCAGACTTAAAATCTGCCGCCGCGAGGATTGAGGGTTCGAGTCCCTCCCCAGCTACTATTTTGTAAATTCTATAAAATTCATATACAATTAATTTATGAAGGTGTTGCACATATTTGATTTTGATGATACATTAGTGTCGTCAGATTCGAATGTAGTAATTGATCATGAAGATGGTACAAGATCGATATTATCATCAGACGCTTATGCAACTTATGACGAGCAGCCAGGTGATCAATTAGATTTTAGCGATTTTGATAACTACCCTAAAAATGCAGAAATAATAGAAGATGTCTTTGACGAATTATTTTTGGCAATTAATTCTGATGGTATTGAGTCTACAGTTATATTGACAGCCCGCGGAAACCCTAAACCCGTTAAGCAATTCTTAAATGACAATGGCGTTACCGGTGTGTATGTTCATGCTGTAGGCAGTAGTGATCCGCGTGAGAAAGCCAAGTACGTTTTATCAAGAATTAAAGACAGCGATATAAAATTAGTTAGGGTCTTTGAAGACAATGCTAGGAATATTAGAGAAATTCGAAAGGTGATTCGTGCCAATGGGGAAGTAAAATTGCAAACCCATAGAGTTGTAGATGGAGAAATTATTTAATCTCGATTATATTTTTTTTATATTTAAAGATAGATGAAAAAAGTTTTCTTTACCATCCTTGCCCTTCTATTAACGTCATCGGCGTTTTCATATCCTCTGAATATAGACGTAGCTAAAGAATATAAGATACCACTTGAGATTGAAAATTTTAGATATTGGTATGGTGATATTGAATATGGATATCTTATCTATTTGGGGAAAGAAGACGTTGCTGGATTCGAGACTGAACTACATCTCTATTTTTTAAAAAAGAAAATTTCGAAATCTATAATGATTTTGGGACCAGCTGGGCTTGATAGCATGAATTGTCTTAGAAAATATAGGGATGTACTGAATCTCCTCAATAAAAAGTATGGGCATTTTACATATCAAAGATCAACGAAGGATCCCATAATAGATGACTTAGTAACTGCAGATGTTTGTACGCCTGTTCGTGTCGGTTTGCGTACAATAGACACCTATTGGAAGTCTAAAAAATTTCAAATCATAGCAACGTTGTTAGGTGATGAAGAAGGAATCTATATAGAGATAGAATATATTTTTGATAAGCGCTCTCCTAAAAATAAGCTTAAAAAAATACTGTGATGGCTAAAATGACAAAGAAAAAGCTTCAAAAAAAAATTATAAAAAAGATGAAAAAGATCAATAAACTCCAAGAAGAAATTTATTGGTTAGCAAAAAAAAGAGATAAACTTTTTAAAAATACCCCACCAAAATCGTGCAATTCTTCTGCCAATAGTGTATAA